TTCAAACAGCTTGAGGTCGGTATCAATGTAGTTCTTGCCATCAAACACCTGCGGTTTACTAATAAGAACCTTTTCAGTGATGTCCTCATAAGAGAAATCATTACCGAGCTTAATAGAAACTTCATCTTTTGCCTCGGCAATGTTCTGTTCAACACCAACCTTGTTCATTGCATAGATCTCGACAGGGCGAAGCTGACCGATTTCCTTACCATCAAAGTAGGTAGAAGAATATTCGCAGCTATCATAAACAGCATTGATATCTTTGTCGCCGGTGACGTAACCGCCCTTATCCCAGCCACTGAACAGGTAATACTTGAAAGCACTTTCCTCAGAGGTATAAGTGGGAGTGTCGCCATCATACAGCACCATAGAGCCATACGGAGCAACGGTTTCCTTCAGCACAGCTCCACGGTTCATGTAGCGAACAGTGTACTTACGCACAGATTCGGTATAAGTTGCAGTGACAGTCTGATTGCTGAAAACGGCAACAAATTCAGTATCCCAGCCGCTGAAGGTAAAGTCGGTAGAAATCGTACTCTCAGCCGTAGGTGTCTTGATCGGATTCTCTTTGCGTGTAACAGGATCAACTGCCTTATCGCCCTTGTCAATGTACTGAACATCCAGCACCGTGCCATCCTTATTCACGAATGTCCAGACAAACTGCTGAACCAGCGTGTTGTAAGTGATATTCAAATCAGGCCACTGTGCGTTATAATCAGCTAACTGACGCTCACGCATAATGGGCACATGAACGCTGCCCTCGATAACAGAGTGGTCAGTATTGTAACCATTCTCGTCAAAGCCGGTCATTTTCAGCAGACGATCCAGCATGGAAGTATCGTCCAATTCCCACTTTACGCCAGTCAGACGCACACGGTTCAAGCTCGTGCACTTTGCCAGCATTCCAATCAGGTCAATGGTCGGGCAGTTCTCGACTGTCAGTGTGGTGATGTTCTTATAATCTGTAACCTTCAGGTCGGTCAGATAATTCAGGTTCTTAGCGCTCAGACTGGCAATCGCAGGCAGCTCAGCCTTCTTAATCTTGCCGCCCTTAGCAAACGCGACACCAGTAATACCAGAGCCACCAGCATAGAACTCTTCCAGATTCGTACAGCCAGTCAAACTGATGGACTTCTTCAGGTTTGGCACGTTTTGCAGGTTCAAATGCTCAAGCAGTGTGTTGTTACCAACCGCGAAGTCAGTCATATTCGTATTCTTGTAACCCTCGACGGCGGAGCCAATCTTCAGGTCAGTCAGTTTTACACCATGGCTGAAATCAACATAGCCTGGATAGAAGCCAGAGATATCACCAATACTCTGGATAATAGAAGCATTGTAAACGTAAACTTCGGTATCGTTCATTGCCGCAATCGGGCACTGAATCTCGTAGGTTTGACCACGCTTACCACGCACCTTTACAGGGTTAGAACCATACCGTACAGAGACATAAGTATCAGCGTAGGGGACAATATGGAAAGTACCATCGGGCTTCACGCCTGTCCAGTTTGTCGGAGTGTAACCACGAATGGTCATATCATCAGAGGTGCAAGCAGCGCCTGTATACTTTGATGCCATGTATTTTTCCTGATAACGCTGGAACTGACGCCGCTGGTGGCGTTTATTGCCGTGCATCATAGGCAGATAGCTAGTTGTGCCATTGTCCTCATAAGTACGGAAATACTTGCGCCGCATATCCATAATCCACAGCTTTTCAGGCTTTACATCCTGATAGTCTTCGAACTTCTTCAGGATACGGGTAGAGCTCCATGCCAGAGCACTCTCACGGCTCAGGAACATCTTTGCGAGATCGTCTGCAAACAGGTCACGAATCTTACACCACAGCTTAGAATCATGTGCGTTAAACACACTCTTTGTGCCGATAGTGTCCATGTCCTCGTAGCCGTAACTCAGGGTCAGACCACCTTCATTGTCGTTACCCATAGCGGTATCGTTGTCGTAGTCAAAACAAAAATCCCAGTGTACGAGGTCAGTAGTGTGTGGGAATACGTTCTTTGCACGGTTATCAACCATGGTATGGCGCTCAGTAAACAGATAGTGGAACAGGGCAGAATCCTTGATAAAGTAGTTTTCAAAATTCTTCTTGAACTCAGCATCATCTGCATTCACGACCCAGTTCTGTACCCGAATCCATGCGTTTTTAGCTGCCTGAACCTCTTCCTCAGTACAAGCCTTATTGATGTAACGGAATTCAAAGCTGTGGTCGCCATCCCAAGTCTCCTCGGAGAAGTCGCCACTCAGGAAGCGTGCCTGTGCATCGGTGTTATTGTCAATCTCAATGATAACTTCCTTGTGATTGTTCGGGTCCATACCCATGGTGTCACTATTCTTCTTTGAGTTACCAAAATCGCCGCAAGCATAGAAATGCCACTGACCATCCTTGAAGACAGTTGCGTTTGTGGTGTCGGTCTCCTGAATAAAAACGACACAGGGGTAGAATGCCATGGTGTCGCGTACCTTCGGGTTGTCCTTGCGAGCTTGGCGAATGTACGGGTTGAACTCATTAAACTCGTCTGCCAGCAGAGCGTTATTTGCATTCTCAGAAGAGGCAACATTGACTTTGATGTTAAAATACTTCTCACCAACACTGTTTTCTGTAAATGCATACTTGCTGCCAGTGCTCTCATCACCAAAGGTGAAACCACCAGAGCAGTTGATATCAATATTACGACCAGATTCACCGTATGCATTAGAGCTAGTGCCCTGTCCCTTGTGTGAACCAATGGCGATCCAGTTGTCTTCCACAGCGCGGCCATTTTTGTAAATGTGCTGGATGGTCGTATTCGGAACTTCGTTCTTTTTGCCAGTCGTAAAGGTTGGAGCAGAGATCTTGATAATGCGCAGGTCTGGGCACTTCTCAGCCAGTAGGTCAGGATTCAGCTCGCCGCTCACATCCGTAATATCATTGCGGGTGTAGCGCTCAATCATTTCCTCTGCATTCTTTGCGTCTGCAATAAAGTTATCAAGGATCTCGTCGTCCGTCAGATTCATCATGTAGGACTTCATACGGTAAACCAGCACGTCACAATCAGGAGAACCAATCGTAATGCCGACCGGAGAAGCCTGTGTAAAGTTGTCGCTTGCGTCATACAGCTCAACACGACAGGGAATGCCATCCAGCCATAAAACCATTTCTTTGTACTGACTGTCTGGCAGAATATTAAATTCAAATTCCATAAAGTCGTCTTCACAAGTCGGTAGATCGATACTATTCTGCTCACTGGTCAATGTGACCTTCTGCGCCTGAATATTCAAACCAATACCACCGTTCAAGCAGGTCAGTGCCGTAGCATCGTAGTTCTTGACATTCGTAGTCTTAAACACAAGCTTAAAGTTTTTACCCAGCTTCTTTGCGTCATCACCAAACAACTTGTAACTGATATTTGCAGTTGTACCAGCCTTCACACAGAAGTAGGTATCGCCATCTTCATCAAGCTGATAACCACCGTTAGACCAGTCAAAATTATCGCTTACAGTCAGCCTTGTATTGCCATCAGACCACAAGCGGGTCTCGTCAGCGTTAGTCTTGCCAGCAGGGTTGAAATCAAAAGCCAGATTTGTCTTAACGGGCTCAATCGTAATACCAAGCTCTTTAATCTCGACACTAATCTCCTTACTTACGGAGCCGCATACGATTTTCAACGTATGAGTACCAATATCAGCGGATTTCCATGTCCATGTCTGCATGGTACGTCCGACAGTCAGGGTGGCAGTCTTAGCGCCGTCAACCTCCAGTGTTACAGTGGTCGTAGAGCTGGAAGGGTCATAAACGGTATAGTTGATTGCGACATTGCTGTACTGTTTTGCACTTGCTGTCTTTGTAGCGCAGCTGATAATAGGAGTTGTATTACCTTCAGTTGCCCACATGATATCTTTGACGACCTTATTACTGGTGACCTGTTTTCCATTGATTTCAGCAGTCATGGAAACTTCCACAAGATGTGCGCCGTGGGTCTGTGCAGGAATAGCATAAGTCAGCTGTCTGCCGGTAACGCTGCTTGTGGTAGAGCCAAGAATCTTTCCATCAATCGTAAAGTTGATAGTTTTTGCAATATTGCCATACGGAGTGTAGCGGAAGGTTACCTCTCCACTATAAACTAGCGTATCATCAAAAGAGCTCTCCAGATAGAACTCAACGACATTGACAGTCCAAGTCTTTGTACCAACACTGCCCACACTATCGGTCACCTGTAGCTTAATAGTATTGTCACCGCTATGCAGATACTGTGTTGCGTCAAAGCTATTTTTGCCCTGAATAACAGTCTGCGTGCCAACTTTTGTATTGCCGACATACCAGACACCAGTAGCAGAACCAGTGTCATCGCCAGAATTGTCCACAGAAGAGAACTTGAAATTGATAATAGCTGGGTCGCCAGCAACAACAGTCAAAGCAGACCCATCCAGACGCTCGATCTTGATAACGCTTGTGTTGCCGCCAGTGCCGCCACCTCCACCGCCTTGAATGACAACTTGTGTTTTCACAGTGCCATTTTCCAACAGGCTCAGCTTTGAATCCTCGTAAGTAATATCATACTCACGCCCAGAATTCGGGTCAGGCTTCACATTTTTCAACTGCTCCTGAATTTCAGAAATATCGCCATTGATAGTGTCAATACTATTCTGCAAACCAGAAGCAGTATTTTTTACCACAGTCAAATCATTTGCCACGGTCTCAACGCTGGTCTTTTCAGCCTTTGCTTCTAACAGCTTGTTGATTGCCTGTTTGTTGTAATAATCACTTTGCAAGGTCTCAGGCAAGTTACCAACGCTATCCTGCAGATTCTTTACGGCAGCATCGTTGCTGGTCTTATACTCGGTCAGTTCGGTTTTAACTGGTGCAATCTTTTCGTCTATTTTTGCTTCAACGGTTTTATTAAAAGCGGTTACCCAATCAGCACTCGGATCAGTGTTTAGGGTAATGGTTTTAATAACCTTTTCGCCATTCAGGAACTTGATCGTCTGTGTTTCAGCATCATACTGCACATCAAACTTTGCTAGACCGTCAACCTTGGCGATATCATCCCGAAGTAGAGTAACAAAACCGTCAACCTCTTCTTTAGTGTAGTAGCTTGCCAGTGTGTCGGCCAGACCGTCTACGACAGCCTGTGCTTCTTGTGCGCTCTGTGCAGCCTGAGTTGCGGCAGTCTGTGCCTCACCAACCTTCTGGCTCATCGTAGCTAAGAACTGAGTATACCAGTCATCGCCAGTCGGATCGGTCATTGCGGTGCCGGTAAGCGATTTCAAAACATTCAGTTTTTCGTTCGGCTTTGTACGCCATAGATAATTCTTCGATTCACCGCTGTTCGGTACAGTAATTGCACCAGTCGCCATAATTTCAAACTTTAGCACACCCTCTTTGATAGTGGCATAGTTACTGACCATCCAGTAAAACCGAATCTTATCAGTACTATAGCTCACGTTGATGGGTGCGGTATAGTTCTCAGCATTATTAGCGTTAACATAGTGGATCTGAATCGTCATGCTCATCAGGTCAACACCATCATAATAACGCGGCATCTCAAACGGAATGACCTGACTGTTGTTTTCCTGTGTGATATTTACCTGAGTCGGACTCAGTGTGATTTCTTTATTGGTATCAACCGTAGAAAAATCATTGTCCGAGAAGGTATCAAACCACGTATAGTTGCCACTTCTGGTGAAATTCTGGTCTTCCACAGAGAAGATTGCCACATCCTCATCACAATCAACCACTGGACGAGCATCTTCTATGGAAGCCTCCATCGTCATTGCGGGGCTTGCAGCGACCATACGTTTGGATTCTTCAAATGATAATGCCATCTACTCACTCCTCTCATTAAGTATCTTTCTTATTATCAATATATTTTTCTTTGAGGACATTCTCATAAGTGATATAGGGATAATACGGGTAATAGCGGCTCAATGTAACATTCATTGTGCCTTCTCCAATGTTTTTATCTATCTTTTTAATAATCCACTCAACTGCAATATCAGACTTCAGGTACTTCGCTGCGTATTTTACCTTTTCATTCACATCAAGCCACGGGATCATGTGCATACTCAACGTGATGGAATCCGTCAGCCGGCAATTTTTCCATAGCGTGTATTTGCATACAGTCATGGCTGATTCGTCCGATGTATATCCGTCAAACTCACTACCCGAGCACACAAGGTTTCTTCGCCCGATTTTATCAATCGTCAACCGACTATTGTACAAGTCATCAATGCGGTTTGGGTCATTTACGACAACGTACTCAAGGTTGTCACATGCCTCCGCAATCTTGTCTGCCTCAATTTGTTTTGCGGTCGGCATTGCATCCACAAACTTCGTCATAGCATGAGACTGAGACTGACCAATAAAATAGACCCGGCTCTCAATAAGAAGAGCAGGGTCTGATATCTGGATCTCTGTATTCGTTGCTGGATTATACTTCACATACACGGTGTCATAATTTTTCGTGGATGGATTATAGATTTGTTTCGGGTAATAGCGTACCTGTGGATCACGCTGTTCTTTTTCGTATTTGCCTGTAAGTGCGTTGAACTTATATGTGAATGCACCATCAGTTGCCTGATTTAACCAATGCTCACCATATTTTATGACGTAATAACGCCCTTTCCTTAGTAGAGAGGTATCTTCTGGTTCGTCCTCTCCTTTTTCGTTGGTAACAGCCTTAAACAACATCATGGGTCCATACACTGCGCGCGTTGTTTCCCGATACTGTCCTGCCCCAGTCGGATTCGTTTTGATTGTCGTAACAAGGTTCTCAACACAGATTCTTGCATTTATCGCAATATCTTCTGGGCAAATAAACGAAAATCTTGTACCGTCCTGAATACTTGCTTGTTTTAATTTTAACAATAAAATAGACGCGCCGGTATCATTTGGGTTCATGTTGTAGCTCATATTCAATTTATTATCTTTAAGCAGCGTAACAACATCATTCCATTCTTTTGTTCCTTTTTTACAATACACGACCTCGCCAGTACCGTCTGGGTCATTTTTTTCAAGTTTATCCTTACAGAAATAGTCGCTGGAGTTTGATGCACCCCATACCTCTACACAGTTATGGATCTGACCGTAATCGACGCTGGCATCTTCGCTGATAACCATACTCTTAAATGTATCCTCGTCCAGAACAACGGGGTCGTCGTAGCCAGATGGAATTTCTTTGCACACAAAAGTATCGTCGTCAAAATACATCTCGAAAGGAAAGTAGAGGTCTCTCAACTCCGTCAAAATGTTCCAGATGGTCGTGCCAGTATTATATTCTAGGTCGTGCGGAATTCGCCGCACCCAGTAATCTACCATACTCTTTGTCAGTCCTGAAAGTTCAAATGTCTCCTTAATGGAATCGCGAACATAGTGCGGCTTCTTTTTGTCATCTTCGTAATAGTTGACCCCATCCTTAACCACGAGCTTGCGGTCATACATCGGAATGCGCGTTGCGTATCCGGTCAGTGTTCCACCAAGCGTGCCGTCAAGCAAACAGGTCATATCAAGGCAAGAAAGGCTTAGTTTGTTCGTTGTGGCATCATAACTGTATCCATTTTGCTGTATTGCATATACGCCAGCGCCATACCAGTGTACACCATCTGTATCCACAAAGTTCGTGCCAGTTCGTATTTCAGCCTCACCAGAGTATAAAGCGTGATAGAAGTTATATATCTGAATTAAACCATCTTTCAATTCCCATATCGTTCCTTGAATATCGTGCATTGAATAGCCAACAAATACACTTGTGTCATGGAAATATTTATCAAGCTCTTCTTTGGTACAGCCAGCAATCGCTGCAACATCGGCTGCAGATAATATCCTTCCTGCTGCGATACCACCCTCTACAGCAGCAATCATATTCTTTACACGTATTGTTTTCCCATAAATCGTACAGTCAACACCAAAACTATCAAGTTCAAGTATTTTACTTTGTAAAGTTGAACCATCTCTTTGAACTGCATCACAAGCTGCATTGAAAATCACTTCAATATAAGACCTGATATCTGCATTCAGCAGCGGAATAACAACATCTCCTCCGCCTATCAGTAGTGGAGTGTATGCAATCTCATACGTCTTGCCATTTGTTGTATAACCATCTGAAGATGCAACAACGGTCGAATATGTTCCAACATCTCCTTGCTCTTTCACAAAAGATGCATATTTCTCTTTATTTTCATCTGTCCAAATAATACGCTTACGGTTTATATTTTCGATATTGCCATACTGTTCATAACCGCCAACCTTATATCTCCACTTTGCTTGCCTTAACTCTGTGTCCTTTTCTTTGTATATCGCACTATTTTTGATTTTTGCATCGATCTCTTCTTCTGGTATTCTTACCGCGTCCGCCCCAACAAGCGGCATACTTGTTGGAGCTTTCATACCAATCTGTAAGCGCAGCATCTTGCTCGTCCACTCCTCTGTGGAGAACTGAGAAATAGAGAATCCACTCTTCGGGAAGATATCAAGATTAAAAGTGCGCCGTGTATCTGAGTCTGCGTCAATCGAGTTAGAACCACTTAACGCAAGTCCTTCGATCGTATCAATAATCTGGTAGTCTTTATTCAGCAGTTCAATACGACAATATAATCTTTTTGACCGGCTTTTCAGTAAGGCCAGATCTTCTTCTGTAGGTAAGTAAGTCATGGCCCACCTCCTTAAATCAAACCAGCGTTCTTCATGTCATCGCTGCTATTCAAATCGCCAGTCTCTACAAAATCAAATGAGATTTCTACCTTATCCGGATGCTCATCATCTGAGTAAGAAACATTTCCATTCACATTCATCAGCCATGCGCGGCCATCGTACATCTTCAATGCTTTTGGCTTTTTGTTCGTTAGCCAATTGATAAAAGTCTCCCGATAGTCAATAGACCCATCAAAATCAAACTCATCATTGTTGCGATCCCACTTGATAATAACACCAGAGAAGTTGCCGCTATAATAATTTGCCTCACTACCATAGAATACGATGGGATACTTGCTTCCCAATGTCGTCTCCACAGACGCTTCTTGATTGCGCGTAATATTCGTGACAGCTGGCTCAAAACCAACATAATATGATATGTCTTTATCCATTAGCCATGCTCCGTCAAAATCGCTTACGGCACTTGTAGATGTGTACACTTGTTCAATTTCATCCACAACAGGAACTGCCATATACTGATACTTCGTTTTTCTGCCACGTGCGAATTTGTCATAGCATACAATCAAAATAGGTTCAACGGAACTTATGATCTTCTTTTCATAAATCGTAATCCAGTCGTATTTGCCAAACTCTCTACGTTTTACGCGAATAGAATCAAAATTATTAGGCTCGTCCGCGCTTTTCGTAACGGTAAGCTTGATTCTACCTTCTCTTTTTTCATTCTCTGCCACAATTTTAAGTTTCTGCAGTTGTCCGTCATACTCAATTCTGAATGCGCAAAAATCCGTGTCCAGAACATATCCATTCACAGTTTCTCCAACCGCTCGCACATAATACACCTTATTATTATCAAGGCTTTCTACGTTGAACGCATGTGAAATAGATCCGTGGTATATCTCCTCATGTAGCAAAGTCTTGTCTGAATCATAAAGCTGATATTTATAAAGATTCAGTGTCTCGCCCTCTTCTTCGATGTTTTTATACTCGACATTAAAAGAAAAAGCAGGGAAGGGAATTGTCTTTTCAGCGCGCGCTTCCACATCAACAAACTTTAACACCGGTTTTTCATGGCAATAAAAAAGAACGGCATCGCTTAAATCACTTGTCTTGCCGTTCTGATTTGTTACTGCAATTTTAAGATAGTAGGGGAGTAGTCTGTTGCGTACAAGGTTCGCTGGCAGCATAAACATACGTACAGAAGATGAACCACTGGTTTTCACTGTCTGGTCAACAATACTATTGCCGGAGGCGTTGTCGTAGATAATATACTCCACTTCATTGATCGTGTCATCGTAACATGTGTACCGCACGATATTTTCCTGCGTAGCGTCTATTACGGAAAATTTTGAAATTATCGGTTTCGCCAATTTAACACCTCCTTATTTTACGCCATATATCTCACATGGAATAATCAAATCGTTGTTTGTTGTAATGGCCGTCTCACCAGAGCTTTGTGCGTCAAAGAATGTAATTTCAGTGCAATATTTATTATTCTTTTCATATGCTTTTACATAGAACGGACGGAAAGCGCTTTTTATATTTGTGTCAGAATTGTATGATACACTTGGAGTAGAATTGTCGCCAGCGCTCAAATCATAAATCATACACAGCTTCGGCGTATTCATAGTGACGCAGTGATATTCTGCACCACTCCATTCACCTGCGACTGGTTTCGACACAATAACAGAAACTTTGCTCAAATATTCGAGCACCCGTTTTGTTGCGGCACTCTCTGGATCAATCTCAACAACTTCTCTCTCTTTGTAGCCACGGAAGATAAAAATATATCCTGAATAATCGCTGTCCGCTTCAAAAGTCAACTTGTTCTCTTCGCCAACGGCAGAGTATGCATCTTTTGAATCGTTCTTCCATAGTAGCTGGAAAATCTGTCCAGCCTTCAACTTGTCCACAGTAATAGTATCAGTGGTGATTTTATCCCCAGAAACTTGCGTAAGGCTGTTGTTTACAGAAGTGGAATCAAGCGCCACTTTACCGTTTTTGTCAATGGATATAGCACCAGTCAAGTTAAGCTTTGTCGCCTTGATTTTTACAGTATTTGTACTCTGGTTTATCAAAGTAGCAATGTTTTTTCCGGTATAATCCGTCTTAGCCACCTTTGAATCAATACTTTCAGTTGCTGTTTTAATGTGCTCTTCAAGTTTTTTATTTGCATTTAATTCTGCAGCATCCGCATACTTTTGAGCTTCAGTTTTTGTGGCACACAGTATGATGGCATTCTCATTTTTTGAAATTCTAGATTCTGCAAGCGAAATTTTTGTATTTAGTCCGCTCATGTCCTCATTGTATTTTTTAGTGGTTACGCGGGCTTCAATCTGCTGCTTTGTACTCTCCAAATCAGAATTATATTCCGTTTTAAAGCTTACAAGGTCACCATCTATTTTGCCAGCGGCATCCAGTGCCTCGTTTGCTTTTGTATCATCCGTGTATTTTAGCGCCACAGCCCAGTCAGTCCGACTAAAGCTTTCAGTTATAGGACGCGCTGTCTGACATACAAGAACTTTATTATCACCAGAACTACTTGCCCAGACATCACCACGGTTATATGGGGTTGAAGGCTTTGTGAAAAAAACACGTCTTGATCCATTTGCTGTATCGGTTTCAAGGCTTGCAGCTCTCAAAACTTTCAATAAATTCTTATCACTAAGAGTCTCCCATATAAAAGTGTCCGTCCACCTATACGCATCATCAGCCTTCATGTCATAATAAAGGTCGCCAATGTGCACTCTCTTTGCATCCTCCGTTACCCAATTTACTGTCGGAGCCGTATCAGTAGATGGTACACCACTGTAGAACCATAAGCTGAGTTGTCCGTCTGCCTGATCTTTTAGCGTTAAAAATTCACTGACATCCGTGTATTTGACAATAGTGTCAGCAAAATCTGTATCAATAATGGACAGCTGACTGCCAACCACGTTGACTTTGCTGTCCACTGTTTTCATTGTACCAATATTATCGGGGGAACATACTAGTCGCTTCATATCACCCTGCAATGCAGTCACAACCACACTCTGTCCAACCGTATAAATCTGGTCAGAGGTAATGTTATACTGGCTTCCAAACACGGATATTGTGTATGTATTCCCACTCACCGCAGTTACCACGCCAGTCTGCGATTTGTCAAATTTTGCGTCATTGAGTTTCTTTTCAATCGTGTCTACGATGACTTTACTCAACACGTCGATTGCATCTTGACTATTTTGTGACATCTCGTCCCTCCTTTATAAATGTATACTCGATCTCAACCTACCCAACCCACCCTGAGCCAAGTATACTTCGTATTTATTTTTGCTTATTGTACTGTTTAACGTCTATTCAGTTCCTGTACAACCTTGTTCGGCAGACGATTTACCAACTCACGAGCCAGTGCATCGCTATCACCAACGGGATTGTTCACATTCACATCACCAATAGACAGGGAAATACCACCAGCGTCGCGGCTTTGCACCATAGAAGCAGAACTATGTTTTGCCAATTGATCGCTGAACCACTTGTCTGGATTGCCGCCCATCTCAAACAGGCGAGAGGTAATATCAGCAGGAACAACACCATCGCCAGTCTCAAGATATGTATAACGTCCAGAAGCTGGCTTACGAACAATAAGTTCTGAACCTCTTTCGTCAACGTTTGCAAAATGATTCGTTTTAGAAGATTTAAGACCATTCGCGTGACCACCCAAAAAGAAACCAGCAAAACCTCCCAAAAGAGTACCAATCAATGCTCCTACAGGTCCACCTATTGCCATACCCGCAGCTGCGCCCAGACCAGCACCAGTAAGAGTTGTAGCAGCCGATTTGACTGTTTTATCTTCATTGGCGGTTGCGTCATTCTTTTTGTCTGTTTCGTCAGTTGCTTTATTCTCTTCTTTAGATACGATCTGTGTAGCGTTAATTGTGAGATTTGTTGCGCTCTTTTGTGTGTTTTCGGCAGTTTCAGAACTACTATTCGCAGTGTCTTTTGTATTCTCGGCAGTTTCTTTACTCTTGCCGAAAATATCCTTACACAGATTTACGATTCCACCAATAGGACTTATGTCCCAGAAGAACGAAGCAACGGACTTTATTGCCTTCTTACCAAAGCCATCTTCTTTATTGGACCAGATTTTCTTCTGATTCTTCATGGCCTTTGTGCCGCCATAAATACCAAGCCCGCCAGCTGCAAGAATCGGAATCGCAGCGGGCCCAGCAGCAGCCAAGGCGCTTCCAGCTGTACCAATAAGTTTTCCAGCACCAGCAAGCAACTTACCTCCGCCACTAAGTAATGTAGTTCCAACCTTACCAATCCCGCCAAGAATCGTGGAACCAATCTTGCTCTTACTAACAGCATTACCGACAGCCTTAAATCCGTTTACAACTGTGGAAACAATGCCGCCGCCTTCGCCGGAACCGCCGAATAGGCTTTGAGCGCCACCTTTGATCGTGTTCCAAATATTTGTAAACGCATTGATAATTCCATTGCCAGAACTTACAACCTGTTTTGTAATATTGTTATTCGCGGTTGTTAATATGTTCTTTAATGCGGTTCCCGTTTCTGTTGCAGTATCAACGAGCGTGGTTTTGACAGCGTTGACTGCCTGCTTGGCTGCATTAACATAAGATGTGCCAGAACTTGCAGCCTTTTCGCCACCATTATTTAAGAATCCTTTTATCGTATTCCACAGACCTTTTGTGCCGAGATCTTTGTACTCACCAGTCTTAAACATGGAATACAGATTATTTAGTTTTGTTAGCGTATTTATCAGTGATTCAAGGTTTGTAATCAAATTCTGGATGCCGGTGATCGCGCTGCCAGTATTTAGACTTGCAATGATCTTATTGTGATATCCGTCCAGTGAGCCTTCCATCTGAGATAGACTCATCTTCTGGATCTGCGCAGTGTACTCAAGCTCCTTCTGGTAATCCTTCCAGCTCTTGCCGATATCATCCATGACCTCAGACAACTTGTCCTTGAACTCATTGTACTTCTTGATCTGGTCGTCAATAGCCTTTTCAGCGTCTTTATTATTCCATTCACGCTGCTTGTCGGCAAGGTCTTCGCGTGCAGTACGCACATCTTCGGCGTTTGCCTGCCACTCGTAACCATTCTCAGTGTACACACGGGTCGTGCGCTGTTGCTGGGCACGGGCGAGAGCATCTTGTGCCTTGGAAAGTTCAATGGCGCGTTCAGTAGCCTCATTATTTTCTTCCAGAGCTTCCTTCTGCTTATTCAGAGCTTCAATCCGCTTGTCGATGACTTTGCCCATAGCATCGCCCCAAATCTTGAGGTCGTTATTAGATTTGTCATTTGCGGACGAAAGGAGAGAGAGGAAAGAAGAAAGGATGTCTTTTGCATCAGATAGAGCGGACTTGAAACTTTCGACCGCATTTTTCGCGTCCTCCCAGTGAGCAATCAGTTTCGCCATCACTTGGGCATCGGTTTCTTGAACATCTTGATATTTCTGATTATAAACAGCAGTCAGTTCATCTAAAGCTGCTTTCTTGGCAGCTTCTTTATCCTCATCAGATGCGTCAGAAGAATCAATACGACCAACTGCACGGTCATATTTTTCTTTTGCAACCTTATATTCTAAAGTCGCCTTAACCAATACGTCGTACTCTTCTTCGGTAGGAGCACGTACAGCATCGTACATCTTCTTGAGATAATCACCGTATACAGTTCCATCAAATTCCTTCATTAGTGGTTCAAGCTGCTTCACATACATATCACGCAAACCAGTTGCGTTGATTTTATATGTTCCATCATCTTGTATGAACTGATCGAGGAAAGACTGGTCAATTTGACCGAGCTCTTGAAGAGTATCTTGACTTTTAAGACTTCCGGTTTCCTGAATCTCTTCCAAAGCGCTACGGAAAGCACTAAATGTACTCTGGAATTTATCAATTTTAGTGTTTGCATCTTCGATGTCCGTGCCAAAACCGTTCCAGAAATCAGTCATGGAGATATCGCCTTTATTCAGTTGTTCAAGGCGATTTGACCACAGCTTAGCCAGACCGGTTTGCCCACTATCATTGGCAGCATTGATAATTTTCCCAACAAGAATTTCAGCGGCCTTCTTGATCTTGTCATCATCGACATTGAGATTTCCGTTCTCATCAAGGAAAATGCCATCGAGTTCTGGGTGCTTGGTAACTAGTTCGGTGACTTTCTTTAGTGTATCGTAATCCGCAATCTGTTCTCCATTTGCATTATCAATTTTAGACAGATCATGAAGGATCTCCATGCCAGACTGGAATTCGTCTGTTTTACCAGTTGCTTCATCCAGCGCGGTATTTACACCTTCAATTGCATCCTTCAGTTGATTGAGCGAAATAGTCCCGTTCTTAGCGTGAGTGTCAAGATATTCAAGGACTTGATTGTACTGTCCGATCTTACCCGTGCCATCATTTGTAGCGGCAGCATGTTTTAGTTCTGCCTGAATCAGATCTCGACATGCAGTGGCATCTACAACCAATTCATTTCCTTGCTTTTTTAAACAAGAAGTATATTTGGAGTCAAGCCCCATGAGGGATTTCATCGTGTTAAGACTTATGCTACCCCACTTGTTGTACTCCTCCATAGCAGAAGTCAGAGTGGACCATGCGTCAAGAAGTGTTTTAGAAGAATCCGCTGCCTTGTTCGAAGAATCAGCGGCCTTTTTCGAAGAATTGCTAAACCCATCGAGCTGATTGCGTAAACCGGCAGCACCATTCATTGCGGCAGACATATTATTTCCAATAAGCGTTAATCTGGTGTTCAATGCGTTCATAACACCGTCAATTTTAGCTTGAACAGCGTCAGCATCTTCTCCATTGGCTGCTCCCTGTGCAGCGGCTAATGCGGCAGCAAGTTCGCCTGTTCCGACAGTGGCATCTTTCAAAGCTGGGCATAAAGCAGTAAGCTTATTCTTTTCATCTTCAGTTGCTTCAGTAAATGTCTCGGCTTTTTCTGCAGCGTCTCCCTTTGCAATCGCATTTAGTTCTGATATCGCCTGAGAAATAGCTTCCATTTGAGCTTCTGCATATTGAGTTGCCAACAAATCTGCATACGCACTTTGATTGACTTGGAGCTTTCCATTAACAAGTTCAAGAGTATTAAGATACTGGTCATCCATTTGTAAAAGAGCCTGCAACGAATCAACGCTCATGTACCCATACTGGTTGTATTCTTCAACAGCGCTAGAACAGGCTTTGTATGCTGATTGAATATTATCGATGACGCCCATTGTTTTTTCGAGTTTATCGGCGTAATCGTCAGCAGCTGCAGAGTTACTAATTTGCACAAGACCGAAACTTTCAAACACACCAATTAGAGACTCAAATGATATTTTATTCTCGTCTGCAGTTTTATGGAGTTTTTCAAGCGCAGCTGTTTCGGTCTCAGTTTGATGAGAAGAGTCCTTATCAATGTTGATTATTGCCTCGCCACTCATTCCACTAAATGCATCAAGCCCATTGAATGTTTTCCAATCGCTTTGCTGAGAATCACCATTGTCGATATCATTCTTGATTTGTTTTATTTTTTCTGAGAATATATCAAGATTGGTAGTGTCAATACCTGTATTATCCTGTGCATTCGCCAGAGCTTTAGTGGCTGCAGTCATTGCGTTCGTGCCGGCAACATATTCGTCCTTGTACTGAGTGAAACTGTCAGCGTCAGTCTCGTAGCTGTTCATTTGCTCAGACACGGCAGAGGAAAGCTCTTCAACCTTGGTTTTCTGGGATTTAAAAGTTTCATTCAGAGCATCGAGTTCTTTCTTTTTATTTGCATACTCTTCAGAATCTTTTCCGCTAGAAGCTTCAATTTGGTCAAGTTCAACCTGAAGATTACGACGTTTTTGAGTAGTATCTTCGAGTGCTGCTGCATACTCATGGAGAGATTCAGTCTTAGAAACTTTCTCTGCAACCTGATGAGTGCCAGCATTTGCACCACCCTCGGCATAAGAAACATTTACTGTGCGGGATTTCACAATACTGTCTTCTGTTTTATCATTCACAACAGCACTTGTGTCGGCATTTGCTTTATCGTTCGCGTCCTTCTCCAGTTGCTTCTTGAGTTCGAGTTGAGCCTGCAACATATCGTTGATGGCTTGTAACCGCTCGCGCTCGGCAGGATCAACGATATCCTCGATCTTTTTAACACCAGCGTCCTTCAGAGATTTGTTAAGCTCGTCAATCTTGGACTGAATCTCTTCAACATCCTTAGTGGCTTGCTGTGCAGCATCGTGAGAATCATTCATTGCAGCGACAAGTTCTTCAGAATGCGTTTTTAGGTTCATAAGATAATCGACAATTTTAGTTGCGATAAAGGCAACAGCAGCTACACCAAGAGAGAGGAGAAGTTGTTTGCCATATTGAGCTACTACATTCCAGGCCTTTTGAGCCGCAGTAAGAGCTACTGTGGCGACCGTGCTCATCTGTTTAACGCTAATTTCTTTCAAGAATGCTTGAGAAAGTTTATAGACACCATTTTCTTGTTCTAAAATTCCAGCGTTGAACAGTTGTTGCGTTTTACTTGCATCGGAACAATGATTGGCGTAATCTTCCATCAAAGCAATAGCATCTTGTGTGTTTGGAAGTGCGAGTACCCCTTTAGCGTCTTTTAACCCGCCTGCCTTCATGAATTCGTTCAGAACACCATTTGTAATGCCGTCTTTTTGAGATGCTATTTGTTCAAATAATTGAGAATTGAATTTTTCACCTGTTTGAACAGCATTTTTTGTATTTTCAATATAGTCCTCTAAGCCTTCATCAAAAGAAGACAAACTGAGAAATGCTTTTTGTTGAGCTTCGTCAAGATTTACAAATTGCGCAATAAATCCATCAATGCTTCCAATATCGTTAAAAATTGAATGACTATCAAATTTTTTTGCATTTCCGATTTGATAATTTCCCAAGAGCATATATTTCTGAAGGATTTGCGGCAAATCTTTAAGCTGCTCTGACGCTTTTAATGTTTTATCAAGAGATCCATCTAAGGTCGTTAATTCACCTATTGACTTGTTGATTGTCAAACTGTATACTAATCTTAGTGGTCGGCAAAGATTATTTGTGAAATAGGTGATAAGAATTATGAGAATTGGTGAAATCGAAGCAGATATTGACTATAGACACGGCAAAGCGAATAAATGGGGCTTTTGGACAATAGGAGCTTTAACTGCTGAGGGAAAAAAGATTCTGAAAAAGTATCCAGACTATAAAATCCTAAAAGATGATTGGAGAGTAAAAAATGATGACGAATTTTTTGCATCAGTTGTTTATGCCTATATGGTTGATTGTATTTTACAAGAATACAGCGACAACGAATATTTAATGAATGAATATGTAAAAGCAACCGAAGATAAACTAGCGACTCGCCCAAGCGGAAAAGGAGAGATGTCTCGCAAAGGTATAAACGAAGCATTCTTAAAGTCGTTCGAAGATTATATAAAAGAACAAAATAATCCCGGTATACTTAAAAGAGAACAAGAACAAGAAGAAAAAGAAAGAGCAGTAGCGCGAGCGCTTTCAGCCGAATACGAAGCAAAACATCCTCATATCACTTGTCCCTACTGCAAATCCACGAACACCGAAAAGATCAGCACCGTGAGCCGCGCTGTGTCTGTGTCCCTCGTGGGCGCTGCCAGCGGGAAGATCGGCAAACAGTGGCACTGCAAAAACTGCGGCAGTAATTTTTAAAGGAGAATTAAAATGAAAGTCAATCAGGACATTATGAACCTCATTTGCAAGCTTGAATACAGAATTGGCGACACATGTGCAAATAGCGACTCGTACAACGGATGGACTGATGAATGGGGCGCTGATTTTCGGTATCCTGTAACCGTTGACGGCCATGGGAAATTCAGAGGTCGAATTGACGATCTTGGACTTGAACCGGAATCGCTTGGCGATATCTATTATAAATTTGGCGCAAACGAGATGCATATTGGGTACGGTATCAAGCATGTCCTAGAAGAGCTTGAAGATTTATATGGTCTTGATTTTGTAAAGCTTGAAGCAGAGCGGAAAGCAAAAGCGCAGAAGTGATTGTATTACCAGCAAAACCTAGTAAACAATTCTATCGTAAGAACTGTGGGTATGAATGGTAAGGATGTGAACCAAGTTGTCTTTGGTGATGGCAATTGTATGCACTGACGGAATCGTTGTATCTGGCGATTTTAGAAGATCGAGATCTATCACAAATCCACAAACAGGGGATAAACAAGTTGTAGAATTTTACGACGATACGCACAAATTGATTAAAACAAAATCCAATCGTGTAGTTGGCCATACTGGAGACTACTCTTTCAACAGCGGAGAATTAGTAGAAGACACGATATGCAGTGTGCTGCAATTGACAGACGCACTGAATTCTCCAATTGATAGTGAGTTTGCGTATCTTGTTAGCTCCATTAGACATAACAAAAACTCACTCATTGAAGCTGGTATTATAAACGGACATAGAATTGTATTGACATGGAAGCAAGGCGAACCAATTAAACAGATAGTTACAAAAGGATGCGCAATTGGAGATATTGATGTATTCGAAAAATATAAAGAGGAATTCGAATGTGAAATACAAGATATAACAATTAAAGAAGCTGTCCCTTTATTGCAAAAATATAACAGACTGATTGCGAGCGAAACGCCTACGATTAGTCCAGACTGTGAAGTAATGATCATTGAATAGTTATGCTTGCCACCCGGAACAAACACATTTTATATAGTTTGCCCCATCTTTGGATAAAATATAATATTCGTCTTCATGCGGCTCGATACAGTTAATATTTTCTTCTTTTTCAAGTTCAACAAAACCTTTTTGATTACTTTCGCGATAATAAAATTTCTTATATGTCACTGTATCTCCTCCTTCCATCGAAATATAGCAAAAGCCCGGCCTCCCAGCAATAGGGAAGTCGGGCTTGTTCATTATGATGACTGCACAGCAGTTACTTCAGAAGTTCAGCAATCTCTTCAGCAGTCATACCGCTGGCCAGTGCATTGGCAACAATATCTTCTGCCTTTTTACGATTCAGCTCTGCCGCAATCTTTTCGTCAGCATCAGCCTTTTTCTTTTCGAGCTTTACAATCTCTTTGTTGAGTTTTTTCAACTCTGCTTCTTTTGCTTTACGCTGGGCGTTCAATGCAGCGATATTATCACCAATAGTTGCAATCTCCTGAGCAATAGATTCTGCGGCAGTATTCTTTTCAGCGATCTGTGCTGCGTAATCGATACCATCGAGAACCTTTGCTTTATTCTTGCTTCCTTTAGTACGTGCCATAATAAAATACCTCCACTACATGCGTTTTGTTTACATGTTGTTTTTAATATTTTTATTATAGCCAGAAATACTAAGATAGTCAACAAAAATATTTTTCCACTTTTGACGGCAGGGGAAAGACCGCCTGTAATTTTTCCGCTGGAGCGTGTTGCGCCAGCAGTGATTTGGAGCACCCCATAGTGAATCTGCGGCGTTGTTACGCACGTAGTTCCACTCCGACATTATGCTCTCTGAAGCGTCTCTGGCAGTGCCTATTATAATAATGTAGGCGCATGCAGAGCTTGCCTGCGGATTCCTTTCGGTTCCCGGACGAGAATTACCCAAACTCGCCGTGGCTAGGCCACCATGTTCGTCGGTTTTACTAAATACTCCCTCATGCTTCGCAATGATATAATAAAATACCTGCGGAGCACTTGTTCCGTGTCACCACCCGGAGTATTGCTGGGCACAATCATGAAACCCGTCATTTTGGGTTTACCCAGCTGAGTTGCAAATGCTGTGATGCCCAGTCCAGCAGGAAGGGCACCAGTGAGATTAATGATTTTATCAAGAAGTTTAACAATGGATGTGAGGAAAGATACGCCGCCCTTCACGAGGCCAGAAGAGAGAACGTCTTGAGAAAGGACTTGGAAGCTTGCATCGAGCTGTGCGAGACGGCCATTGATACTGTCGAGATACTTCTCGTTCTCTTCCCATGCCACGTTGGCGCTGTTAGCAGCGGATTCCATAGCAGATTCAGCAACGTCAAAGTTGTTTAGAATAGCACTAACTGCATTTGCGTTTCTCTTTCCGCCAATCATTTCAGTAACATTTGCCTGCGTTACATCGGACAGACCACTCCATACTTGAGACAGCTCTTTCATGATTTGATATGTACTCTTGAAATTTTTGCTATCCAGCATGATGTCAACGCCAGTCAGAGATTTCAGTTCACTGCGGAGCTCAGACACAGAATTGGCCATACCGTCAACTTCAATACCTGCATTCTCTGCGTCACTTTTAGCAGCACGGAGATACATTGACAAACTTTTTAAAGTTGTACCGACCGTATCTGCATCTTGGATAACTGCGTTTGCAGCAGTACCAAGCGCGATAGTTTCTTCCAGCGTATTATTAGCGGCCGACATAGCAGCAGAACTGCGAGTCAAGATTTCGCCAAGGTCTTTTGCAGTAACGGGCTGTGTATTTGCGACAGCGTCAATTTTATTAACGACATCTTCTGCTTGATCGGCTAACAGTCCAAAGCCTTGTAAAGTAGAAATCAAATACGAAGACGAGGTGTTAACGTCATCGATATTATCGCCAACGTTACGAAGTAGGGTAGAGTAGGTTGCTAAATTCTCGGCGTCTTCATCAGAATAACCAAGCCGCTTCCAATCTGCGGTTGAATTAACATAGTCACTTATAGATACGCCTAACTTTTGAGCCTGTTCTGCGGCACGTCCCATATACTCTTCAAGGGATTTTCCTGTATACTCACTGACTTTTCTTAACTCAGTTACTGCCGTATCAATTTCGACCACATTCTGATACACGATCCGCAACGCGTCTTGCATCTTGTGCAGTGCTGCCATAGTGATCATAGTACTCAAATGCTGGCCAAACAGTTTTTCGAACACATCAAGCAGATTTTTTGATTCGAGACCCAACTTTTTAGATTCAGCGCGAAGCTCTGCATATTTCTTTTTCAGTTCACCAATTTTCTCTGGTGCGTCACTTTGATTCAATGCTTCAAGCAACTCATAGAGAGACTTTCCAACGTCTGTTCCGTCAAGCTTTTTATGTTCTGCAATATAATCATGAATAGTTGCCTTCAGATTAGCGACTTCCATTGATGCCTTATTTATAGATTTTTCACGAGAGGCTTCTTTATTGAAATCTTTTGCTTCTTGTGTTGCTTCTCTATAGGCGAGGTGTAATTGATTTATTGCATCCGTTACAGAATTAATTTTATCTGGAGATATACCAAGGTTATTCTGTGCCCATCCTTTGGCAGCTGATACCGGATCTGAAGATTCGTTTATCGTATCGAGTAAAGTTTTGAGCTTTGAATCTTTTTCTTGTAGTTTGCCATAAAAAGAATAATCAGTACCATAATTCTTCTGGACATCCTTCATTGTGGCCCTATTTTGAGATATTGCATCGCTGACAGATTTTAAGTTTGATATCTTTGTACTTTCTCGTTTTGCGGCTTGGTTTTCCGCCTCTTCGACGGCTTTAACTTTTCTTTCGATTTCTTCCCAAATCTTTTTAACTTCTACAAGTTTTTCTTTATAAGCGTCAGTCTGAGGCTCAAGCTCATTTAACTGCCTAAGAAGATTATCGATACTATCAAATTTGACATTCTGAAGACTTCCATCGGTCTGCATCTGTCGAGCAACTTCAACACCCTCGGCAATTTTGATGCCTTCGCGCTCAAGTTTCTTATAATTGCTCTTCCAAATGGTGTATTGCGCGTTGGCTTTGTAAGATTCACGCTTTAGCTCATTATAATCAACTGCATAATTCTCGTATGTGTTTGGATTTTTAGCGCTAAGTGCAGCCGCTTTGGTAATAACTCCATTGATAGAGTTCTTTAATTTCTCATTAGAGCTGCCAGAGGCTTCTTCTGCAAGCTGATAGAATTTCTTTTCAATACTATCGACGGCTTTTGTAAGGTCTTTTTGCTTCTTTTCTACGGTGTCTATAATTGCCACAACAGATTTCCAGTTTTCCTCTGCGGCTTGAATTGCGTTGTTGTACTCTTCTGTACCAACCTTTGCTTTAGCAATCTTGTCGACGAGTTCTTGTTGCTTTTGAAGTGCAACTTGGATATCCGTTGCTGTTTTACCCTCTGCTACGGCTTCTTCTACGGTTCCATAAGTTTTTTGCTTATTTGATAAATTATCAATAAGATTCTGGTAGCGATTGTCTTGAAGCTTGTTATTGTTATCAATGCGCTTCGAAGTTCGACGCTCTACAATTATATTTGCAGAATCAAGTTCCTTCTTTGCTTTTAATGTAAGCTGATTAATTTCGTCTCCAGAAAGAACATCAAGTAAATCTAAAAATTTATCATTGGCAGAATCAAAAGCGTCCTGCATTTGTTGACGAGCAGTTTTTGCGGATTCAGAGGCGGTATCATCATTGTATTTCGCAGATTCCTTTAGTCCATTAGCATAAGCTCTTACCTGTTCAATAAATGCGTCTGATAGAATTTTTTTGGCTTGCTGAGCCTGTTTGTCATCAGCGCTTTTAGAATCTTTTGCTTTTTGTAACAATAATTCTGAACGCCTTTTTTGAACTTGTTTATGAATGTCAGCCAATGTGCTTTGGACAGCAGGGGAGTTTGAATAGCCACCACCAACAATCCCTCTCGGGACACCGGCTTTTTGCCTATCAGCTTTAATAGCACGTAGAGATTCTTCATTCTCCTTTTTTGCCTTTACAGCATCCTTATAGGCGTCACTGTCTTCGCCGTATTGCTTTTTGGCTTCCGCAGCAGCTTTAATTAATGCCGGTTTTTGTTTTATTAACTCAACATATTCTTTTTCATAGCTATTTCTCTTTTTAGCTTTATCGGTTTCAGAAACATTATAAAATCCTGCCATATTGGCAGCTTTTAATGTACCGTTTAAATAAGAGCCGCTTTCTTCCCATGGCCACGAGATTGTTTTATCTGCCATGAGTTCATCGATCTGTTTTGGATCATTGAGGTCTAGATCTTTTATACCTTTTAAAGATTTGATCCAATCCTGCTCTTCTTCTGTGAGATTTTCGATGAGTTCTCTTGTTGTTTCTTCAAAATCCTTTTCATAGTCTGCAATTTTTCCTGCATACCAAGATCTTTTATTTGAATCTTTATTTGAAATTGCGCTCTGTAAATATGTTCTATTTTCTCCAATATTGGAAATAAGCCACCCAAGATGGGCTTCTTTCGCTTTGCGATCAAAATCAGACGCTTTTTCTTCTGATCCTTTGCTACTATTCTCGGTAGGGTTGTTTTTCTTTTTGATTTTTGCTGCTTCACCAGCCGCTTCTTTAACTGCATCAACAATCTTCGCATTCTTCAGAATCAAATTGCCCGCGATATCAAATTCTTTTTTCGAAATCTCAACATCGTCAATCTTAACATCTGCTGCTTTGATTTTTACTGCGCCATTGAGGTTCAGAGGATTAGGTCTCTTGATATCCTCGTCCTTGAGTTCGACCCTACCCTTCAAATCAATAACTTCAGGCTTTTTAACATCATCCTTGACATTCTTCTTTTTGCCCTTGGCGGAATTGTCAACTGTAACATTAGACACTTTACCTTCCAATTCGACCGCTGTTTTCGGTGGAGTGATATCAGAAACCTCGAGTTCGACCTTACCGGGAATCTTCACAGAATCCTTCGGAGGAGTTACGTCTTCTACTTTAAGAGTTACCTTGCCGGGAATATCAACCGGTGCAGTCGGAGCTGCCACATCTTTTGTGTTCAAAGTGACGGAATTAGCTGTTGTCCCGTAGGCGTCTGTCTTTTTGGCGATAAGATCCAAGTCTGTGATTTGATTCTCAAGAGATTTGCTGAGATTATCGATTTCCTGTGCTACATACTGAACAGATGGGCCAATCGCTGCTATTTTTGTGCCATAACCTTCAGCGTTTGTGAAAATTTTACTTAGACTTTGTTTTACAGATGACAAGGCACTAGCATTTTTCTGAAGGTCATCAGAATTGCAAAATTGAACAGAAGTCGGATCAACCGTGACAGTACCGGGAATTGTCACTGGATTTTTGACATCGACGATAACATCTGCATCTGTGATAGTTACTTTGCCTGATATGGAAGTTGAAAGAGGAGTAGAGTTTTGCCCGCTCTCTTCTTCATCTTTTGTAATACTGTTGCCTAAAATTACAACATCATTGAACGCTTCTTGTAGCTGCTGCTTTATGTTCGCAATAGCGCCATTAGCAGGTTTGAATCCAATAGGAGCAGAAACTTTAGAAAAAATTGTATCAATAGACTTTTGAAGTTCCTCTTGATTGATATCAAATACGATTGCTTGAATTTTAGCGATTCCGTTATTTAGAGCGTCTTGATTTTCAGCCTTTGGCTCTTCTGCTGGTTTCTGGGATAGAGTTTTGTCCGGTTTTTTGCTTTTCGGTTTTGGTTTACCTTTCGGATTACCCTCATCTTCGTCTCCCTTTACACCAAAGGATTTCAATAGATTTTTATACTCTTCAAGTTCTTGTTTGAGAGCTTCTCGATTGGATCTTGTTTTTGTCAATAGATCATTTTCTAATTCGACTGTTCTTTGCTTTTTGGTATTGATCTCTTCCTGTTTTGTTGCAATATTGCTCAAAACTTCATCAAAAGCAGCACCATACGTCTTTATTTCTGCATCACTTAGATAACCGGAATTGTCATCCTTAATAGCTTTATTAAGTGTTTTAGCGAGTTCGCCTGTGACTTCTATAGCAGTTTTTGTCTCAGCCGTGATGTCACCAACTCGCGTTTTCATTCTAGTTAAATGATCGTTGGACTCGTCAAATAGTTTGTTTGTATTTTTGTTGTTAAACAGTGCATATAAATTATCGTAGTCTTCTCCTGTTTTTATCGATGTGGTCGAGAGTTTCTTTAAAAAAGAAATAAGAGGAGTAAGGGCCTTTGTTGTTGACTCGGCATCAAAATCCTCATTGTCAAGAAGATCACTGAATTTGTCTTTACTTAAATTCTTTTTTAGAGCAGATAATTTTTCTACTGTTTCGGATGCGTTGTTTTGAAATTTTTCAAACTCACTATTAAATCCATCAAGAAACTTTTCTTCATCTGCATCATAAAAATTATCAAGACTTGCAAATTGGTCTCTAATGTTTTTAACCAATTTTTCAACCCGTCGGATTGTTGTCGTGCTCTCTGTATCTCCAATTTGAAAAAGATCTGTTTCTTTGAATGGTTTTACTTTACTCTTTACGCCTTTTAGTCCTGCGGTTAATTCTGCCTGAACTGATTTTAATTCGGACTGAACAGCATTTGAAATGCCACGACTTGGAAATAACCCTTCTACGACACTGTTTAACCCAGCTGTATTTGTTGTGAGATTTTTTAAGTAGTAAGACAGTTTGTCATTGACTGATTTTAATTCTTCTTTGAGTCGTTTGCTGAGTTCGTCACTAAAATCATCAACATTAACACCAACAGTAACTTTCGGGATATCGCCAATGCCGTTAATCTGCTGTTGAATGTCTGTTTTGAGTTTTTCAGTATCGACAACAGGCGTTATATTTGCGGTTGCCTTGATATTCTTTAATTTATCTTCGATTTTCCTTTTTATGCCATCAACATTAGGGTCAATATCGATCTGTGGCTTTTCACCGCTTTGTTTTACTTTTCGCTCAATGCTTGTCTTTAACTCTGTTGGTTTGATTTGTGGATCTACCTTAACTTTAATACTCAGTTCTGGTTCACGCGCCATATTATATTCCTCCTTTGGAGCCGAATCTAAAAAAAGCAGGCTTTAATAAGTCTGCTCATCTTTTTAATTATTTGTCGTGCTCGATTCGATTTTTTAGTAGCTTTACAATATCAGCGTATCGATAATCGATGTCATCTTGTGTGTTTTCTATGAATGGACGTGGTTTTGTCCACTTATATTTTCTATAATTCCACGGATTGTAAGCGCCCTCTTCAATTATGCGTGCTAAACTGTCTGGTTTGTTTTTGAAATTTTGAGCGTTTAAGCGCGGTCCATCGATAGGTGCCTCTTCATACACATACAGCGTGCAATCTCGAACCTTGTGTTTTAGATTTTTATCGTCTACTAAGCCACCAGATCCCTCACGCCGTTCATATTCGACGGGGGAGTAGGTTGAATACACATCTTTCTGCACATGAGTTTTAAGCCGCTCTTTTACAGTGCTTGCAATTTCGTTTTTTAGTGCCAGATTTGCACGTCTCATGATTTCAGTCCGAAGAGCATTCACCGTGGTAGCTGTAAACTTTGCCATAATCTTACTCCTTGTCTGCAGAAAGTACTATGGCGTGAGCTCCATCAAGTAAGCCTTCTGGAGTTTTAACACTATAGCTGTTATCAGTCACAGGCTTCTTCATATTCTCTTCAGAAATAGTTTTGATCATTTCTTTCATGTTAAACTGCTCGCCAATACCATTCAGCACCTCAGCTGCCAACTTCATCAATTCCTCAAACGGCTGATTTTTTGCAGTTGCCTCAAACAATGCCATATACTGTTGCCGCTCAATCTCAATCTTCTCACGGCAAGCCTTGTTCAGCGTACCAAGAATATACTTGCGAGGAGCTTCGTTCATCATCTTTGTGGTCTCATCAGAAAATGCCAGCTCGCTCAGCGCGTTCTGATCCATGCCGGTTGTATCAGTGTCTGTAAAGTAGACAACAGCAGCAATACGGAAAGCATAATCATATAGTGCGGGATCATACTTGCCATTACGCTTTGACAGGTCTACAACACCATCAACAAACTGGATGCGCTCTTCTAGGTTCAGATTATATTTCATAATTATTAGTCCTCCTGTGTAATTTTATTTCGTTCAAGTCTCATCAGTGCGGCAGTCGCAATACACATCGCGTCAGCTTCATCAGAAGAGACATTTTCACCATAGTGTTCGGCTACATAGTCAATAGCCTGCTGTTTTAGTTCGGGGCGTTTTACTTGCCGCCCCTGTTTGAAATCGAGCATTTTGCGCCATTCAGTCGGCTTTATGATTTCATATGGGATATTGAATAGTTCACACGCTCCAATAATCGCCCCCTGCAACTGCGCAAGCTGAATTACTGTCTTGGCTGATGCTTGCAGCGCCACGTCTTCAATTACGACAAGATCGGGATTGTTGGTTTTGATGCGGCTCTGTATCATCTGGCGCATAATGGCGCGACGCTCAACTGGGTCTTTGGTTTTACTTAAATCAATTAGCGAGTGATATACAGTGCCGTCGTCTAATGTACAAACACCGGTCTTTATTAGCGCTTGGTCAAAAGCTAAGATTTTTATAATAAACACTTCCTTTTTGTTTTGGAATATGGTAGAATTCAAACTTGAAGAACACCTGCACACCCCTCTTGGGGCTTATTCAATCATGTGGACGTTATCGTAGGGGCTTCCCGGAAATCCAGTAGTTCGGCTGCTGGTAGAAAGGAGGACCCTATGGAGTTTAACTTTGCGACTCTGCGAGAAATCGTTGGTTTTGTAGCTGATTTGACAGTCATTGTCTTGTTCACTATGAAAGTAAGCCAGCGCCGGGCGTAAGCGGTGCCATCTGTCCGAGTTTTTACTGAAGCCTCTATGCAAATTAGAGAGCTGGTCCGCTGTGTGGGTGTTCTTCTTATTTGTGAGTTTCCTCATATCAACGCATGACTGCTCAAGCGGTCGTGCGCTCATAAAAGGGGTAGAGCCCCGAAAGACTCTACCTCTGATTTACTATTCGACAATTACTCACCATCAAAGACCAAGTCGAACATGTTGCCATCAGCATCAGCCAGAACGTCGAAGGTCATGGTCAGGGAAACTGGATCGCCGGTATTCTGCCAGGACAGCTCGAAACCAGCCTGCGGAACAGCCTTATACCAAATCGGATGGGCCTCGATAATGACATCGTCTTCGGTCTTGTAGGGAATAGAACCCTCGACACGATATGCCTTGGGGAAGTGCTTGGAATCGAGGTGCACCACCTGAGGCTTAGCAGACTTCTTGTAGTAATACACAATATAGTCAACGCCGCTCTCGACGGTAACGGTGACTTCCTTCTCAGACACGGTAGCTGTCAGCTCATCACCAAGATCGTCGTCGGCCTTGAAGACCTGCACGTAATCACCAGCAGCAGCCTCGCTCAGAGTCAGCTTGGCAGTGTCGGCAGCGGTAACCTTCTCGCGCTTCAGGAAGTTTGCAGTGGTACCCAGATCGTTACCAGACAGCATCTGGAAGACCTTGACGGGATACACCTGAGCCTCGATGGTCAGAGTGCCGGTACGAGAACCGTCGAACTGCACGCGGTTGGGAGCGCCCTGACCGCCAGTAGCAAACACACGGTCACCTTCGAAAGAAGTAGAGGTGACGTTAGCCCAATCGACATTCAGGAACATCTTCTTGGTGGAATAGTTCTTCAGCATCAGGTCAGCAACTTCGCGGTTGGCAAAATTAGCATTCTTGTTAGCCATAATTGTTATCCTCCTATGTTTTCATCTTTTTTATCGATGCGTTCTATCCACTGTGACGGGTCATACTTTCCGCCCCAAACTGAATAGTTCATCTCTGCGATATTTAATTGTTTTGCCTTCATCAGTTGGGAGAACGTGTCTCGTATCTGACCAATGGTGAGGGCACAAATATTTGAATAATTCAGGCTCTGATGAAATGTACACAACAACGAGATCATATTAGGCAACTCCAAATTGGGGTCGCCTTTTTTTGTTTTTGCGAACTCTTTCTTCTTTTTCTGAAATTTCTCCCAAAACAGCCGGTCTTTCTCGGTTTTAAACTTTGGATTCTCTTCGGGCATATCATCATCCGCAATATCAAGTAACTGCAAAATTACTTGAATAACTGTTTTGTAATTTGATTTATTAACAAAGCCGCCAATTGACGCATTGCCTTTTGAATCGACTTGTTTATCAATCAAAATTGCGCGATATTTTTCATCCCACTCCAAATTACCGAAAATAAAAAGAGCCAAACCCGAAATTAATTCGGATCTGGCTTCTTCGTTGGCTGTTAGGATATCAAACATTGTCATTTCATTTTTTTGTTCATTTGTGAACTGATTCCACGGATTTTCTATCTTGGCATCTGTCGAGAAGTCCGTGAAATATTTTTCTGGTGTATACAAAAATAAAGTCAATACTCGCTGATACTGATTGTAGCCGAGCTTCAAAATATCTCCAAGAATAGGGGAGTGAATTCGACCTACTTCGCGCAGCATGACCCCATAAGGGCTGATATGGTCTATATAATTTAATCGAATCATCGCCTTGCCCTCCGAAAAGTTCCAACGCGATAAACAAGCATACGACCATAATAGGGCTGTGCTGGTTTATAAATACTGCTACCCACCCATTCAAGTGGACCAATTCCAAATTCAGCGTTGCCGTTTAAAATCTTATCAACGTCACTTACGAGAACATCGATCCGAGTACCGGCTTGTCCTTTGCGGCGATAGGTCTGCATGAGATTTTTGCTGCAATATGCAAACACATAGATCGTCATGTCTGTAATCGTGTCGCCATTAGTTTCTTCCGGCACCACCTCAACGCACAAAAATGTCTTGGAATTCTCTTGGGTGTCTGGAACAAACTCATATTTGAACACACAGCCGCCCTTTCCTGACCCATCCTTACCAAGCAGGGCAGTTTCAGGATCTTCAATATCGTCAACGTCCCCTAGAAGAACATCGAGAATATTATCATCGTTTATCAGCTTTGATATTACTTTGTTTTTGAAAGAACCGATCTCTTCCAAATTCATATCAGATCACCTCCAAATCAATATCGGCGGTTAATTTACCTGACTGAACTGTCAAAGATACAATGGTTCCAATCAGCTTGGGATTATCAGCGCAAACTACTTTACATTTTGCGCTAGACACAGAATCCTCCGCGTTCTTAAAATGGATCTCATCAGGAACATGATCGCCCTGTAAAGTCCAATTTGCCATCTCACACGTTTCGCCATCGATTTTCGCTGTAAACAGCTTACCGAAACCGCCGGCTTGAACTGTCGGAGTTCCAGTAAAATCAATACTGAGAACATATTCTGGCTCAGCCTCCTGCGGTGGATAGACGACCTCTGGCGGAATTTCTTCTGTATCTTCAATAGGAACATAGTCACATATCATCTTCTCAGCGTTGTCAGTCTCTGGATTATATAGATCCTGTTCGACGTTAAAAGAGAGAAATCCGACTTGTTCGTTATTGTAGTCAATGCGGCTTGTCATCTGGTCGACCGAAGTAATACGATATGTTTTAGGCACATCGTTAATAATTTCCAGCATTAGTCGCTTACCAATATTAAGATTGGCAGAGTATTCATCGAAAGGCATCTGGATACGGAATTCACGAGTAGAATAACTCATCTGCTTGTTCTCTTCCAAATTGGAATAATACGGCTTTTCAACTGTAGCCCACAAAGAATGAATTTCGTGAGAATTATCGTCTTGCCATTTGATTTCCTTTCGACAAATCTGAATACGTCCACGTACTGTAATCTCATCTTCCGGGTCTCTTTCTGTAATCAACCAGTGGCTCTTGCTCCAATAGACGATGCTTCCAATAGAAAAGTCTTCACCCGGTAGAGTATGGATGATCTTTTGATCCATAACAGTTGAAGAAATAATATTCAGTTTACGCGGGATATCATCAATCGTCACATCTTTAAAAGAAGGACTGACTGGAGCCAACTTGTTTTGGTCATGAATTGACTTGTTAATTATTCTGTCACGCTGGGTTAGTCCATTAAGTTTAAGCATTTTTCTATATTCTGATCGAGTCATAAGCCACCGCCTTACTCAGTCAACTCAGAAACCTTGTTTACTCTGAACGAGTAGCCATTCATTTCGGCTTTCAATTTCCGTTCTGAATACTGTAACAAGTCTTTCATCTGCTCCAATAGCTTAGCGGGGGAGAACATAGAGAAATCTTTTGTACTCATGGCATTTTTTAGTGCGTCAGAATTAAAGACGTAAGGCTCTAACCAGTGAACAATCATACTCAGGGCGAGAATACTCTGCTCCTTGCGAGACAGCGTAATGTTAAACATCTCAAGCTCTTCATCATAATCAGTCAGGTCTTTAGCACAGATATCTGCAAAATCGTCAATTGCTGCCTGAAGCAGGTCTTTTTCGACGGCAGCAAACATTTCGTCTGTGTAGCCTTCTTTGTCATAATCTTTGATTCGCCCACGACAGCGGGCATAGATACTTTCAAAAGTGGTTGCCATAGCCCGCCTCCTTTATTTAGATGGTATCTTCCAGTTCAACATCCAGAGAGTCCTCCAGCGCCTTGATAGCACTGCGACTGTCCAGCTCGCCAGAATCAATCTTCTTCTTAGCCTCAGATGCGATGGCGTCCTTGGTACCGCCCGGCAAAGTGGGCACGATCTCCTTGATTTCGTCGGCGGACATATTAAATACATCCTCGAAGTCATCAGTAGACAGACTGTTCTGATAGTAACGACCAACACCCAGCTTCTTAATAACTGCGGGGTCATCAATCAGAATCCAATTCTCCTCAAAGAAGCGGCGCTGATTACCACGCATAGAAACGAGCTCGCGATACTCCATCTCCTGAATTTCACCTAGACCGCTCCACTCGACCACATAGCCGGGGTTCAGTGAGGACTTATAGATCAGGTTGCCAGAGACACCACTTCGGCACTCAACCATAGTTTCATTTGTAATCTCTGCGGTAGAAACAACGGGCTGCTCAACGGGGGTTTTTGCAGTAGTTGCCTTGGGAGCCGCAGCTTTTGTAGTTGCACGTCTTGCCATTATTTCCTCCTATATAATAAGAAGCGGCAGGGAAGCCCCTACCGCCCATGTAACATTTTAATTTGATGATCAGGACAGCTTGTACACGCCAAAGTCACGATCAAAGATAACGGCAATACCGGTGCGCTTCATCATCAGGAATTCCTGAGTCATATCAGCGTTGTCCATGGGGTTGCCCATCAGCATAGTGACGTCGCCCTCGGTAACGCGCTTAATGGGCTTGGTATCGCCAGCAAACACGTAGATGACATCGTCGCTCAGCAGGAAGTCGTCGGTGCCGTCCTTGTGACGCTGCTTCACAGCCACCAGAGGAGTGCCGGCCAGATGACCAATATAGCCCATTGCGTAAACATCTTCCTTAGCGGAATCAGACATGGTAGCAGTCTTGATCTTGCGCAGAGCCTTCTTAGTGCCGATAATAACAGCAGACTCACCAGTAGAAGTCTCAACGTGCTCGATCAGATCCAGCAGCTTCTCCTCGTCATAAGTACCGGTCACAGTATAGGGAGCCTGCAGCTTGGAGAACATGCCGGTGAAAGCAGCATATGCAGCATCCAGCTCCTGCTTGGTGAAAGACTTGCCGACCAGATCAACGAACTTGTTAAAGTCGATACGGCCAGCCAGCACGCGGTTCAGTTCCTCATAGATCTTCACGGCACGCAGCTGAGTATTGACAGTGATGTCCTGACCACCCTCGATGCGCTGACGACGAATGCCCTGAGTACCTTCAGCGATATCAGCAACAGCAAACAGGCACTCCTTCTCGATATGGAACTTGTTGGTGTCGCCCAGAGACATATTGCGATCCTCGACCATGTTCATGAAGAACTCGTCGCCCTTCAGACCTTCCTCGTGGATAACATTCACCAGTTCCTCAACAATTGCGAAAACCTGAGCGCACTTGCCGTCGCGAACAGCCTTCAGATCCAGCTTTGTGGAGCCACCATTTGCCTCAATCAGAGCCTTGCGCAGAGCCTCCTGAGTATCATTAACAGAGTAATCACCGGCGACGTGACCCTTGTAGCCATCAACAGCCAGCTTGATCAGATTAGAATCAATAGCCATGGTATAAACCTCCTATAATAAAAATGGCCGCCCGCTATTGCACGGACGGCGTTATGTTAATTTCTTGAACTTTGGGATCACTTCAGGCTAATGTAGAAGTATGTATACTTGCCATCGCCAAAGCCGACAGTCTCCTTCTCCAGAATGGTGCCGAAAGTGGTGTCATCAGCGGTATCGGTCTGAACGGTAATCTTGGTAGAACCAGCGGTATAACCAACAGTCTTGCCAATCTCGGGAGTGCCCTCGAAAGCCTCAGCGGTCACAGAGAAGCCACCCTTAGAGTCCAGAGAATATGCGCGAATGGTCTTACCGGCTTCATTGACCCACTCAGTCAGATAGTGAGCGACAGTCTGATCATAGAACAGCTCTTCCTCTGCAATCACATACAGATCCTCCTTCACGGCACCAGCTGCGGGAGCAGTTGCCTTATAAGCCTCACGACCCAGCTTCTCGCCCAGAACAACGATATTACCGTTATCAATTGCTGCGGGAGCATCGCTAGAATAGAAAATCACACTTGCCAGCTGCTCACCATTCTTGGTGCCACCCAGATTATCAGTGCGCACAACAGCATGCTTAATATTTGCCATAATTATGTACCTCCTAAAATTTTGAATTATTTACTTGCCGAGATAGTGTTCCATCAGGCCACCATACGCGGCGTCTGAACCGTTCTGGGTGCCACCCACGCCAAAGCGGACAGTTCCTCTATTGTTAGTAGTGGGAACATAAGAGAACTCAGCGGACTGACGACCAACCAGCGCATAGCACTTAGTCTCCAGCTCGGCATAAGTAATCTCCGTGTTCTCCTTCAGTGCGGTATATTCCGCATTTGCGCCCAGCTTTTCATCCATAATAGAGAACAGCTCGTCGCGCTTAGCCTTTTCTGCTGCGGCGACTGCCTCAGCTTCGGCCTGCTGATATGCTTCCAGCTTAGGTTTGATTTCACTAACTTCATTAGCTGCTTTAGTAAAGCTGTCAGACAGCTCAGCGATTTTGTCAGTCAGAGTAGTAAAGGCGGCAATAGTGCCAGGCATCACTTCACCCTCATCCCAATCCTCATATGCAACCTTCATGCGCTTGATATTCTCATAATCCAGAACAACATTGTCGCCATTCATAGAGTAGGGAATGCCCATCAGCTGCCATGTCTTGGAGCAACGAACCACCACTGTCTCAGGCATCAGATCTTCAAAATAGAAATCTGGAATCATATACTCAGAATCCCAACTAGAAGGATGAGTGTGCTCGGCAAGCTTAGTACCGATCTCGTCCATCAGCTGAACTGTAGTTAGAGTAAACTCATTGTTTTCAGTAGCGGTGGGCTCATCTTCAAATGCCGGTGCTGTATTTTCAGTCGGAACAGATTCACCCTCGCCCTCATTTTCTGCAGCATTTTCAGCCGCAGGAGTCTCACCTTCGCCATCTGCCGAAGTAGTATTCTCAGCAGTCTGGACGTCGGGCTCCTGTACTGTATTTTCTGCCGGAGGAGTCACGGTTTCAGGATTTTCGACCACGGTCGTATTCTTCTCGTTTTCATTCATTGGTGTTTTATCTCCTTTCTCCTCATCGGATGGATTTTCATTTTTTGCAGAATAATTCTGCTGGAGAGCCTGATACTCATAGAGACGCTCTCGAATTTGAGATGTGATATCGTCAACAGAAAAATTGGCGGTTACACAGCTCCCAGTCATTGCGGGCTGAATCTTCGGATCGGTGGTCGACAGAATGCAGCAACCATCAAACTTAAAAGACGAAACGGGAGTGATTCCGTCATCGCGTTTCGCCTCGCAAACCATATCGGTCAGTTCAACGCTGTGGTTTTTTGTCACATCGCGAGTGAAGATATCTACTGGGTCGCCAAATTTTGTCCAGATCAAACCATCGACACGCAAATATTCACGTTCTGTGCCGGTTCCGTCATCTTTAATAATCCAACGCGGGTTACAAGATTCAGGAATCACACCATAAGCCTGCCCTGCATACAGATATTTGACATCGGTATCGGTGATTCGTAGCTCGTGCTCATGCCCTTTGAAGTCTTTATCTTCATCGTCCAATTCATTCACTACATAACCAAGAATTGGCATATTGGCGATAGTCGGGACAGCTTTGTTGATAACATCTTTCGTGAAACTGGTCTTATTAAGATTTGCTCCTGTGTGCATCACATCAATACAGACATCTATGAAGCGAAAATCAGAAGTTTCATATTCATTCTTCTTTGAAAAAGAGATTGGATATCGTTGATTCATTCTGTTTTCACCTCCTCGCCCGCAAAATAAAAGCCCTGACGAATTGCAATCTGCAACTCAGCCAGAGCATTTTCAAATACATTATCATTGATAAATACATAGTTGTTCGGCGGATCTTTTCGTAGCAGGAGAGCGCCGTGTTCTATCAAAAACTTCGACATCCCGGCGGCGTGAGAACCATGCACGACTATTTCACATAGATATTGTGCCATGTTACTCCTCCTGTCTATCTGCTGTTACTTCGCCAGCGTCACTTAATTGCTTGCCTTCACTTGCATTAGATGGGCGTCCGCCCTCGTTTACAGCGCCAGATTGTGTATTAGAACTTTTAAGCGGAACTTCAACATTATTTAAGCCGAGTACATCATTTTCAAGATAAGCCATATTTTCATAATCCGTACCAGCAAACCCGGCGGTTGCAAGGATAGCGCTACGTGTTGGAATGCCATATTGGGCGTCCTTTAGATATCGCTCATGCATTTCGGCACGGTTGTAATGTGTCACCGGCAGGAAATTGATACGGAATTTATAAGAACTTGATACGCTCTTGAGTTTACGATTTACCCAACGCTCCAGCTGACGAATCACCGCGAATACAATCATTTGGTCATTTACAGTACACAGATTCAGCGTTGAAGCAGCCGGATCGTCACCGCCGCCAAACAAGATTTTGTTTACACCAGCCTGCGCAAATAGTGTTGCTTCGGCCTTTGCAACCTCGTTCGTATCACTATTTACACCGCTTTTGTCAAAATTCCAGTCAGTTAATTTCATGGGCGTCAAAATCGCACCAATATTCGGCGGCAACACATTACTCATCATGTCGTAGAACTCTTTGGCAGTTTCATAGTCAATCAGGAACGAACCATCTTCGTCACTGATAGGGATTTCCATCGCAATGGCTTTGTAGTTGTTGGCTTCGCTTGCGTTCTTGCTAATGGCGCGGTAATCCTCAATATCCGCCAGAGCACTAAATAGACTCACAAACGGCGGAATGGGGATATAGTCATGTTCATTTACCTTAATACAGATTGACTTAGAACTATCCAATTCTTGCCATTTATATAACTGAGTATTGGTTTTATAGGTGTTATACATGGTTTGGAACTCAGGCGGATAATTCAGTAGCTTGTCTTGGTTTGAATCAAAATATGAAAAGTTAAATGCAAAGTTGTATACACCATCTTCAATGCTGCTGATTTTACAATAGTCTGCATCTAGGTTCTGGAAAGCAAAACTATCATTTGTCTCCCATGCGTATCCATAATAAACGTCGTCGCGAAATGCAATCGTCAAAATCTTGGTTGCTTCGTGTGGAATATTCATCAGTTCAACAGCTGTGGAGCTTGCGTAGTATGCTTTCTTAAACTTATTCTGATTGATGCTTTTAGATCGATCAAGACCGTAGGGAACAAGCTCATAAGAGAATGTAGACATATTCGCAAAATATTGAATCAGCCGACGATAGTAGTTTGAAATATTGAACAGATATTTGCTCATATTCCGCAGTTGCTTTTCGTAACTAGCTGGATTAGCAAGATACTTCACGATTTGATCCTTCGTATACTTGGTATATGTCGGATTGGTCTCTGATGTGGATTCAAGATTACGAATACCGATTTTTGATAAGTTAGCATAGACACCACTTACCAAATCAGAATATGTAACATAAGAGGTTTTTCCACTTTTGGAATTCGTGACCATGACCTTTTTATTCATTATATTTTCAGCCATTACAGCCCTCCCTTCTTCAATATTGGCGCACGGAAGTTAAAATCAAGCAGCTTCGGTTTGTTATGCCGTTTCTCCATGCTGCGCTCAACTTGCTGCGCAATATAATAATTATAGGACAGGGAAGAGTAACGGTCTTTGCGACATCCAGATTTCTCCTTGACCTTGATTCCGTTGTTTATTGTTTCGTAGCCCAAATTGACAAGCTCGTTCACTGCAAGACCAGTGTTGATATATGGCATTTGCAGAGCGGCTCGTTCGCTGGGCGACATTTTATCGTATCCTTTATACAACTTACGTAGCTGATCTTCGCAGCTATACTCGCTTTGTAAAAGGTGGATTCGCCCCTGTTGGAAACCACTACGTAGACCAATAGCAACATCACTATTAAATTGTGCGCTACCCATAATAGCCCAAATGACCTTCTTAGCAGCTTTATCAGAACAACGATCAGCAATTTCTGAATTGTTGCAGCAGCTGATTGCTGGATAAGTTTCGCCAGTTTCAGGATCGTAAATATCACGCATAAGCAGGTCAATCAGCGGAATACCAACTGAGCGAGCGTCGATGCCGAGATAATCACAATTGAAATAATCAAAATAGCGACGCAATTTTAACGCTTGATCTTGCACGCTCATACCTTCAACATTCTCAGAGTAAACGAAATTACTGGTATAACGACCTGATTTATTTGGTATCATACAATTAAGGAAGATACTGGTCGCGTCATTATCATTTTTCTTGGAACTCATCAGTGCAATATCAGCAGTTAAAATGCGAATCTCTCCGTTTCTCTTTTTCGGAATCTCTGCCGCAGCGGAGGAGAGTACGATATTTGGAGCATAAAATGCCTTTTCAATGACACGAGTTTTGTTGATGTCATCGAATTGGAATAATCCACCCTCGGTAGCGCCCAGCCACTTACATTCGTTTTCCATAGCGAACGTTAAATCGGAAAAACTGGATTCAGACATCTCGTCTTCGATAGCTTCTTTGAGAAGTAACCCACTTTTGATTGACATCTGATAAGGGAAAGAAACACAATAGTATTTTTTATTTTGATCAATCATGTTGACAAAATAATCCTTGCACTTCTCATAACTCCAGTGGTTTTGGAACCATGCAGAACTAAGATAAAATTCTTTGTTTCGTTCAGCCATGTGCTCATATTCCGGTTTATTAAGATAGCCAGGATGACGAACAATATTTAGGAACTTTTTCAGAATCAGATCGATAACATCTTTAGAAAGTAAGCGATACTCATCACAGACAAGAACAGTGGCACGAGAACCGCGCGAACTATCATTTGCAGTGACAACTTTGATATAGCTACCATTCTTAAACAAGATTTCTGCCTTCTGATTATTGATTTCCCATTTTTTTATTTCTGATCGCAGCAATGGACTGTTTGGATATATTTCCTTCATGATTTTCTCATCAAGGATATTTATAGACTGCGTTCGAACTTTACACGCGATACATACTTTGCTTTCGGGCCAAAGAATACAGGTAATCACACAAAATACGGCAGTTAAAAAAGACTTTCCAATGCCACGGGCAGCGATGAATGTAAAACCTGTGCATCGGACCATCAAAAATAAAAGCAACTGCTGAAATGGTTTTAAGTTTAAATTCAAACAGTCTTTTGCGAATCGCTGCGGATTGGCCCTATAGAACGAACACCGAACGGCAACAGTATTCATTATCTTTTCTGATTTCGAATTGGCTACTTCTTTATCTGTCAATTTTCCCTTACTCAAGACGAACCACCGCCTTCGCCAGGACCGAAAATCGTCTCTCGTAAACTGCCGTCAGCCGAGTCATCTTCAGTAGTCGATGGTTTATAAGCTGTGTATCTTTCCATTTCTTTATCAAACTCTTCTTGATAAGGATTAGGCAAATTAAACATCTTCAATAGAGTACCTAATACCCACACCCTAAAATACTTGCCGATACCGTCTACATCTTGCCATTCGGGTGCTGGTTCTGGGATTGGTTCTTCTTCTTCCCATTTTTGAATCAGTGTTCCAAATGTGTTTGTTTCGGCAAGAGTATTGTCGTTTGTTTGATTCGGCTTCACATTGGCGGAAGTCATTAGATTCTGCAAATTGTCATTTGCTTCCTTGATTTTTTTTGTATCTCCGGTAGCGTCTGCTTTTTCACAGATAAGTTCGCCCTTTGCAATGCGCTTAAACAAAGTTTCTTGTGGCACAGTTTTACATTCTTGACGTGTGATCCAATTCTGATAGTGATCCTCAAGAAATAAATAATCCTGTTCCTCCAGACCAGCACCCCAGAATTTAATCATCTTCTGAGTGACTTTTGTGTTGCCAGTACGACCAGCAGCCAGCGCGTCCTTCTTCTCCTGATCTAACGTATCGTCATAAGACTTCCCCGCGTGCTGTCGCATATTAAGACGTCCCATATATGTGTTGATTTTTGGAGAACCGGGAGTAGAGTGATCTGCAGCTTCAAGAAGTCCGTCACAGTAAAACATATCAAACAACATGGCTAATCGCTTTATTGCTTCGTTCTCATCTCCGTATTTCTTTGCATAGAAGTTGAACATTTCTTCTTTGCATTCGTTGCACCACGGCAAATATCCATCGTTACCCATAAACCACTGACTCTGCGTCTTTGAGAAATTTCCCTTGCGCACATCATAGATCTTTCCGCAGCACATACATTTACCACCACTCCATGAGGCAGGGACCTTAATGCGTGGCGGTTTCTTTTCAACGGCAGTTCTGGCCATAGTCCTTCACCACCGTTCCGTCATCTGACATATTGTCAAAGCGATACTTGATATCATCCCACAGCTTTAAGATTGCATTGAGCTTTTTTGTTTTGTGGAACTTTGTATATACAGAGCCCGTAGTTGGATGCTCGCCAATCTCTTCATAAAAAATTCCCATTGCACGAATAAAGAATGCACAACGGCGGGAATAGCAGTAGAAGTAATCGCCTCCTAAATCTTTATGAAATTTTTCTTCCATCTTTGAATTCTGGAACCTCCTTTACAATTTAATTTCATGGGTACAGGTATGCGAGTCGAACGCATCTGGAATTTTTCCTTGTCTCAGCTTATGAGGCTGGCCAGCACACCGGCGCTGTCACCTGCGACATATAGGGCTCGCCTTTTCGGACGAGCCGTTTATTTAACTATTGTTGAATTTATCTGACAATTCTTTTAGGATCTGATAAGTCGTTTTCAATTCGCCATCATCGTTTTTAATATCGATCCCTAGTTCTTTAAGACTGGTTTCAATGTCCTTATCGGGACCAGCATAAACAGAATCGTGTTTGGAACCTGCCAAAACAGAACAAATATCGTCCATAATAATTCTCCTCTACAATATAAAAACGCCCTGAGCGATTAAGCGCAGAGCGTCTAAATCTGTTAAATTACTATCTTTGCTGGTTTTTCAAGCTTCACATCATACAGACAGGTCAAACCATCATCAGCAATAACAGCTACGGCCTGCTGTGGGATATCATTCTTGCGAATACCAACGGCATAACTATCAGTGCCGCATACGCAGCCGCTTTCAATAACCTTTGTCCCGTGTACAGTTGTCATTCCGTTTGTGTGGCGATGTCCGAGGAAGACCAAATCAATCGGCTGTTTCACCATCATGGTCAAATGTTCAACGACGTTAGCAGGGGAGTCTTTATCTCCATGTGCATACATCACCAGACTATTACGAGCCTTAAATCCACCAAACGTAGGATCGAGCTTCTCTGTTTTTACTTCAATGCCAGCCAGATTCTGTAGCCGTGCCTTCATATAAAACGGAATCAGCGCTTCGAGTTCATCACCAGCGACTTGTTCGTCCTTGTTTGGGAAAACCCGTGAATGATTGCCGCTGACCGAATACACATCAATGTGTTGGCATACTTCGTACAGTTCTGCTACAAAGTTGCTTACCAACTCTGCGGCTGTCATAACCTGTTCGATACTATTTTCATTGTTCTGAACTCGAGTGTTAATATGAATATGACCATTGATAAGATCACCAAGCAACAGCACATGAATCTTTTCGGCAGCATGTCGCTCAACAATGTTAAATACTTGAGTGACATAGCTTTCTAGCCTTGCCTTTAAAATTTCCTTATCAAACTTGTTCCATGCAGAGTCAATGCCAGCACCTGTATGTAAGTCAGATAGGCACACAATTAAGTCATGTCCGCTGCCTTCGTACTGTACAATATTCAGGAAATCATTCTTGTCATAGGGCACAACAGCACTTGCAATCATTTCCTTGATGGATTCAGCACGCGCAATATCACGATAAACCTTATTTGTTGCCGCCCGCTCGTCTCGCATCTTGACCTGTTCTATCTTCAGCCGCTGCAACTCGTCTGCCACAGTGCTACCGCACATATGTTCAAGCGCATAGTCGTAGCCGGCCTTCCACGACTTATATTTCTTTCGATAAGCACATTCCCCAAAATTGGAATTTGTAGCTTCGTTCAAAACTACGGCTGCTTGATCCCATGTTAATTTTCGCTCAGAGCACGCATTGCCAATACGCATCATGTACTCGTCAAAGGATTCGTCATCCGTCTTTCTGAATTCATTCTTTTTAATTTCGTCCATTCTATACCTCAGATCTCAAAATTAGAGTTAGTGCGATGAGTGCGATTTAGTTCGCGCAACGCCTCCTCGGCTTCAACATTGCCGGGCAGCTGGGTTAAAACAGACTTGATTTCTTCCGCATACCACTTATGAGTAGTGCGAGTAATGTGCACATTGGGGATAATCTTCCGCAGGTAAGTTGCTTCATTCTTAGTAATTTCAATCATATGTATTAAATCTCCTTTTAAATTTAAAGTAGAAAGAGTTATACCCTTTCATATATTAAGAAAATAAAGTTAATTTCGTGTATCTTCGTCAATTCCGTTTGATTTTCGCTAACCGTGCCTTCTCTTTGTCTGTAGCACACTCTTTGCAATACAGACTGGCATTCGGTCTCTTTGCGATATACTTTTCACCACAAACAGTACAATAGCATTCTTTAGGATCAAACAATTCTCGCGCCACTTTACTGAGGTTAAGTCGGTTGTTCTCAAGTGTTACATTGAACGTGTACGCAATTACGTCATCTTTATCAAGTGCAAAATTCGGATATGTATATAAGCAGCCAATATCGTCTGTTCCAGTTCGATAGAGTAGATGATGCACGTCAGACAGTTCGTACATGCCGCGTACCGTGTTGTATCCATCGTCCCAGTTGGACCCACCGCGATACATGATTTCGGTCTGTTCATCAAAACATTTCCCAAACCGCTTCATTTTAAAATCAGTGTCTAATGCCACCGTGTCACTGCCATACAATCGGCAGAAGAAGATAATTCCAAGCAAGACTCTAAGTTGTGCCCAGTTGATGTGATAGCGGCGACGAGCGTCGGTGATATAATCTAAATCTTTCTGATATAAAACAACTTGATGTACGTCAAGTATTGGTGCGTTATTTTTGCGCCCTCGGCTGAATGTTTGAATCAGATGGCTGCGATCATAACTGACAGACTCGGGGTTTCGCATTCGTTCATAATAAATCGTGGCACATTCAATAGGGGAGAGGCTTGTCCGCTTTAATAAATTACGCAGCATCAGGTTTGACTCGTGATAGTATTTCCAATTGTCAAGAAGCATATTTTCGTTGCAATAAAATGTCGTATAAGCCATTTAACCTCCTTACTCGATTGGTACAATATTGCCATCAATATAACGACAAAGCTGTCCATGTTCGTTATAGTATGGAGCCATATAGCTCGCTCCTGCACCACCACTAATGTAATAATACATAACTTTTGTATCCTTGGCGTACACGATAGAAGTATTCAAAATATGATAAAAATTGTCACTATAATTGTCGGCCCAATTACCATATTGGTCTTCTTTTGTACCGCAGCCAGTCAGCAAACATCCTATCAAACAGATGGAAATCAATATAACAAAAACCCTCTTCATTCTGTTTTGTCCTCCCAGCCCACAGATTCATGAGCGAATTTTTGGATACGTTGAGCTTCGTCCCAGCTAAACATCATCTCGCCGCAATTCGCACATTTCATGGCGGTAACATTTGAGGCTTCGAGTTCCTGTCCACGGCAGTGGAATTTATATGTCAGCCCATTTGTCAGTGTCATAGTTCCGCCGCACTTGGGGCATTCCATCTGCTGCGGGGTTTCTGCGTGCTGTGGTTTCTTTTTTTTGAACAGATTAAACATCGATATTCACCTCTGCTGATTCTGGATAAAATTCTGGATCACCTGAAACATTTTTGCATTGTTGGATTATCTCATTAACCTTTGTTGTATACGCAGTTTTACAATCGGCGCAATAGAATATATTAACGTTCTGAATTTTGATTTCTTGATGAGGTGTATTTTTGTTTTTGACTTTTATATCCTTTATAACAGCAGGATATACTCTTGTTGAATAACAAAATGGACAATAAAACATATTCTTTTCAAGTTCAGCTATATTTATAAAATATTTAAAATCATTCATATCATTTCACCCTCGCCTCATAAATTTTTGGTTCAGCTAAACTATATCGTTGACCAAGGTATTCATACTTGCCATTCGGGTCGTGAACTGGTAACTGCACTGGAACGGGTTTGATATTTTCAACTACGCCAGCACCAGCCATGTGCCACAAGAACTTTTTAAACTTGTTAGGATATTTTTCATAGCACAGCACCACTAGAATGTTAGCCAACTCACGAACATCGGGGCAGACCAGCTTGCACTTGTTACGATACACGTTATAGATTGCTTGCCAGTTGGTTTCATAGGTCTTTGCTTCTTCTTTCGTCATGATGCCTTCAAGCTCTTTACGATAGAGTTTCCAGTTTTTAGCTTTCTTTTCGAGCTCTAACTGGTTCTTGCGGTATTTATTAAAGTCCAGAAAGATGGCTTCGATCTCATTAAATACATCCTGATCATAGCCGATTTCAGAATCGTACATTATGTGCCAATTAAAACTGCCAGCGGGCTCTTTATGCCAACGGACACCACGCTCCCAACGCTCGAGACTCATACAAAGTAAATTCATATTGCTGTGTGCCTTGCTAAGATTATGTAAACGTGCATAGTAGGGGCCTGCATATTTCATGAAATAGGGCGTGCTCTTAGGACCAGTACCATATTTTTGTATATTTCTGGGAATCTTATATCCACAGCCAGTTTTAGCTCTATCGATTTCCTTTCCATTTGCGACTGACAAAAGAGAAACATATTTCAAATATTCTTGTTTTGTCTTTTCAGTCTTAGGAACTTTGTTTTGATAGACAGTGCTTAAATTTGAAATCTCGCCAATTTGACTTTTAAGACCACGAAGAGTACAAGCAAATTTGTTGTCAAGTGTATCAGTTTCAGCAAGAGCAGTCTTTTTGTCCTCAAGATCCAACGTAATAGGGATGTCTGTATGTACTCCAGGAATCATGGAAGGTTCATCAATAACAAGGACGAGGTCGCCGTCAAAATCGGAACCATTGAGTCGAGGTGCATTAATGTCATAAATCGAAGTAAAACAACAATTCACAAGCCCATGAAAATATTTTTGAGTCAATTCGTTATCGACTGCGCTAACAAGCAGGTGCTCTGATCTTGATATATGAGGGTTTCGTTCACAGATGCGGTCTCCAAGTGCAACGCCACGACGATCAAAAGTATAAATCTCACCAGCCTTTAACGCTCCAACAACAGGGAGCCCGCCAGCCCATTCCATTAGAGCAACAAGATCTGGTACCCAAAATTTAAATGTTGCATTCATCCAGAGTTTCCCACATTTAAATCCATCACGAGTTTTATCAAGTAAGGAATGGACATACTCTTTAACGCATGGCTCGTGAATCATTTCTTGATTACGTGCTAATGCAGCAATATAGTGATTCAATGGATTAACATCGTCAGCCATTAATCCAAGAAAACAATCAGTGTAAAAAATATCATCACTTGTGACTTTTTCATAAAAATCTACAGACATGTCAGCGAAGTGTTTGAAATCATCGAATTCTAGGTCTATATTTTGCAAAATTTGATAATTGCATTTTGTGGTTAAATTTTCTCGTTCAGCGCTATAATTCCATTTCGCAATAGCAAAGCAGCTTTTTGTTTTACGAAACCATTCCAAATATCTCTCCCAGTCTTTATATGTGCCGTCTTTCTTGAAATATTTATATCCTTTATAAAGGCTGACGGTAAGAATCATAAGTGGTTCACTGCCGGGAGTTACATCATATTCTTGTCCCCAAATATCTTTGATTTTTGTAACGCCACGCTCCGCATAAAATGATTCATAATCAATCTCGTGCATGCATCCTTTGATATATGGTGCGCGAATAATACAACTGTTAATATGTTCGTCAGTATTTATTTTGCGTTCAATCTGGCGCATGATTTCTGGATGACAAATACCTGCACCATCGAAGCAGTTAATAGTGATATCGGCTTTCTTTACAGCGACATCTTTTTGTGTCCAACTTCTTTTGTTGCCAGCTTTATCAATGAATTCTGTTGTTTTATCGTATAGATATTCAACCATTTGGTCTTTAATTGTATTCTCGTAATCATCAACGATACAAATTTTAGGTTCCCATTCCGGTAAGCAAAAAGCAGACGAAAGATTCAAACCACGATAAGCATAATATTTGCTAAGAACAGTTGGCGTTTCAGAAAAATCAAGTCCCATACTAATTCGCCTATCAAGTTCTGGTGCAATATGACGTTCAACAAAGCTGAGCATGCTTTGACGAACCATACTTGCACTGCGTTCACTAAACAAATACGTTTCTCCATTGATTTTAAATCCGTGTTTCACAAGGCGTTCAAGAGCTTTTGGTTTGTTGTATCCACCTGTAGCGTCAACAAAAACAACAAATTTCTGAAACTTATCGTCATTCATAGATATCATACGAATTTGGCGGAACATCATGTTATCTCCCTGTAACACAGTGAAATGAATAAGTTCTTCGTTAGTTAGTTTGAAATTATAATCATGAGTAATAATATAGTTAAGAGGAAATTTTAAAACGCTATATAATGGAGGAGAAAACATCTATATCAATTCTCCTTTACTTTAATTTGTTTTGGAAATCGTCGTCATCGCCAGAGTCATCATCGCTGTCATCCAACTCGCTATTGCACACAACGTAGTAACAATCAATTGCACTGCTAATATAAAATACAAGAAGGGGAGTAATAACCAGCGCCACGAATAACACTTTTCCAATAATCTGATAGGCCAAGTAGAAGATTACCAGTGTCTCAGCAGCGTGCAGTATCCAATTAAACCAGTCTTTGCTATTGATAAAAGCAGATACCGCAATAGTCAAAGGAATATTTGTACTCATCATGCCCTGCTGGCCGTCTTCGTCTTGCAGATCGTCAGACTTCTTAGGATCTTTATCCACTGTTGCATTCATCCTTACTCTTCATCATCCCACTCGCGGCGTTGCTTGTGGGATTTTTTACTATATTTAGACGCCGGAGCTTCCTGCGCTTTTTCGATCTCCTGCATAAACTGGTTTTCAATCATGCGCTGTTTGCGGGCTGCTCTCATATATGTACTCTTAGAATTCTTATCTCGTTTGCGGTCACTCATCGCCGTAATCCTCCTCACTGTCGTTATCGTATTCTTCCAACCCATATAGCTTATGATATAAATATCGGGTCAAAGAAGGGGACATAGGCGTATAGTCTTCCATCCAGAGCGTATCATACAGTGAAGCATCACCAATAACTTCCTGCCAGTCCGCGTATACTTGAATCGCGTCAATGATATTTTCTACTGTGACACTATAATTACGCACCGCATCAACTACGGCGAATCCAATATTAAAAATATCCTGTTTTGAAAATTCTTCTTCTTTCATAATAGTCCTCCTTATAGAAGCGATTTGCACCGAAGTGGCTTCTTTAGTTTATCTAATTGGTTGTAAATATCTGCGATTTGCTCTTCTATAGTTTTTATTCTATCCCATGCGGATTCTTCTACAGGTTGTTCTTTGGGTATGACAATAGCTGAATTTTTTGCTAAATCGCTCGATATCCAATAACCATAAGGGTTCTCCGGATTTCCAATAAAATCTAAGTCAATAACATCCATTTGGCGTCTCCTTTACAGTAAACTGTGACATACAAATGATTTCTTTTTCTTTATTTCAATACTTACTTCAGGACACCGCTCACGAAAAAAATCATATATTGCTTTATCTGAAATGCAATCAAGTCCAACTAACTGTCCATCCGAAATTAACAATTCATCATCATAAGACCTGATACTGTCTCCGCGAGCGACCGCATCTATCAGAAGTCTTGCTCCTTCTTCTGTCCATTCAATAATCATAAAAGGCTCCTGCAAATAAACGATTTCGAATTTCTAATCATATACACAATTTGATCGTATATTTCTTTATCGGTTCTTCCCCAAAATCCATAGTATTCAAAATCTGGTTTAATTTTGCTTTCATCTATATCAGGTGCAAATGGATAAAGCTTTTTATATTCTCTGACGAAACCTTTAATCATATTGAGTTCATCAATCTCATCTCTCATAATAGGCTCCTACATCTGAGTGGCCGTCTACTGGTTCGAATAATATCTTCCAAGCATTCTGGCACGACAGAAAACCCTTTAAACAAATCAAACGTATTGCGGTATATTAAATCATCTATATTTATCTGTCGCATTTTATTTTCACAGATGTATCGAACATCAGCTTCTCCATACAGCTTAGTGAATAATTTGCAATATTCAAACGACTTGGCCAATCCAAGATCTTCATCAAAGTAGAACATAGTACACTGTGCATTCATTTTACTATAGTCAAACTTTTCACGAAATTCATCCGGCGATTTGCATATTACGATTACTTTGCGGTGTTTTTGTACAGTGTCTAAATTATCATACCAGTTACATACTGCTTGGTAGTTCTCTGGCTTTACGAATAATACTCTCATTGCGGTTTCCTCTGTGGCGCTGCGGCGCTCTTATAACAAGCTGTGGCATACTAGATTCTTTTTATTTCGTTCATGCCATGATGCTTTGATTTTTACGACATGATCTGGGGTCCACATATAGTCAAGCTCGATAGGATGTGCTAAATCCAGATTGCTATCCTTATTAACAAGTCGGTAATAATTCATATCATTAAGCTGATCGAATTCTTTTGCAAGCCGTGTCGCTACATCACTCATGGAATTATAGGTATATCCGGGTCCAAACCATATCTGATGAAATATTTTTGAACTATCGTCTGCTCTTAAATACCATGCTCTAAAATCACGGTACGATTTGAATGGCATGACCCATACCATGTTATTATCGTTTAATGGGACGTATATCCCATTTTTGGCGTTATAATTTACAGAAGTCAGCATTGCGACTCTGGCGGTTACAGTGTAATTCATAGTAAACTCCTACACGTGAGAGGTTTTAAATACCATGGCGTTGGTTTTGGCTCCCACTGGTTAAACAAACGTTCAAAGTAGAACCTTTCGTTTTTCTCGTCCAAGCACAATCTCACGTCGTGATAATTCACATATTTAGCGTCGGTATCGGCGAAACATTTTAAAATAGCGGACATCTCATTGTAAGTTTCTTTGAAGTAACTGGAACGTCCCGTTTGTACGTAATCAATCGCTTCTTTTATAATTTCTTCTCGTGTCATACTATTGGGTTCCTCTAACTGTTGAATTTATAATAGGCTATGGCAAACAAATGATTTTTTAGATTGCATTGTATACTTGCCGACTAATTGAAGATATTTTTTGTAGATTGCCTCTGCGGCGTCTCCATCAATTGTTTCTATATGTTGTTCAGACATTATATCGACTTTGAAACGTTCTATTGATGAATCAAGTATGGAAGCTAATTCTGAATCATAATGTATGTATCTGCGGTCTACATCGACATGAATTACAATAGAATCTATTTTTTTATTAAGTTCTTCGCTAAGCTGTTCACAGATATCCTTACTTGCGAGTTCTAGTATTTCTTTCTCATTCTTCTTGTAATTAGTCATTCCAAAAACATCTGTTATCATAGCAAACTCCTACAGGTCAGTTGCACCGTTGGTCTTCCTATGGTTGGATCGTCCGCGTCCTCGATTTCTGGGTGAAACGCAACTTCGGATGGATCATATGTAGCTATAGAGCAGGCGGCAATATTACGACCTCCTATGATATGTTGCATACATAAATCAACATCGTCGATTACAACTTGTTTTGCGTTATATCCAAAGCTGGCGAGTTGGAAATCTAAGGCGTTAAAAACTCGAATAGTCAGTCGTTTTCCCTCAGTATCAACATAGACTTCTCGCGAATCAACTCTGTATCCTCTATATGTCCATTTCCCGCAAGATGATTCGCATAAAAATATTATTGTTTTTGTCACTAGCTCCACATTAAGAGATGTTGGTACAATAATATCACAGTCATTTTCAATTGCGTATTTACATATTTGATAGGTGCGACCACCGCCGCGTGGGGCGAATATTTTATACATGCTATGCAACCTCCTCATTACGCGGCTTCTGGTTTGCGTTCAATCAATGGGAAGATCCCGTCTTTCTTTAATAAATCATAGATGAACAGACGACCTTTTTGAGTCCAATATGTGTGTACGTGGCTATGTGAGATTCCATTAGTATCTTCAGTAATAGACGTCTTAGTTACCGTGTAGCCTTGCTCGGCGTATTCTTGATAAAGCAGCCAGATACGTCCCTGCTGATATTGTATACGACGAGATCGCAGTTCCTGATTCATCTTCTGAGCGCTCCATCCATAGTCTTTAGCAATAACACTGATAGGAAGAGCATCAGGAGTCTGAAGAACCACATCATAGTAAGATGCCTTTGGCTGCATCTCTGCAAGCTGTTGTGTTTGGATAGCTACAGTTTCCTGAAGTGCTTTTACGCGAGCATTTGCGATAAGAAGAGCACGCTGCATAATCGCATCAGGAGAGTTCCACTGTTCTTCAATTTTGATAAAATACTGGCGTGCAATCTTGCCACGTTCATTGCGCTGAATCATTGCAATTTCTTTTGCCATCGGAATAGTAAGCTGATGATCGGTTCGAGGCTTTCCTGCGAGGCCATCAGACCTATTTTCCAAAAATGGAACATAGTCTTCATTTTCTGTAAAACCGTAATCACACATTCTCTTGAACCATGTGGTGTAATTACTGTCAACATGGAGGAAATCGTAAAGTTCTCGACCGCTTACGGTTGGGCGTTCAGGATTTTCATAATTGATAGGGATTAAGTCAGTCATATTCATTCTCCTACTGCATGCGCAGCACTATGTAATTTGCCAAATGGTGTAATCAAATATCGATGTAGGGCTGTGTCTTCCATCTCTTTTTGTAACTGATGGAACTTAGCCATATTATCAAGATAAGAGGGAAGCACTTTTTCTACGATCTCATAGGTCAAGGCGTATATCTGCAACCATTCTTTCATCGTCATTCCACGATGCACCATAGGACGAATCATCTGCTCAATCTGGTCGCGGATATAATCAATAGAGAAAAAATCAATTTCGTGTAGTATACTCATTCTTTCTATGTAGTTCTTGAATAACTCCACTGTCTGTTCGGCTTCTGCTTCTCGGTAGCGGTCGTACAATTCTTTTGCAAGACTATCAATGGCGTCATAGTTCCATCCGTCGGTGGGAGACCAGTAGTCCGCTACTTTCAGGCCGCTTATTTTTATTTCTATCATCTTGCGCGACTCCTCAATCGAGTAGATCGGCCAGTTTAGCGGTTTCGCTTCGTTCGCTGATTGGCATATACACAACACCAAACCGGTGCTGACCTGTGAGACGTTCGATTGCCTTCCGAAGACCGTTATTTGACTCAAATACAACATCATCAATCTGTCGCAGATCGCCATTGAGCCACAGGGCGCTATCTTCACCAACACGTCCGATTAGTAACTGAATATGCTCCTTAGTAAGATTCTCTGCTTCGCTGCAATAAATAATAGACCGTTTATAGCTTCGACCTCGAATTGGTCCCAGATGTTCCAGCTTAACCCAACCGTCAATAATGGCACGCTCAAGAGCTACATCGCCGCCAAGAGTATCGGATAGTGGTCCTGCATATGGCATCAATTTTTCATTCGCGGTACCGGGTAAAAAACCAATCGATCTAGAATTCTTAACTTCGACAGTGTTCCGGACCCATACGATTCTGTCGTATTTGCCTTTTTCAATCAAGTCGATAGCGTGATTAACCATCAGGAAGTCCTTGCCGCTACCATACACACCAAGAAGCAGTTTGATTGTAATGTCGTCGTTCTGAAGTAGGTCAAAGGCAAGCTTTTGCTGATTGTTGAGCGGTTTGATCTTACCTGAGTATGCGGTGTTCAGGTTCTTGTATTTAATAGGTACATAGCGCGAGCCATCCCAGCGGAGTCCAGCCGTGTTACCATCAGCGTCGGCGTTTGGAATCAATACATAACCGTTTGTTGGTGTATCAACCAAGTTCTTTTGCTCGATATCTTTGGAGTAGGCCATTGCTAATGCTTCCTCGCCACCCTGATCAATGGGCACCTCTGTCCAGCCGGTGTAGTCATTGTGAGCACCGCCGTGATCAAGAGATAGTTCACAGGGCAGTTTCATAACCCGCTGCGCAAGATTGAAGCAGCTTAGGTCACTGGTAACAAAACAGAAGGAGTCAACATCAGCGGTCGTCTTGGCTACAAGTTCATCTGCGGCCGACTTTTCAAACACTCCTGTCCTGGCATGAATCTTCTCTGCATCTTCTTTCTTTTCAATCAGCTCATTCAGATACCATCGGGCAGCAGCCATAATCGTTCCGTCGTTGTTGTCTTTGACTGGGACATCATTCAGGATCGAGAATAGCTGATGGTAATCAATAGATACTACTGTGTACGCTGCTGGATGTTCGGCGAGCAGGCGAGTGACGGTGCGAGCCTTAGCTTTGGTGGTTTCATCCTTCTTGCCATTAGTTTTAATATCTTCCAGCTCATAGAGAGTGATGTCAGCAATTAGAAACTGCTGTGCAAGCAGTGTGTCGGGCGGAAGATCTAGCAGAGCAGAGGTGTCATAGAATTTCATAGTGGATCATTGTCCTCCTTGATAAGGATGTATTGGATATCGTTTTACGGTTAATATGTTTAAGTACTGTTTGTAAGGGCGAAATTTTGAGCTGCCAGAACATAGCGGGCGAGAAATGCTCTCAGCAGCACAAACGGGACTTAAATATATCATGCCTATATTATACACCAAATTTTTGTTATTTGCAAGCGAAATTGCATATATTTTCCGGGGCGATACGTTGTTTTTTAGCGATGCTGCGCAGGACAGCTGCTTAATGGAGTGTTTAACGGCGTTTATGCGTGAAATGTGCGTTTTTTAGTGGCATTTTTAGCGTTTTTAGGGCAAAATTTAACGTTTTTGATCAAAAAATGAGCGAAATTTGAGCGATCAGGGAAGTGAATTTTGGTCTTTATGGGATACTAGCGGGATGAAATTACGATGATAGGCGCAATTTATAACAATATAATATGATGTAAATTTGAACGATAATACGTTGTTTACCGGGTGATGCTTCGGGACGTTTTTTGGCTACGCAGCAATGTACTGTGGTATGGCGGCGTGTGGTGTTGTAGGCGACAGCTGTGCGATCTTGATGGGTGGAAATAGGGGCTGCAGAGCGGTGGTTGACATGGCTGTTGAGATTAAAATTGGGAAGTGAGGTGCTGCACAGATGGATGTAGAAATGTTGTGAGCTACGCAAGAGCTCGGGAGATTTAGGGCGTGATGGGGAGATAGAACAACTAAGCCCTTCGGGCTTCGCGCGGGCTGACCCCGGATTTTCAACCTGCCCCCCTCTTGCCCTGTCTATCATCCATTTTTTCTAGGATTCATGCGGCTTTTCGGCTAATATGACCTTTTGTTAAAAGGTGGGATTAGGTAGTCCCTGAACACGGAATTTATACCTATTTATATATAGGCGACTTTCCATTCCGTTTTTGTGGGCGGTGGATTTTGGTGTTTGTGCGCTTGTTGCAAAAATAAATGGATGGTCTATACTGTAGACACTCCAAGGGGAGCGGGAAACACCGGGAACGGCACCCACACCCCGGGGAGTAGTCGCACCTTGAAAATTGCAAAGTTTGGATTTTCCCATGTGGGCGGTTTATACCGCGCCGGGTATCCGGTCAAGGTTTATGCCTTGCCATTTTCAAAACATGGGTTTCCTATCTGAACAATTAGTGCGCCCAAACCCCGATGGCCAAACATTACCGGCATAATTCCCAAGAACGTGGGAGAAGTGCGGGGGGCGGTGTACCTTGAAAACTGAACAAAAGGCAGAACCTAAGATAACACCACGGGGACTGTTATGCGCAAGCATAGTTTTGTAGAAAACGCCAAGGCCAGAGCTGGCGATAATAGATACAATACCAAAGATAGTACGGTTGTTTGATGGCGTAGAACCGCCTAGAGGAGAAAAAAGCTCTTGTACCACCCCTACTATAAGCTAGAATAGCGGGCAAGGGTGCAAGCAAAAGAACACCATTAGTTCCAGATGGGCAAAGTGCGCCAAGACTAACTAACGCACGATGGACAGCACACGGGCTGTATAAGTCCGTGCCATAATGGAACACGGGCAACAGTGCAATGGCCTAGAGAAAAGCACAACCCCAAAAGCATATAAGCTGCAAGTGTAGCTTTACATAAAAGAGACGGTCATCGGTATGCACTCTCCAAAAGCGTACCGTACCAGAGCGCTAAACAATCCGGTTTAGTGCAAGTTTTTATAAGATGAGAGGTAACTATTATGCTGAAAGTTTATGCTGATTATGACGCCATTGCTAAGGCGGGCAAGCTGAACGAACTGACCATCCCTGAACTGGTAAAGTTCTTGAATGACCAGAAAACCGTTCTGACCGCTGAGCAGTCTCAGAATGTCACCGCCACGCTCAACAAGGCAGTCGAAAATTCCAACAAGGCCGCCTGTGATGCAAAGTGTGGTGAGTTCTGCGCTATGGAACGTGCTGAAATGTGGCGTTCCTACGCTCCTAACCCATACTATCATGGCACCAAGATTACCACCGACCCCAAGACTATGGTTCTGTCCACCCAGGATGCAAAGATGCTTATCAAGTTCAAGACCCTCGAAAAGTATTACCAGACCCTGAACGCTGTTGAAACCAACGACAAGGGAGAGCCTATGCCCAACAAGGCGGTTTCTCTCTGCTCCAATGGCCGTTACGAAAAGCTGATTATGCTGTTCAACGGTATGCTCTCTGAGGAGACTGCAACCGAACTCAACGCGGCCAAGATGGTTCGTAGCACTAAGGTCGAGGAGACTCTCAAAGATATGGGTTTGGATTGCTTTGTCGGTCCTGTCAACAAGGGCAAGCGTCTTGCTCAGCTCCAGGCCATTTGGAACACCATGCTCCCCGAGGAACTGTCTGCAACTTGCACCGCACTGTCTTGTGACGTCAAGTATCTCAAGATTGCAGCAAACCGCGCAAAACAGGGCTCTGTCAATGGCATTGGCGACAAGGCCATGATTGACGAGATTGTTGTCACCATCTCTAAGGGGCTGTCTTTTGATGGCAAGGCGCGTTCCTCTAAGTACGACTTTGCAAGCAAGAGCAAGTTCTTTGCCAAGGCTGAGCAGTAACACACAGTAGTCGGATACCCTTTCGAGGTCGCACCGTTCAAAGCGGCCTCTTTCCAACGCAGTATGCGTAGCGTCTTAGAGTGTGGCGCATTTTGTACACTCAGAAAAGAGGTTATCACTATGTCTTGTCCTTATGTCATAAGAGAAACCATTGACGCCGACCACGTCCGTGAGCATGGGTATTACCAGCTTGACGAGATGGTTTATGACCTGACCCACGACTTTGCAAACGCAGATGTTAAGATCATCACTCGCCCTGTGTACAATGTCGTCATGGAAAGTGGCGAAAGCCTTTCCGATGTGGACGACGAGACGGTGTTTAAGATGCTGTCTGCTGCTCTGCCTATTCGACACATCGAAAATGCAAGGGATGGGTATATCATGTACTCTCGTCCTGAGAGCAAGCCCGCTGTCAAGGTTAAGACAGCCGATAGTATCACTCGTGCAAGCGTCACCGTTCGTGGCGTTAAACAGTATGATGAGCCTGTAATTTTGCCCATGGCGAGAGAGTGGTTTGTCGTCACTCATGCCGACATTCCTACTTGCCATTACGGAACTGACGATGAACAGTATGCAACGAAGCGTTTCGAAAGAAGTGTTTCTAGAAAGTGGTACTATGACCCGTTCTATGACGAAGTTCGTTTGTATCACAACGGACGTGTCATTCGTGCGGCTGTTTTGGGACACGAAATCGTTCTGTGAAAAAGGAGACCCGCCGGGTATGAAATCCTAAATAACATCTGCTGTCCCGGGTATGACGTTAAACTACTCACTCCCGCAAATTCAGAACGCCTTGACGTGGCGCGGGGGCTTTAAACTAAGATTCTGATAGAAAAGAGAGGTAATGCGTTAAATGTTTAAAGACAGAAATGGCATAGTTATCCAGTGCGTCAATCGTAAAGGCATGACGTACAATGGGTGCAAAGTCCCGTATATGGGACTGTACGGCACGCTCAACGGCAAGGAATTTGTTGCGGAGCCTCGTCTGAACGTGAAAACCGGAGAGATGCGACTCAAGCATCGTGACATGAAAACAAAATCCAGATGGGACGATATCCCTGATAGGGCTATTGTTTTCCATGTTATCGAAGCGGCAAAGGTTGGATGCATCAAGCTTTACAAGTGGGAAACCAAAATGGTAAATCCCAATCAGGACGAAATGAAAAAAGAGGCTTCTATTTGGCATAAAGAAGCTTCTAATCCTGACTGTATTAGACGTAAAAAGTATAAACTAAAATATCGTCAATCGTCTATGAGTGGCTACGGATACTCTGAACTTAGCTGCGCTCTTTACGGCGAATCCATTGAGATGAACGGAAAACAGAAAAAGCTGAACCGCTCTATGCAGACATATATGGACGGAACTGGCATGAGTTCTTCTTTTGATAACAGAGATAGAAGGCCATTAAATCCGGTTTTTCCAGTCAAAAGTGGAAAGCGTTAATGAGTTATTTATTGTTACCGTGATTCCATTGACCGTCTGAACCTAATTTTGGACTTGAATCATTCCCCAAATTTGAGTTTAAACAAGTGATTTTATCGGATTGAAGCTGTTTGAGTTCTTTCGGCGTAAATCGAACTTTGATAAATGTTCCATTCTTTTTCGCAATTCCTTGTCGTTTGTTACATAAATGCTTATAACATAATCCATCTTGAAAAACTGGGTTGTTACATTTAGGTCTATAACAAGTTAATTTCGGTTTCATAGTATCACCTCTTAGCTAGATTATAGTTTAAATTTTTAATAAAATCAATTGGTCAACCCCAACGTCATTCGATTAAATTCGGTTGACGTTTTCTTTTTACCTCTTTTCTCTGCTCCAAAAGGAGCGATACTGGGCGATTCACGGTACCAGGGCAGACGAAACCGTGGCCAATGCGAAAGCATCATACACACACACGAAAGGACAAAAAAATGAAAATTATTAACTGCACACCCCACGCTATTTCTTTCGTCGCCGACAACGGTGATGTCATTCGCACAATTCCTGCAAGCGGAATCCTGCCTCGTGTGGCTACCTCTTACACGGTAGCGGCCACTGTTGACGGTATCCCTGATGAAATCACTGTGTATGGTGATGTCGAAGGACTTCCAGCAGAAGAGCCCGAAACAATTCTGGTCGTGTCTGCCCTCGTGGCAAATGCGTGCAAGAACCGCAAGGATCTTCGCATTCCCGGGCGACAAGTTCGTGATGAAGCTGGCCATGTTATTGGATGCAAGAGCCTGAGCCGTCCTTGCTAAAAAGAGGTGTAAGCCATGGCAATCATTGCAATCGAATCCGCCCTCGATGTCGCAATTATGTTTGGCGACAAAGAACTAGCGGAAATCTACACCGAAGCCTTAGAAGAGGCGGGCGTCCACTACGAAAGCCATGCCAAGTGTTGGGCATGACGAAAGAAGCGAAAATATTATTATAGCCTTAACTATGATTGTAGTGTGGGCTGTGGTATAATAAGGGAAGAAAACCCTTAAAGAAAGGAGAAGAAACATCATGGATGCAAGAATGATTAGTTTTTGGGGTTGCGAAACTAACCCATGCGCAAACCCTGATACGGCAAATAACGGAGGGGGATACTCTCAACCGTCCGGTGGAATCCTTGTTGCTCTCGAAAACGGTGAATATCTTATCGTCACCGTGGATGATATGTCTTGCGGCGATTTTGGCAGCAGAATCGGTTGGACTATCGACAGTTCAGACAGTCGCAGATGGGGTGGCTGTTATGGCACCATGAACGATGCTATGGTGGATAACGAATGGACGGAAGAGTCTCTGGATTCCGTGTCTGGTGTGTACGGGATTGATGCCCGTGCAATGTTGTCGGATGCAATTTTGGCTGTGCATATTGCCGCATAACGATAACGGAATGTTTCCGTCAAGAAGAGTCTTGTAAGTTAATTCTTGCAAGGCTCTTTTTTATTTGAAAGGAGCATTATTATGGATTACTTTAGCAGTCAGACCATTTTCTTTTGTGGTATCGTTGTTGGTATTGGATTTGCCGTATCGATTCAGCTCGCAATCAAAGAGCTGTTCCACCAGCGGCGTCCCCACTAACAGCGTCTCACCAGTGCACACAGAAAGGAAGCGTATCATCATGAAAGCAATTCGGAAATCCCTCCAAGGCGTAGCAGTCGTTATCGCAAGTATTTTTGCAGCGGCTACCGTATTTGCAATCCCTGTTAATGCAGCAGAACCCTCAACCTACATCCAGTCTGGCACGATCTGGAGTGAAAGCGCCGGCGAGTACCAAGTACTCGATGATGCTGGCGAGTTGTGGGGCTTTACCGCTGGCGTTTATGACTATGTCGTTGGACAATACGTCGAGATGACTATGTCAGACGCGGGGACCCCAGATAACATCTACGACGACACTCTCATTGCCGTGTCTCCTGTATGGCGCGACTATGAAAGCGACATCGTTGGCCCCTTTGGCTACTACGTCGTTGATGGATGGATTGCAACCGATAACACAAGCTGCCTCAGCTGCTGGGTGAGGGATTCTTACGGATCTTTATGGTTCTGGAATGCCTATTGCCCCAAGCAGAAGGGCGAGCACGTTGTTCTCATTATGAACAGCAATGGCACACCCGATCAATTCTCAGATGATTCTATCGAGGACATCTTGTGGAGCGAAGACGAGGTAGACTGAAATGGATTCTATGAAATTTGATATGCTATCTATTGCGGCCGCTCTGTATGAAGGCGGCTGGCGTTCCACTATTGATGACTACGAACGACTTGTAAGAGACTATCGCATGTCCCAGAAAGAAGAGAGGTAATCTATTATGAATCAATTGAAAGTACTTCAGTATGCACAGGCAGCCGCTATGGACAAGTGGTGGCTTTATGATGGGCTTGCCGACAAGTTCACTGGCGAAAAGGCTGGCGAGATGGCACGTGAAATGGCGAACAAAGTCATGAATGACGTCAAAGAAATCGGCGTCATGATTGATGCAGAAGAAAAGCGTCTCCGTGCCGAGGCTGAAAAACAGCGCAAGCAGGAGCAGGCCACAAGAGCGCCGCAGGCACAGCAGGAGAAAGCGCCGCAGCAGCAGGAGCGTCCCACTGCCGGACGTATCGTGGATGATGGCACGAAATGGACTGTTGCTATCCGATATAAGGATGGGAGCGAAACCGTTTCCCGATTCTCTCATGAGGACATCGCCCGCAAGGCATACGAAACAATCCGGATGTTGGATAGGGGGATTGCCAAATCGAATCTTTCCCGTATGACCTTGACCCACAAGAACAGCGTCGTGAAAGCATACGAAAGAGATTGACATGATGGAAAGGAGCACAACCGTATGATCGTCAGTGAAATCTACGAAACCATGGCGGGCGACCTTTATGGCGTGGTTCTGAATGAGGATATCAAAATCATTCGGGTTGTCAAAATCAATGACCGCGAACTTACCCCTGACTTTTTCCGGCGAGCAAGAATGGGATTCCTTACTGAGCATTCGTATGATCGGTTGCCCAAGGAAAAGATGTGGCGGTGTATTGAATCAAACTGCCGTCTGGTAGCAACCATTACAAACTGCCACGGATTTATCGTTCATGCAGACCACGATATGACCCGCAGCAGCCGTAAGATGTTCGGTAAGAGAGCTCGAATGAATTACGATCGCAGATACAACGGAGGCGATTATGGTGGAACAATTCACAGTCAAGCCAACTACTGCCGCAAAGCAAACCAGTTCGCCTAAAGCAATCGCAGTGTGTCCTATCTCGAATTTCGGCGGTTATGAAATCTATGAATGTGACGATGAGCGCGTTCATGTAGGTATCAACAACGGCGATACAATCGAGGACTATGGGACACGCCAAGTCAAATATACGTCAAGCGGGCGTACGTACTTCAATCTGGGCGGGCAGCGTCACTATCTTGATGATTTCATCAGAGTTTAAGGAGAATAGAAAATGCTTGAATGGCAAGAGCTTTGTAGCCACGCCATCTGGGTCACAGTTGGAATCTTTGTTGTTCCATATGCTGGGCTTCAGATTTGTCGGGGGTTTTATTACCTAGATGAGTTCCCGCGATTCAATCGAGTCTGTCGGGGGGTTGTATCGTGCAGTGAAAAATCTAGTGGATGGCATCGTAGCCGTCTATCAGGATTGTCCGTGTGAATTCGTTCTGTATACCACAGCGGCGATTGTAATCATTGCTGTTGCGATAAATAAAGCGGCGGCACTCATTTAAGAGTACGCCACTACTACACACATCAAAAGAGAGAGGTAAGAAAAATGTTGTTTTATCGTACTAAGCGTGAGGCCAACAACAAACCCATGTATCGCGGCAAGGGCAAGCGCAAGGATGAGGAAATTTGGAGTATCTACATCGCAGACGAACTGTTCACCGAGGCCGAAGTCAAGCGGTTGAATCTGAATCTGGCTTACCTCGAACAGGTTGAAATCTCCCGGCGGCAGACACACCATCAGGGCTGTTATCGTGTGGCGAATTTTGACGCCAACATTACGGCTGTGAAACCGGTAAAGCAGGCTCCGGTCAAGATTCTTCCTAAGCAGGCCGAGATTGAAGTTGTCAAGCGTCTGAATGACCGGCGCGTATATAAGAAGCATAAGTGCCTTTGCCCCGACAATCGGCCGACGACCAAATTCGTTCGATACCGTGTTGCAAATGATGCGGCGGTGGCAAACAAGTAAGAATTTCCAGCAATTTCCTACATACATAATGCGAGTCCAGATGATATTATAAACGAAGTTTTCGCAGAGGGAACTCCGGTAGTGTGAAAACGCACCGCCGGGGTTTAATGCGGCTACTGGTTCTGCAGAACTGGTACTGGTCCCAAGCCCAGAAATGCAATCGCAAGTGGGGCACATAGCGTCACGATCGAAGCGGTAGCACAAACAGAAGGGCGCTCCACTGATCCTAATGAAATTGACACTGATTTGATGTGATGGCCACACAAATATAATCAGAAGACTAAAGTAGATTAGGCAGTTCCACATTAAGTGAGCGAAACTAAACGAAAGGAGGGTTTATAGCTTGAATTGTAAAATCAGTTACCGCTCGCTAGGAGTGGTCTTTGGTGCAAGGGTCGCGTCTTACTCCAATGAGAAAATTTTCATGGGATGGCGATACAAACTGTTTTGACGTTTAACTGAAATTTCCAAATTAAATAGAATTGACGTTGCAAGTGCTCGTTGCATCCGAGCATAAGTTCGCATCATACATACGAGTTTAGCGGTAGTCGCAAATAGGCGTAATCGACCTATAAGGTTCGCTATAATGCGGGGCTGGGTGATTCCCGAACGGACAAGTTAAACGTATGTTAAGGATAAGAAACCGGGCGACTGGTGGTACCGGGGCAGACGTAACCACATCCACTACTTGCGTAGCAAACACACAAAAAATGAAAGGATACACAATTATGGACATCACAAAACTGATTGAATCTCTTCCGTTAGAAATCAAAGACCACGTCATCGACTGGCAGGATATCCAGATGGGTGAGCAGCATGGAATGTGCGTGATGCTTGACTGTATCTTGTCGCCGGGTCAGAAAGCGCTCCTACAAGGCAACAGGCATATCATGGGATTGGAATGTGTTGCTCAGTACGCCCCTGAAATCAAGCATTCTTACTTCTACATGGTATGAGCGCTGCTATGTATAATCCGCAAAGAACGCAGCGGGTAAAAAGGAGGAAGTTGTAACAATGATGGTGTATATTTTTGATAATTCTTATTCCAGGCGAGCCGAAGGTCAGCCGTGGGTGATGTTTAATCATTACAATGGGGATGTTTATGGCAGTCGTGAGCGTGCTATGAAAAAGTTGGCCGAAATGGCAAAATCGGTGAGTGCAGACCCAGAGTGCTATGACGTCGAATTTGATGCTGATGGCCGCAATCTTCATTATCGTTGGAAGAATTTGGACGGCGATGAGTTCGAACACTATATTCAGATCGAATCAAGAGAAGTGAAGTGAGGGCCCGCAGCATGGGTGATTATGCAGACGCTGGCTATCGGCTCCAGCATTACAAGATTACATTCTACGCCGACAACAATGGCAAAATCCCGCTCAAGGTGGTCCGCCGTGCATTCGCCAGCTATGATTGTGCCAAGATGTGGGAAGCTGATGTGATGTATCGGAATCCTGAATATAACAGTGTCACAATCGAGATGGAATGAAAGGAGGCGGCGCAGTATGTTTGTTTGGGGAATTTTTATGTCCCATGAAGACCGTGACGAAACTATTCACGACGACAAGTTTCATTACGATCTTTTTGCTACTGAAGAACGAGCACTTGAGTATCTTAAAGAACAAGAAAAATGGTGGCATAACCTCTACAATGATCCTTGTATCACAGATGCGGCTAAGAAGGAAATCTTTGGCGGTAAAAAGCCAGACGAATCCATTCGCTTGTTCAAAGAGCCTGCTGAAATCTGCGGCGAAGAAGATACATGGGTTCTTACTCGCGATTACATTTCATCAACTGGAGCCGAGATGCGCGAAAGAATTATGGCAAAAGAACTATCAGTAAAAGAATAAGGAGGCAAACGTAGCAATGGTTCTCAATATGACTGAACTTTCTATCGCCCAATGGTCCAACGCTCAGCTCGATGCAGCACGAAAGCTATGCACGGATGGCGTTCTTCATGATTTGGCACTACCTACTATCGTACCGACTGATTCCTCTGTCCGAGTCAGAGTTCTTGCATGGGATACGGCTGATGCAGTTATGACCATGAAACCGGAGGCTGTAATTCTTCAGGGCGAACCTGTTTTTGTAAACGCATTCCTTGAGCGATACGGTACGAGAATTCAGTGTTTCTCGCCTTGCTATGAAGATGGCAAGTTCGTACAGTTCAGGAGATTTTAACCCGGCGGACTGGCGCAGAAAGGAGACTCATAAGATGTCTGACTGGAAACTCGGCAAAGACATGCTCACCAGCGATACGATTCTCGATCCCGTCACGTTTGACGACCTGATTCTGGCTTTGAAGTGCAACTACGCATATATCGGCGAAACAGCAGTCAGAACCCAGATGAAAGAAATTCTGGATCAGCGACTGGAAGATGCCAAGTATCTGATCGAAAATAACATAGACGAAATCATTGCGCTGGCAACGGATGAACCGCTTGAAGATGCTGGTCACGATGATATCACACTCGAAGAGTAGGAGTAAGATATGTTTGTCTTGACTGAAATTGTGGCCAATAATGTTTCTGCATACGTTGGTAATATCCATGTATCAAACAATGTGGAAGAGCTTCAGAAAATTATGAATGCCGATTTTGACCACGATTTGAAAGAAGCAAATGATCTTTGGATGGATTGCGGATCTAATCTCAATGATAAGCCGCTGTCTATTTGTCACACATATTCTGCAAGAATCAAAACGTTAAAAGAATTCAAAAGCTGGTCGATTATGAAAGTGCCAGGGGAGGCGGCGCAGCCGTGAGAAACTTATCTAAACAGAACCGCAAAAAGATCTTTGATCTGATCAAACGTGATTGTACATTTGTTGGTTCTTACGATTTGGAACATTCTGAAGAAACTGTTTTGACCTATCTCCCGAAACCCGGCACACAGATTCACAAAGATGTTGAGGAAGTTCGTGTCGTAAAAAATCGTAAGACCGGGAACTGGGTTGAATCCGTTGTTGACATTCGGTGGAAGCACGGCATGACTTTGGTGGAAGCCGAAATGATCGAGCGAAAATATCAATGCAAGTCTAACAAGTAAGGAGGGACGCAGTTGTGACACTCGAACAGGCATGCGGCATCGTTTGCAATACTGTTGATAAGCGAACGGGCAGAGAATTCGATCATCGTGAAATTTATGCTCGTTATATCGACTATCTGGGTGGTCTGGATAAGGTCAAACAGTACATTCCTATTTCACTGAAAGAGCTGCGGCGAGCCTACAAGAAGGACAAGCTGTTCAATAATACTGGTCTGGGTTTGTGGCAGAATGCAGCTGGTTATACTGCTGGCGACCCGGTATGTTTCTTTGGCGGGATTTGGATGCTGTATAAACAAAACGATATCGATGTGGCGAGTTGTGCACAGGGCGTCTGCATCCTGAAAGAAGCGGCGAGAATGTTGATTGAAAGGGGTGAAGTATAATGAAATCAATCGAAGTTACATATGACGTCGCTAAGTGGAATAGCGAAACAGGTCGCTGGGAAGACGGCGAGGCGGGTGCTCGACTGGACTTCCTCGATGACTATATCGTTGGTGAACTTCAAGCAACCCTGAGTGCAAAAGCAAAACAGAGGTACAAGCCAACTAGCTGGCATACGCTTCTCGATTTCCTGTCAAAGTTGGAAGAGCTTCGTGGGCGGAGTTTTTCGCCGGGCTCAATCAAAACGATCGAAGTGATTTCTGAGGGAGCGCCGACTCTCTATTGTGGGAGGTGACAACTGATGAAAGTATCAATCGAAGAGAAGCGTGCCGAAGCCATCAAACGAATGAAAGCGTTTGGATTCTTTCATGAAGCAATTGAACTGTTCGAGGCAGACGGTACACCTCTGTCCAGTGAGCCGCCTTGGGGTGCATTTTACGCTCTGAACGATCAACAGAAAGCAGCCGTCCACGAATTTGAAGAAGAGTACGGCGGACTTGTTTACAGTGTGATCCGGTCATTCCATCAGGAGCTCGGCGTCATTGACAATCTGCTTTATGTCAGCGACGAGAAAGATGAATGGCCGTGGGATTGGGGCGACATTGAAAATATGTGCCCTTGTATCTATGCTGTCAATTACAATACGCCAGAATTTTCCGAGTTTGGCTCAATCGGCGTGAAAATGGGTGTTGGAGCAGGGCTGATTCGCATTAGTTAAACTTCTTTAAGTGTTACTTAATTCACCCCATACAGTTGTAAAGTCTTCAAAAAGCTACGCAGATTCACTTGACTGTAACATCATACTGTTGTATAATAGAAGCTGAAGAGCTATATATTTTGATCAGTTTGGTCGAATTGGTCAATATGCAACGAAATGTATATTTATTCAATCATTCAATTCACAATTCAAAAAAATCAGAAACGAAATAGCGAATGGGTTTGGGCGAAGTCCAATCGCGAAGCGCCTTTGATTTGAAGCCGTGGCGAGCGATGAGCGAGTGGCGGCGAAAAAAATTTAGAAAAAGAATAGGATGTTTGATGTAGTGATGATGATGTGATAGTGATGGTTGTGTAATAAGAGGATTATAGGAGTTAAAAGGATTGTTAAGGGAAAAAGAACCATCAGGGAGAACGGAGAGAAGGAAGCGAAAGCGAAGAAGCAGCGGAGAAGAAAGCAGGGGAGGAGAAAACCTTTATGACCGATATGACCAATTTTGAGCCCGGCCGATATGAATTCACCCTCGATAAGTTCGTCGGGCTTGTCCAACAGTACGATCAGTTCTCGATTCGGAGCGGTGATGATTCGTCGTTCGTTCTGATTCGGGTTCCGACCAAGTGGGTCAAGCTTGAGCAGGGCGCGGCTGGTGAGGACTTTATCACTTGTCGTAACAAGCGTAAGCGAGATGGTCATCTGTTCGAGATCAACGGCGACAAGGTGATTTTCGAGATCAAAAGCGCCATTGGCGGCTTGGAGGGGTATCTTAAGTCGGATCTCGGTGAAGCTGTGTTCTACGTTTCGATGTGGACAGATAGCGGCGACACAGACAAATAATAACGAAAGAAGGATTGATAACGTGGAAGAAATTGTAATGAAGGCGATTCCTGAGCACGGCGGAGTGTCGATGACTCGAGCCGAGCAGGAAACCATTATCACAATCGGGGCGCTGGACAAGATTGCCGAGGTGTGTTCTAACGATCCAATCTATTGGCGCAAGCTCGATGCCATGTGCGAAAAGTCTCCTGATGACTATAAGCTGACGAAGATTCATCGCACCAAGGACGGTTTGATTCTGTGCAAGTGGTACACGGTGCCTCGCAAACTGCTTGGCTTCAGATCCTCACGTGTCTATACGGAAGAGCAGCGGGCACAGATCGCAGAACGATTCAAACAGTATCGAGAAGCGAAGGCCGAGCTTTGACAGCTTCCAGAATCAATTCTTAGCCTGAAACGTCCTTATACGATAAGGGTTTTCAGACATATAGTGGTTCGGTAATGAAACTACCATACTAGCACCAAATATGTGTCTACAACCCTTATTGTATAAGGGGAAATGGCATAATATGAAACGAGGTGATATCGTGAAGGCATTCGATAACACATCTTAGGCGAATACACTCGTGATAAGTACGGCAAGACAGTTATCGTAAAACATCGAGATGAATACGTATTTCAGTTACGGCTGCCGGTTGACCGACAGTTACGCAAAGGTAGGATGAGGTATCCCGGGGCGGAGGGGCCTGCCTTCGGCCTCCGAACGAGTCGACGGACGTCAGACCCAGAACCACTGAACGCCGAGCAAGGCGATTTGGTTGCAAAACGCCCGAAACTCAACGAAGTAGCTCATCAAAGTTCGACAGAAGCTCATCAATTGAACTCAATCAACGCGAGTTGAACGGGTACTGATCAACTTCGGGGCCTTTTTAAGATCAACCCTGAGGGCTTAAAAGAGCAACAACATCATTTAGATCTCGATGAATAATAATGCATAAATATGCAGAAAGGATGAATAATATACAATGATTTATGCATAGCCAATTAAGGCGCTGCCTAACGCTTATTATAAATAAGGTAGTCGACAAAAATGGCACAAAAATATATTTAAGTTCTGTTTATAATGACAATTGACGACGCAGAGAAAATGTGTTATCATCATTTCACAAACAGGACTTAAATATACATAAGGGAGGAAAAACAAGTGAATGAGAACGAAAACGTAGCGATGCAGCTGGCGACCACAAGGAAGTTCGGCGAGCTTGAGATTCAGGTCTACGAGAATCCGGCGGTCGGTCACAGCAGGGCGCAGGATGATTTCTGGATGACTCGGGAGCAGATTGGTACGGCGCTGGAATATAAAGACCCCGTAGTTTCAATTACCATGATTCACAAGCGTAACAAGGCTCGTCTTGATCAACTGAGCTCGGCTAACAAAATGTTAGTCGAGGTCGGGAATCATACGCAGATGCGTGAAGTTGTGTGTTACAATCTGCGTGGTGTCATGGAGATCTGCCGCTACAGTACCCAGCCCAAAGCGAACGCTTTCATTGATTTCTGCTGGGATGTGATGGTCGCTCTGATGCAGGGCGAAACCGTATCTCTGAACAGAGGGCAGGTAAGTGACGCGGAATCACGGCGACAGGCACGCTTTGAAATCATGACGCAAGGCATCGAGGAACTTCGCCAGTCTCAGAACCAGCTTTGTTCTCAGATGGCCGAGATGGAAGAAAAGCGCCGGCAGGACAGGGAAGCTCTTGAGAATTTGATTCATTTCACAAAAGCAGACCTTGAGAAGGCAGAACGCATTGTGAGCAAGAGCGACATCATTATCTCCACAATTGAACAGATTAAGAAGCAGCTGGCAATGACTATTCAGCAACCAGCTCATCAGAATGGTTCTTATACTCCGCGTAAGACTTACATTCAGCCAGCAGAAACTTCGTGGAAACATGACGTTAAGGAGATGGTGAGAAAAATCTCCCACATTGAGGGTGTGCCCCAAAAAGACATCTTTAACGGCATGTACAAAACCTTCGAGAAAGAGTTCGGATGGTCGGTATACGAAGAACGAAAGCTCTACGCGAAGAAAAAGGATATTTCGGATGTTTATTCGATCCCGCTCATTGATATTGTGGAGATGGCCAACGACAACATTCGGTCAAGTTTCTATTGCCGACTCAAGGATCGCTACGAGAACGATCTTTTTGATCCCGAGGAAGCAAAGAGGCAGCCGCATGTGAGCAAGCGAAATCCGCCGATGATCCCTGCCAGCATGATTCCTACACGGCATAAGTTTGAAGATTTTCCGAGTGTGTTGTCTCCTGAAAATCCGGGCGGCAATGATATCAAGGTTGTAGCAGAGGTTCAGGCAGTTGAAGTTGAAGCTCCAACGGTTGAAACGCCGGTGGCTGAAGCTCTGGTGGTCAAAGAACCGAAAAAGAAATATTACTACAAGCCGAGCATTACACTTCCGATCGTTGAACCCATTGCAAAAAAGCTGGGTGATAAGACGATTGGGTATTGGGTTACCTATGCAAAGATCTATGACACGATCGGCGTTGTCAAGATGGATCGTATGCGCAAGGCGTATGTACGTTCTCATAATAAGCCGCCCAAGGCTACTCCTGATATTTTCCAACATTCTGATAAGAATATGAAAGTGTTTAAGGAAGCCGCAAAGATTGTGGCGGCAGCTATCTAAGCTATCTACTTTCCTCCATTGTCCTTGGGACTGACAGCCGGGAAAGACCGGCATATATCCGGGTGTAGCGAAGCTGGTATCGCGCCAAATTTGGGATTTGGAGATTTCGCCCGTTCAAGTCGGGTCACTCGGACCATGGTGCAGGGTCTTTCCTTTCTACCTGTGCCTATTGTGTGTATAAAACGGTTTCCATTAGACGAAACCGCGTGGCTGAAAATGCCGAGCAGGTACGATAATCCTGCCTTATATGGGCCCGAAAGGTTTTCGACAGGGCTATGAAAATTCACAATTCGCAGGTCGGCCATCACCTTACGAGGCAAAAAACAATAAACGCTAACTACAATAGTTATCGCTGCGCGGCTTGATGCCGTGCCCAAAACAGCATCCTGATAGGCAGGTAAATGTTTGATGGTTCAAAGAATAAATCCCGGAACCCGATGTAAACGGTAATAAACACCGGCGTTCTCGGACGCTAAAACCGAGTGGTGGAGTGATGTAACAAACCGTTACGTCCCTGGGTTTGCTGTGTTGGCGGCATGAATTCCTTTCAAAAATTCTAAATGCTAACTATTGCGTAAGAAGATTGTGTACGAGTAATAGTTCTGGACGTGGGTTCGAATCCCACCGGGTCCACCAGTGGCGCAAGCCGCAAAGCTAGGTTCGATGCGACAGCGTAGTGTAGTGCGAGGTCGCTGGGGTGGCGCAATTCCACCGTGGATGCAATGCATTCATAACGCTTTGACCGAAATTGTGCGAACAGACTGCGACGGGGTAGCTCCTCGTGGAGTGAGGGTCTGGTGACAACATGAGTAGGCGATAGGATGACCTGCGAAAGTGGTCTAGTCAGTTTGGTGCCCGGACTGGCGGAGAGTGGATTTAAAAGGGCAGCCTTTGAGGATGGACTCTGGGGAAGACAAAATGTACCTAGTTGTATCTGCTGACGCGGTTAAGTCGCATTGCACATCGCCGATGCTGTTACATGGTTAAATCCTCCTCTCTGTGGCGTTAGTTCAGTTGGCAGAACACTTGGCTCATAACCGAGTAGTCGTGGGTTCAAAGCCCTCACGCCGCACCATTTCGTGTACGAATATCAACAAATCAAAAAGAGGTAAATCAAAATGGCTGAGAATGCAGCTAAAAATACCGAAAGATATCAATCCTATAAACTTCAATGGATGTTGGATCATGGACACACATTAGAGGAAATTTTTAGAGAACTCTACATGATTCAAAAGGAATACTTGGAAGACGGAGAGTCATGCCCAAGCATTTGGACGTTGTTGGATCGATGGGAAAAGGATATTGGGTTTGGTGGAGAATGTTGGGCTTGCTTTGATGAATGGCTGGAGAATGAAGGTAGAGAGGTAAATCAAAATGGCTGACAAGTATCTCAGTATCATTACAAACTTCGGCTGCCACTATAGCTGCCCTGAGTGTATTGTCCGCAATAACAAGCTCAAGATGACACCGACAGACGAGTATTCTTCTTATATGCAGTTAGAGCATGTTCTGAAGAACGAATGTAATGACTGTAATTGGGTATCTGTGTCTGGCGGCGGTGATCCACTTTATCACTGGTGGGAACATCAGGCGTGGTGGACAGGATTCTTTTCGGTGTGTAAAGAACTTGGTCGCAAGATTGAGTTGCATACGAGCTATTATGATTTTGATCATGATGATGGAATTTTAATGTTTCCATTCGAACAGTTTGATAGAGTTGTGTATCATTTGCATTGTGCAGAGGAGCTTTATAAGATTTGTCGCCGGGGTAAAGAAATCGTTCGAGTGGTATTCGTTGTGGACGATTCTATGGACGAATACGAAGTTAGCAGGATTTCAGCTATTGTTCAAGAAAGCGACGATATCGACGAGCTTACATTCCGGCAACGCGTGGATGCAAACTATAAGCCGACCTATCATTTGCGCGGTCTCCTGCTGGCGGGGCATAAAAAGGCTTGGTGGTATGTGACACAGTGCGATTACAATACTTACTTCCACAACGGTAAACTGTACACGAAGTACACGGATATCTTTGAGAAGGAGTAATTCAGATGTACATTGTCGTAAGCGATTATACCAACGAAAAAGTTGACATCTACAAATCAGTAAGTTTCGATAAAGCATTTCAGGCGAGAAGCGATGCGATTGATTTTGCTGCCCGTAGCTATCAGAGCTTCTTTGACAATATGCCCAGCGATGAAGCTGCACGGTATGAAAACGCAACGCGAATTAACACTGACTCTTATGCGGATTTCTGTGGGTGTGCTTTGTGTCCGTATCCCGAGTATGCTATCGGAGCTGCGGTTGATAATGGTGAAGATAATCACATGTACTACATGGTATTTAAGGTGGAGGAGTGATTTCATGAAGCGATACCTTGTAAGCGTTTGGATACGACAGTCTTATTCCATTTGTGGCAAAAAGCTGAGACCGGATTCTGAGGTAGTAAGTTATGAAAAAACATAAAGATTTATTGCTGGCAGCCTGCGCATCGGCTGTTTCGTTTTTGAGTCTCGATGATGTTTTTGAGAAACTTCTACGGCACATCTCGCTTGTTCAAATGGCAACAGGAAACATAAGTTCTCTTTACGGACGTGTCAGCGAGTTGGCTCTTTCGGTATCTGTGGCTCTGTCGCTTGCGATTGGAGCTGTGGTATATATTTTATTCAAAAATTAAAAGGAGGAACGAATGAAGAAGTTCAAAAAGATTTTCGTGGTTTCGTGTGCAATCGTGATGGCGTTGACCTTTACGGGGTGTACCAAGAAAGAGGTGTATACAATCGAACCTCATGAAACTGCATTTCTGATTTCACTCTCTGAGGGCGGTGGGAAACAGGCGTCCTTTGAGAGTGAGGCAATGCTCGCTGAAGCAAAGGTGGCAGCCAAACAGGTGTACATTACTTACTCGAAGCGACATCTGTCGCCGACTGACATCATTGGTACTTGGGTACCGGATAACATGTTGGTTGTCGTCAATAGAACTCCTGTTACTCGTGAATGGTCCGAGGGCAAGGACAGTGGCACCAGCACTGTCAACCAGTCCATCTCTGCCGAAAGCAAGGAGTCTATTGGCTTCTCTGTCGGTATGAACTGCTCTGCTCAGATCTACACTGAAAACGATGCAGTCAAGTTCCTGTATTCCTACAACAACAAACAGCTCTCCGAGATTATGGATACTGAAATCCGTGCTCGTGTTGAAGCTGACTTTGTTGAAATGTGCGCCAAGTACACCATGAATGAGATCCTTGAGAAGAAGGCCGAGATCATGGAGTATGTCCGCAAGGATGTGACTGAGTATTTTGCAGAACGCGGTATCACGATTACTGTCCTTGGTATGAAGGATGGCATTGAGTACGACGATGCGTCTGTTCAGGCTGCTATTAACAAGTCCTTTGTGGCTGAGCGCAATGATGAGGCGCAGGAGATTGAGAATCAGACTAAGATTTCCAAGGCGAACGCAGAAGCCGAGGCGAATAAAATCATCTCTGAGTCTCTGACTGACCGGCTGATTCAGCAGCAGATGTATGAAAAGTGGGATGGTAAGCTTCCTACTTATGTCGGCGGCGATGCCAGCATTCCTGTACTGAACGATATGAAGTAACCTCGTAGGAACGGAGACATTAAACCCGTGTCCTGAGATCAACACAAGATCTAAAAACTGTGTGGCAGCTCGGAAAGACGAGCAAGTATGTTTTGGTGCTGGAATCGGCAGACAGGGGAGTCTCAAAAACTTCTGCGAAAGCATGTGGGTTCAAGTCCCATCCGAAACACCATGGGTGAGTTGCGTCGCCCAAAAATCTCCTTTTCCTCACAAATGCTTAGTGGCTCATGAGTTCCAGACATGAATCACCGTGACTGAACAAGTCGTAGCAGGTACGCAATCCTGTTTTTGATAAGTCGGTATGGTGGAATAGGCGAGACACGTCTGCTTTAGGGACAGATGCTTAAGTGCATGTGAGTTCAAATCTCACTACCGACACCAATCTCGCATGGGTAGGATCTTTAGCGGTCAGATCCGGCCGCGCCTGTGCGAGATACCACCCCCCTGTGGGGAATGTTAAATTTTTCCATGTACGTTATTCTCGGCTCGCTCGAAAGAGTGCAGCGTGCCTTTGTAAGCCGAGTATTTTATGTGGCTGTAGCTCAGATGGTAGAGCAGCAAGCTAACTGCGCGCCGTTGGTTCAAGTCCAACCAGTCACTCCGATGCCCGCTTATAGGGTCTCATTCCTCCTATTCGGGCTTTACCTCTTTTCTTCCTTGTTATTCCCGGCTCCATGGCGAATGCTGTGGCAATAAGGCGTAGTAAGCTGGGTTTATATGCAGCGGTCGTACATCGGCTAGTATATCAGCCTTCCAAGCTGAGGAGGTGGGTTCGACTCCCATTCGCTGCTCCATCGTGTGCGACGGTTTGAGACTCCTACATGCAAATCCAGCCGGGTAAGTCCGTCCACAACCGGTGTAGGTAGACATCTTTACTCATTAGGTCTCTAACTAAATGAGGAATAGAAAATCAGTTGTTCCAGCTAGATCGGGGATTGGCCGTTCATTGGCAAACGACAGGCATCACACCGGTAAATGATGCTGAGCCAAATAGGAAGGGGAATAAGGTGCAAGTCGAGTAGCTGTCGGACGAATACTCTTCAGGTAGCCAGTAAACTGGAACGTAAAACGAATGTTGGCTGTTTCTGATTTTCTTTTATATGCTACCATGATGTAACTGGCAGGCATGAGGGACTTAAAATCCCTTGCTGGAAACAGCGTGCGGGTTCAAGTCCCGCTGGTAGCACCATTGTTCGAATATCAACACATAAAAAATAGGAGCAAAACAACATGAATATCGTTATTGAAACTAAGGACGACAAATATGTAGCCGGTGTTTATGCTGACGAGGGAGAGAATACCGAAAACGATACGATCATTGATTGTGCTGTAAACGGGCTTCTTGCTATTATTCGTTTTTATATTCTTAAAGACGAAACCCTTACGATGGAAAACAAGAAGAATGTTGTGTCTGACCTATGCGATGAAATTAAGAAAAAGCTTTTGGAAGCAATTGAAGAGGAGAGCGCAGTCGTATGAATTCTATTATCAGTCCGTGGGTGTTTTATCTGATTGGCATGGCTGACACCATTCAGATTTTGGCGCTTTTCGCTTCTATTTGTTTTGTTGCCATCTCTGGTTATTTGTGGTTTGATTGGATGAATGATTTCGCTCGTTATGGAGAAAAGGATGAAGATGTTTTAAGAGAGCGCAAGATTGTTGTAAAGGTGTCAATTGCGGCAATTGTGAGCCTAGCGATTCTTGTCTTTACCCCTTCTTCCAAGACCTGTTATAAAATGCTCGCCGCCAATATGTTTACAGAAAAGAATGTAACTGCTGCAACTGAATATGTCACTGACGTAATCGACTATGCAGTCGACAAAGTAAAAGAACTTGACCCTGCAACTGAAAATGAAAGGAGCTAAACATTATGATCACCATGTCACATGAGGAAGTTCTTGAGACGATTCCGTTTATGTTTGTTTGCGAAACTCGGGAAGGTGCTCGTTGGAACAGTGGTACTCGCCGTAGGCTCTGGAACGAACAGTTTACCAAACAGGAACAAGCAGCGTGTGCAAGTTTGTTTAAGATGGCGCATGAGTGGGCGCTCATTCGCGGTGTCCCTGATGTTGTTCGGATGGATCAGTCTACATATTGGCTGTGGATCAAGCTTGGCGAGTTTTGTGAAATGCTTTGATCGCGAGGTGATGACGTGAAGGTTTATGTTCTTTATGACTGTGTCGAAAATCCAGACGAGTGGGCGTTTGCTGGTGTTGAACACATTTATGCGAATCATGCAGACGCGGTAGATCGGATGCAGGATTTGTTCTTAGAGTGTTTGAACGAACACGACATAAATAATGCAGAAAGTATGCGAGATAGCTATATTGACGATTGGGGAGCGCGTGTCGCGGACGTTCCGGCTGGTTATCGTCACACATGGACAATTACAGAGGAGACAGTTGTATGAAATACGATTTACATGTTGGGCAATTAGTTAGAATCGGCAATGAAGTGTCTGAAAACGATGTGAATCGCAACAAAAGAGGGCGCATCGTAAGATTTGATAAAGATTACCCAGTTGTAGAGATGTTAGACCCATTTACAAGTGGAGAAACAACGATTACTTGGTGCCCGCAGAGACTTTGGGAGCCGTGTCCAACAAAACTTACTTGCAAATCACTTCTGTGATTTTATTTTTTGGTCACACAAACATAACTTAAATATATAAAGGAGCGAAGAAATGGTTATCAAGTATGTTGACGGCCACTATGAAATCGTATCGGCGGATAGTGGTCAGTTTATTCAGTCGGCCGATACATGGGACGAAGCTCTGGATAATATGAAGGAGCTACTACAAACCGCATAAGGTACAACGGGTGATTGCCCGTTTACATATCAATCTTTAATTACAAAGGAGAAAACATTATGAAAGCAATCGTTAAGTTCAACAATCTGTTCGTCACTTCCGCATACGATGTCGCTACCCTGAAGAAGGTCGAGAAGTTCCGTCCCGAGGCTTTGAAGCTGTATGAGGGCGAGGGCAAGGAGAAGAAGCTTGTGAGCGCCATTGCTGTTGCTTCTAAGGATGATATTAGCAAGTTCGGCGTGGCTTTTGCTCAGGATGCAGTCACTGGCGATAAGGTTGCCGTTTTGAGCCGTCCTGTTCCTGCTGGTATGAAGTCTGAGGCAGAGATCAAGGAGTGGGTTCGCGACATGATTGGTCTGACCATTGTTCGCGGCACCAAGATCGAGGAGCAGATCGCAGCCGCTATGGAGTCCATCAATGCTGATGAGGCTGCCATGAATGCTGCAATCACTATCGATGGTGAGGACGCAGACGCCGAGTAAGAGCGCTGCTGAGGTTCCACGCCGGATGTTCCTGCGCAATACGTCCGGCATTTTAACGAGTAAACGATATTTTTCAAATTAAAAAGGAGTACATACTATGATTAAGATTTGGGTTACCACTAATGACGACAAGATCGAGGACGTTGTTGCTACCAGCATGACCCCGAAGGACGTGTTCGCAAAGCATGGCGTGAACTACGCCAATGGCCAGAGCACTCTGGATGGCTGCATTCTGACGGTGGCACAGCTGAACACTCCGCTGTCTGAGCTGGGCGTCGGCGATGAGGTGTATCTGGCCTCCATCTCCAAGCACGACAATGCGACTGGTATGAACTGATCGCGCTGATCCGAAAATAAACAACTGAATTCGTTATTGGTTACAACGATATTCTAAACACTGCAGCCGCTGGCAGGCCGGTTAAAGTCTGCCTTATATGTGTCCAGTATCTGGGCTTTTAAATTAAACAGGAGGAAATACATATGGCTTTCACAGCTTATTCCAGCAAGATCGGTTCGAGAGATTGCGACGAAGCATATCCGTTGATTCTGAATTGCGACAATAGCAATCTCAACGATAATGTGATGTTGTCTGTACTGCGCGTACTGATCAATGATGACCGTATCAAGCATTCTACTTCGGGAGGGCATCGCATTCAGTCAATTATTGATTGCCAACAGTTCTATATGGGCGACGACGAAAAGTTCACTAAGGACATGTTCGTTCATGAAGATAACGCTTTCAATCAGATGAAATTTGGCATCATGTTTCAGACGATCGACGATAAGAAAGCAGACGCCATTATTTCTGAGTTCAAGAAGTACAATGCGGATTACGAAGCTGCCGGTTGGAAGATCATGGATGTCGCAGCTAAGTACATCGATAAGAATGGCAACGTCTATGTATATCAGAATGAAAAGAAGCAGGGTGTTGTCGTTGTTTGTGCTAAGAAGAATCTGATTCAGGCCATGCACATGGCGGCGAGTTGTTTGCCAAACCTGATGCCGTGGTTTTTCGCTGATCAGCCGCTGACTGATGATGAGAAGGCGATGCTGCGTACTCTTTATGATCAGGACAACGAAGCTTTCGGCAAATACATGGAGAAGGCATACGAGACCGGCGATTTCTATGGTAAGAAGTTGCGTGGCGCTCTGAAGGGATTTTGCAAGAAGGATTATGCAAACGAAATTACCCGGCAGGAGCGATATATTCGTGAAATCCAAGATGAAATCGAAAGAAAATATAACGATATCCGTGAGAGAAATAAAAATCTTGAAGAAGCTCAATTTAAACTCACTATGATCATGGACCGTGCTTGCTGCACTGAGGATGACGAAGCTGCAATTGTTAATTTCCTGAAGCGCTGCAAGACGCTGGTTTATCTTGACTCCAATAGTGATCGAATCTCTATTGGTTATGTTGGCACGCTAAACGATTGTGATGAGGGCGAGTTCCGCACTTGTGTTGAGAAAAAGGCAAATAGTCGAAGCTACATTTTTCAGCGTTCGCCGTATGACACGGAACTTACGAAAGATTTCTTTGTGTCAATTTGGAAGACCCATCGGTTCGCTATTCGCACCTACTGTGAATGGCGACTGTATTCCAGCTGCAAGGTTGAAGCAATTCGTGGTTCTGATATGCAAGGTCGCTCTGATTTGATGAAGGATCGTATTCGTCAGCCCCATATCGATCGGTATGCGTGCTATAGCGGTTATCGAGAGATGCTCAATGCGCTTAGTGTAAAACACGATTACATTGGCGTCCTGACTACGATTATTGGTTCAAGCGCATCTATCAACTGGAAGGATGGCACCGTTGTAAGCGACCTCATGTACGATTTGTTTGACGAATCCTATATCAAAACTCGTAAGTGTATCGAGGATAACGCGGGTAATCTGTACACGGTGGCAGAAGTATTTGATATTCTCAAGAACGAAAAGGACGCAGCAGCAACAGCAGAAGCAGTAAAGAAGGAGGTCGCTAAAGATGAAGCCCATTAATATCACGGAGCAGGTTGTAGCAGATATGGCACGTGAATTTGTTCAGGAGCTGTATAAGACCGGTAGGGTTAAGACGGATTCTTTCTCATACAAGAAGAATTTTGCGTCTGTTAAAAAGGATGCTGTCGAGGTGAATTTCACCTATGAAGCGTATTCTCAGATGTTTGCGTTGATTGATCACTTCGATTGTGAGGTTGCATGGCGCGGCATTGTGAATCGTATCGATAAGACGCATTTTCAGATTACCAAGATTCTGCTGTATCCTCAGACTGTGACTGGTACCACAGTGGACACCGATCAGGAAGAATTTTCAAAGTGGTTTCAGGCGCTGCCTGTTGAAACGATTCGCAACCTGAGATTTCAGGGACACAGCCATGTCGATTTCGGTGTAACGCCGAGCAGTCGCGATATGGAGGATCAGTGGCGATTCATTGACGGACTCAAGCCGACGAGTTATCAGATTTTTATGATTTGGAACAAGAAGCGTCAGTATAACGTTCGCGTCATTGATCTGGCCGACAATGTCATCTATGAGGGAGCCGATGTCAAGGTTACTGTTGGAGATTTTGACTCGACTCGATTTCTCGAGGATGCAGACAAAACGGTTCGAAAGCGCCCTGTATATGTCGCAAGCACAGTCGCAAATTACGGAGCTTATGGAGCAGGCACCTATTATGGTAAAGCAGTTACGCCGCAAAAAACGTACCCGCAAACAGTTACCACGCAAACGCCAGTGCCGCAAATCAAGACGGTAACTGGCGCAGCGGCTCCGAAAGTCAAGGAAGTGTCTGAGACTCGATATCCATTGGTCAATCATTACAAGGAGAATCCAGAAGATCTTGATACGTGCTGGAATTCCAGCTGTTTTCCGTATGACAATTAAAGAAAGGACTACAAAATGAATCTGAGTAAGCTTGAAATGGTATTCAACCCCGATGATATCAGCGGCCAGATCCACATTATTGGTTGTGGTTCGGTTGGCTCTACTGTGGCGGAACTTCTTGCACGGTATGGTCTGAAGAATTTCACGCTGTGGGATATGGACGAGGTTGAAAGCAAGAATATCGTCAACCAGATGTTCTTCGCCAACAATATTGAAGCTCCAAAGGTCGAGGCGGTTCGCGATATTATCTGTGCCATCAATCCTGATGCCAAAGATGAAATTGTTCTGAAGCCGAATGGTTGGCAGGGTGAGATGATTCGCGGTTATGTATTCCTCGCGGTCGACAATATCGAAATTCGCAAGCAATTCATGGAGGCGAACAAGTACAATCCGAATATCAAGGGTGTGTTTGATGTCCGCACCGGGTTCCATGATGCACAGTGCTGGGCAGCAGATTGGAGTAAGGAAAAAGACCGAGAGAATTTATGGAACTCTATGAATTTCTCTCATGAAGATGCACAGGCTGGCACTCCGGTTTCTGCATGTGGCATCGTTCAAGGTCTCGCCCCGACTGTTCGTTTCGTGTGTTGTTTGGCGGTTACGAACTTTATCAATTTCGCGACTAATATCGCACCTTTGAAGAAAATGATCGTTGCAAATCCGTACACTTTTAACGTTACGGCTGCATAAAGAATAAATAAAAAAAATCGTGATGAATTACTGTTGAAATATACAGTCCTGCCGGATGACCGACAGGTTCGTAAAGGTAAGATCATATACATCCCACCGGGAAACCGAGGCGTGTGATCGCATGCGATGTACGTCGGCTCCGCAGGTATGCTGATTCGCTGATCGAAATAATCAACGTAGACACGTGCCGGCAATGAGCTCAAAACGCAAACCCGCAGGAAGACGTCCCGTCGAAGGCACCTCCCTGAGCATACAAACCACCATTTAGATCACGATTTAGAAGAGGTAAACATATGTACGTTACTTATTGGAATCCGCCGAGAACAAGGCAGATTACGTTTGATGAAATCCTTAGTGGAGTCGTTGACGTGAACCAGTTGAAATATGCTGGCGATGAAACTTCTACTCGAACTGTACAGCGTAATGGGTTGAATGATCGTCTCGTAGCAATTACAAACGTTACCAATATGATTGCACGGCTCGCGGAATTCAATCAGAAATACGCTCGTCTTGAAGCAGTACGTGACCTGTCGACGTATTACTATCACTTTGAAATTCCCAAGAAGACTGGTGGCGTTCGTCCAATTGATGCACCGAACAATGAACTGAGCGATGCGTTGGTTGAGTTGCGGACGCTGTTAAAAAGTTTCATGATTGCTGATTATCACACGGCAGCACACGCATATATCAATGGGCGCGGCACTCTGAGTGCAATTAAAAAGCATCAGGCGGGACACAGATATACAGTAAAAGATCGTGAGACTGGGAAAGAAAAGATCGTCACCTATGAAAACAACTGGGCTGTCAAGTTTGACTTTCATGGATTCTTCCCGAGCTCCACTCCTGAGTTTATCTACAGTATGTTCAGAAAGATTTATCCGTTTTCTCTCATTATGAAGGATCGAAATGGATACAATCAGCTGACTAAAGCGATGCGCCTGTGCTTCTTGAACGGCGGTCTTCCGCAGGGAACGCCAATCAGTCCGTGGATCACGAACGTTATGATGATCCCGTTTGATTATATGTTAAACAAGAAGCTTTCTTACAAATATACCATGAAAGACGGCATTTCTCGCACTTTTACATACACCAGATATGCAGACGATATCACCATCAGCTGCTATTTGAGTTTTGACCCGATGGAAATGCAGGATATTATCAAAGAGACGTTGGACGCAATCAATGCTCCGTTTACTTTGAATGAAGAAAAAACGCATTATGGTAATCGGCATTCGAGCGAAAACTGGATGCTCGGTCTGATGTGGAACGCCAATAACGATATCACAGTCGGATGGCGCAATTTTAAGGACTTCAAGAAGATGGCATCTAATTACATCATCTGCAAGAAAGAAGGGAAAACGTGGGACCTTGAAGACTTGCAGCAGTTTAATGGCAGGCTGAATTACTACTGTATGGTAGAAAAAGAATCGGTTGACACGGTGATTTCTCGGTACAACGAAAAGTATCGTGTTGATATGATGGCAATGCTCAAAGCTGACTTAAAACCAAAAGAAGGAGTTGTTTTCTAATGATTGAAATGATGTGTAGAGATGGCGGCACTCCAGTTGAATTGCTCGATCAAGCGGCAAGTGTCGTAGAGGAATCCATCGGGTGTCCAGTTGACCTGTTGGATATCGACGACCACAGAGCAATGGTCTATTGGGGGCCGTCTGATGTTGCAAGCGCAATCAAGGAGCTTGGCATCAAAGAAATCGATGCAGAGGATATGAGCTTATGTGCAGATCTCTTGTGCGATTTTGAAGTGAATATTCATCAGGCAATGCTTGAGGCCGGACACGACGCTCTACAGAGCTGTTTGGAATGTCTTGTTGATGAACTGCGAAAACAGGACAAAGAATCCAAGTAATTATATATTGTAATCTCTTTTGAATATCGGGCGTTTTACGTCGCGAGCTGCCGGATGACCGACAGTTATGAAGAATACCATAGCACGCTCATACGGGCTCCATGGGCTGCCTGGGGTTGGCAGCCACGCCCTCCTGAGCTATTGATCAAATTAGTTCGCAAGGGCGGAGTCTCCGTTCTGCAGCCTAATCCCAGCAGAGCTGGAGATCGCGGCTGCAATCACTGCGACTCATTGGCCATCAGAACATTTACTCGACAATGCTTCCGGGATCAAAGATCCCTCCAAATTATCTCGCAAATGTTCTTCTAGCCAAACTGTTACTCACAATTTAGAAAAGAGATTGATTATGGATTACAAATATAAAATTGGACAAAAAGTACGAATTCGGAAAGACTTGACAGCCGGCGCAGAATATCCAATGCAAAGCGGAAGTCGTTGCGGTTGGGACCCGGGAGTAGCTGAGGATATGGAAAAATACCGAGGGCAGATTATGACAATTGATTATATTAAAGGCTATTATACCCTCTGCGAAGATAATAGATCGTGGTCGTGGAGCGACACAATGTTCGAAACACAAAAGCGGCTTACATGTAAAAGTCTTTTGTAAAGGAGTGAATTTTAATGGCAGAAACCGCAAAGAAAGTGGCACAAAAAACCATTCTTTTCCCAGTTGAAGATCGGCCTGCAAAACTCGTCGTTACAGAGGACGATATTGAACGAATTATTCAGCAGGCCGTTAAAAGTGCCACTGCAACGAAAAAAGCACGGAAACCTCGTCGGACGGATAGTCTTTATCTCAAGGATGGGCGCAGAAAGCCAACCCCGGCAGATCCCATCAAGTCAAAGGAAGATTTCAAGAAGATTGTTGATTACCTTGGGTCTAACGGACCTGAAGAAATCGCGCTTAGAAATAAAACGATGTTCATTCTCGGTTGTTCAATTGGTGTTCGATGCGGCGATTTGTTGAAGCTTAAAACGGCTGATGTTTATTATGAGAACGCTCATGTAAAAGATCATGTTGAACTGATCGAGCAGAAGACCGGCAAGCGAAACGTGTGTAAGATTTCTCATATGGCAAAAGAAGCTTTAAGAGAATATTATCAGGCAATTGGTTTTCGAATTGACCGTGACACGCTTCTTTTTCAGAGCAAGAAAGGTGGACAGCTTAACGTTAGATCGGTGAGCAACCTTTTGAAGAAAGCTGGTAAGGCGTGTGGTTTAAATATTGAGTTATCTACTCATAGTATGCGTAAAACTTATGCCATGGCAGCATTACAAAGCGCTGAGGGTACAGTTGATGGAGCGAACATCTTGAATATTCTCCAAACAAAATTTAATCACAGCGACCAGCGTATTACGATGAGATATATCAAAATGGATCAAGAAAAACTTGATGAAGTCTCTGAAAATGTTTCTGACTGGTTTGAAGGAGAATGAACTATGAACTATAAGTTTAAACCCGGAGATAAAGTAACAGTTAGAAAAGATTTATCAGATCGTAAAATATACAAGATGTTGTCAGGAGAAACTCCATATGATGACATTATTGCTATTCATTCTATGGAAAATCTTCGAGGGAAACAAGTAACAATCGAGAGTTATGATTGTTGTGGGAATGTAATGTGTTACAGGGTAAAAGAAAGCTCCAGATATTGGACAGATGAAATGTTCGAAGAATCTAAAAAACCGTTTACATGTAAAAGTTTATTATGAAAAGAGGTAAGAGAACGTGTCGAAAAGCAAGTACAAATATAAGAATGAAGAAGCAGTTCGCGTCAGGGAAGATCTTCAATCTGGAACAGTTTATTACATGAGATCCGGTCCAGAACCGGATACCAATGGTGTGGAGACATCATGGAGTGGACGTGGGCAAGTAGGTTATCGTGGACAAATTATACATATTTCTCACAAGGCAAACGGTCGATACAAAATTCTTGAAGACGGAAAAACATATTATTACACAGATGAAATGTTTGATCGTCCAAAGAACTTAATTTGCAAAAGTTTGTTGTGAGGGTTTGAAATGGAATACAAGTATAAACCCGGCGACAAAGTTAGAGTCCGCCCAGATCTTCATGAGTCCGGAAGTTACAAAATGGTAAGTGGAACAAGACGAGGATTTAGCCCCGGAGTTAATAGTGCTATGTGTAGTTACGCTGGTAAGATTGCAACGGTTTCACATTGCTACATTACATATGTTTTAGAAGGATTCGGTAATTGGTCGTGGAGTGATGAAATGCTTGAGCCGGCTAAACCGCTTTGTTGCAAATCATTGTTGTGAGGTGATTGTATGAATGAAATCTGGTGCGTGATTGAATGCAGTTCAGATGGCGAAATCTTTCAGCCTGATTTTTTTACTTCAAAGGAAGAAGCGGCTGCATTTATTGAGGAAGAGACAAAAGAATGTCTTTTCAATATGGCAGATTTACCCGGGGCTGATAGAATGACCGATATCGTTGACGGGGAACCGACTGGCGAGGTATGGACGGATAAATACAGTTGGGTTTGGCATAGTTTTGAAGTTACAAATAAAATTGAAAAATTAAAGGAGAATAATAACAATGTCTGATTTCAAGAAATTTCGTGCGCTGCTGCAGGACCACTTCAATGAGATGGTGAAGAGTGAGAATCCACTGTTTGTCACTGACGCTGATGAGGATGAACTGTACAATCTGTATCTTGACAGCTTCCCGGCTGGCACGAATGAGCTGTTCCGTAAGCGTCGTGAGTATGACTGTTCCTGCTGCCGCCGTTTTGTAAAGAATATCGGCAAGCTGGTGGCGTTTGACAAGAATTATAATTTGATTTCCATCTGGGATTTCGATGCAAAGTCTGCCAAATATCAGCCTGTTGTTGATGCACTGGCCGCCTATGTAAAGAGCCGCGCCATTGTGAATCCGTACTTTGTCAGTCGCAATATGATCGGTTCTGGGGACATGTTCGGCACCGAGATGAACTACGAGTACGATGAAAACCACAAGGATGTGCATACTTGGGATCATTTCGCAGTCAAGATTCCGCAGCGTTTTATTACCAGTGGAGATGACGTGGCTACCAAGATGGCACAGTGGCGTGACTCCGCAAACGTGTTCAAGCGTTCTCTGGAAGAGCTAACCATGGAGGCTGTTGATACTGTGCTGGAGCTGATTGCGCAGAATAGCCTGTATCGCGGCAAGGAGTTTGAGCGGTCTGTAAAGGAGTTTAAGCACGATAAGATTGATTATGACAAACTGTCTGTTAATGAAAAGGTTGCCTTTGTATGGCTTGCTCCTACATATGCTACGGCAGCGCAGCTTCGCATTCGTAACACCGCTATCGGCACCCTTCTTATCAATTTGAGCGAAGGTATGGATGTGGATTCTGCCGTTACTGCCTTTGAGAAGGTAGTTGCTCCTGCAAACTATAAGCGTCCAAAGGCGATTTTCACCAAGAAGATGCTGGAAGATGCACAGAAGACTGTCACCGAGCTGGGTTATATGAGCAGTCTGGGCCGTCGGTTTGCTACTCTGGACGATATCACCGCCAATAATATCTTGTTCTGCAACCGTGATGCTGCTCCTCGTGTGCTTGGCGCTATGAATCCGTTTGAAGCAATGGCTAAGACTGTTGCGATTGACCCCAAGAAGTTCGGCCGCGCAGAGGAAATCAGCATTGATAAATTCATTAAAAATGTGCTGCCGACCGCGACCGGTCTGGAACTGTTCATGGAGAATCGGTTCTCGAAGAATATGATGTCTCTGATTGCGCCTCAGGATAAGAGTGCGCCGTCTATGTTCAAGTGGCCGAATGGTTTCAGCTGGGCATATACCGGCAATATGGTAGACAGCGATATTCGCGAAAATGTTAAGGCTGCTGGCGGCAAGGTCGATGGTGTGCTGCGTTTTTCTATTCAGTGGAACGATAAGCCGGGCGAGTGGGATGAAAACGATGAGGATGCTCATTGCATTGAACCCGATAAGAATCATATCTATTTCAGCAACAAGTGGCACCCTCGTACTGATGGCCGCCTGGATGTTGATATCATTCATCCTAATCATGGTAAAGCTGCGGTCGAGAATATTACATGGCCTGACATCGAAAGGATGAAGGAAGGTGAGTACAGCTTCTATGTGAACTGTTTTACTAGTCGTGGAGGTAAAACTGGTTTCCGTGCTGAGATCGAATTCGATGGCAACATCTACTCGTTTAACTATGATAAGCCGCTGCATCAGGGTCAGAATGTCTCCGTGGCAAAAGTCACGCTGAAGGATGGCAAGTTCTCTATCAAGGAGCTGCTGCCCAGTTCTACCAGTACCCGCGAGATCTGGGGTGTGAACTCCAATCAGTTTGTGCCTGTTTCTGTGGCAATGTATTCTCCGAACTACTGGGATGAGCAGACTGGTAATGGCAACCGCCACTACTTCTTTATGCTCAAGGATTGCGTCAACCCTGAAAAACCCAATGGCTTCTACAATGAATTTCTGAAGGCGGAACTGTTACAGCATAAGCGAGTATTTGAGGCTCTCGGTTCTCAGATGGCAGTCCAGTCAGTAGATGACCAGTTGTCTGGCGTTGGATTCTCTGAGACGAAGCATGATTCCTTCATTGTTAAGGTGCAGGGAGCTACTGAGCGAGTTCTGAAAGTGGTGATTTAATGGCTCGTTACAAAGTTGGGGACAAAGTGCGCTTAATCGATAATTTTGTGCAATATAAAGAGTATTTTATGCGAGATCGGAATAACAATCCCGGATATACTATAACAGTCAAGTGGTCATTAGAAGAAAGAATGGAACTTGCTGGAAAAATTGTGACGATTTCTGAAGTCGGAGAATACTACCGAATCGAAGAAGACGACTATCGTAAACATTGGACTGATGATATGTTTGTTGGCACGGCAAAATGTTTTGTTTGTCGGTCATTACTGTAATTTGTAAAGGAGAAATATTATGGAAAAGAATCTGTTCGAAATCGCAACTCGTAATCGCTACCGCTTCACCTACAAGGGTGTCATGACTGTTGAGGATCTGTGGGACCTGAATGTTGAGGCTCTGGATGCAATCTTTAAGACTCTGAATCGCCAGAAGAAGACTGCCGACGAGGATTCTTTGCTGGCTGTCAAGAGCGCCGAAGATACCGAACTGGCAAATAAGATCGAGCTGGTGAAGTATATCGTATCTGTTAAGCTGGCTGAGTCCGAGGCACGTGTGAATGCTGCCGAGAAGAAGGCGCAGCGTGATAAGATTATGAAGATCGTGGCAAAGAAGAAGGACAAGGAGCTGGAAGACATGGATGTTGAGCAGCTGATGAAGAAGCTGGAAGAGCTGAACTGAGAAGGGAAGTATCAAAAATGAAAGTTGTTGAAAGCGCAAGCAATCTGTTCCTGTATGGCGACGATATGAAGGCGTATGACAAGATCCCGGCGGGTACCTATGATATCCACTGTTCTGAGATGACCGGTTTCTATCTGTCCCGCCGCCCTGATATGGTCATCAACGAAAAGGTGTATGGTGTCCAGAGTGGCAAGGTTGCTAAAGTGCTGAATTCGTTCAAAGCGTTCAACCGCAACTTGGGTGTCATCCTCAGCGGCAATAAAGGCATCGGTAAATCTCTGACCGCTAAGATGATTGCAATCGAGGCCATCAAACAGGGCTATCCTGTCATTCTGGCTAACCGCTATATCGGCGGTATCGCCAATTTCATTGAATCCATCAATCAGGAAGTTATGATCCTGTTTGACGAGTTTGATAAGACCTTCAAGTCCCGGGACAATGAAAATCCGCAGGATACGATGCTGAGTCTGTTTGATGGCACCAGCGCGGGCAAAAAGCTCTTCGTTGTCACCTGTAACCAGCTCAATGGCCTGAACGATTATCTGGTCAACCGTCCCGGTCGCTTCCACTATCACTTCCGCTTCGATTACCCGGGCGCCGACGAGGTCGAAACCTATCTCAAAGATAAGCTCGAAGAGAAGTATTACGATCAGATCCCAGCTGTGGTCGATTTTTCTGGCAAGATCGATCTGAACTACGACTGCTTGCGGTCTATTGCCTTTGAATTGAATCTGGGCACTCCATTCGCAGAGGCCATCAAGGATCTGAATATCATCAATATGAACGAGACCAGTTACAAGATCACTGTTCTATTCAAGGATGGTTACCGTACATCCTGCACCAAGCGTTTTGATATGTTCAATGGTGCACAGCGTATCTATTTTGAGATCAAGCTGAAGGATGGCTTCTGGCCTGATTGCTACATCAACACCGAGGATATCCAGTATAACCCCGCCAACGGCGAGCAGTTCATTGATGGCAAGAAGGTTGATGTGGTCAATCCGTATTCCAAGAACGTAGAGGATGAAAAAGATCGCTATGAAGCCTTTGAAAAGGATAATGGCGTGGCAAAGGTCATCATTTCTCGTGCTCGTGAAAGAGACATTCACTACATGGTCTAAGGAGGCTCAATATGGTCAAAGCAAATTATTATGAAATCAGTTCTTTCCCTGATGGCACTCCGCTGATTAAGAAGGATAAAGCTATCAATTATCTCAATGCGATCAATATCGTCTGGACGTTTGAATCCATGGCAGAGCTCCCCACAGTCATTATGATCGCAAAGGACGCAAAGGATAACGGGGCAGAAGTCGAGCTGTTTATGCCGTATATTCCGAACGCTCGTATGGATCGCGCTTATCACGATGAGGATGTGTTTACTCTCAAGTGGTTTGCCGATGAGATCAATCGGTGCGGATTTAACCGCGTTGTTGTATTTGATCCTCACAGCGATGTGGCTCCGGCTCTGATCGATCGTTGTGAAGTACACACTCCGATTCGTGAGATTTGTCAGGCAATCGAAAAAAGTAAGCCTGATGTGGTCTATTTCCCAGATGCCGGCGCAATGAAACGGTATGAGGAAACTGTTCACTGGGCACTCGATCGTGTCGGTTGTAAGGCTTATATCATTCACGGAGACAAGAAGCGTGACTGGAAGACCGGAAAGATTCTCGGCTTGGATGTCACCGGTTATCCTCCCAAGGGCGGCAAGGTTCTGATGATTGACGATATTTGTTCTTACGGTGGTACCATGTACTACTCAGCCAAAAAGCTGAAGGAACTAGGTGCTGGTGATATCGATATGTACGTCAGTCATTGCGAGAACAGCATTCTGGATAAGGAACGCGGTCATTTGTTTGACGACCCGGAGCTGATCCATACGATTTTCACGACTAACAGTATTTTTACTGGTCATCACGAAAAGATTCATGTGTTGGAACCCCGTTGGGACGAGGACTGATATGGATATTTGGGAACTAGATATCTCGTTTTATACCGATGGAGATTTTGGTTGGAATTTTGCCCCAATCGATATGAAGTGTGATCATTATCGAGAATCATATTCGCTGCATATTTATCGTGAAATCAATGAAAATCAAACTGAAGCATGTGTAAAAGATGAATTCTATTCAATCTTAGATTTCCTAATCGATAATGTCCATGGAAAGGACTATGCAGTTAAGTATGTAAAGGATTCTATCTATGATGCTTTCTGTGATGTTGGTGAGCGCAATTATCATAAAGAATTATCCGGGAATTATGATGGATCACATATTGATTTTAAAATTCATTCACCAAAGGATAAGCGCACTTTTAAAATCGAATGTACGGCTGATGAACTTGAAAAGATTTAAGACAGGTATCTTGGAGATTGTCATGAGATGGTAAAGAAACTTCTGGAGGACTGATATGCGGACATTTAAGGAAGTTGAAGTAGGAAGCCGATTCTTTGATTCATCGGACTACTATGCGACTTTGTATATCAAAATACCTCCTATTAAGGACAATTTTGGATTTGAATTCAATGCGCTATATGACGTGTATGTTGATGAAGCCCATCCGAATGTAAAACGTCCGGCATTTTTCAGGCCAGACGATCCAGTAAAGTAAAGGAGAGAATTTAAAATGATCAATATTAACCCTATGCTGCTGTGCGATTTCTACAAGACGACTCATAGTAAGCAGTTCCCGGCTGGCACTACTAAGCTTGTTAGTTATTTCACTCCGCGCATGAGCCGTCTGGATGGCGTGGATGAAGTCGTTGTGTTTGGTGTTCAGGCGTTCTGCAAGAATTATCTGCAGAATTATTTTAAACGTTGGTTTTTTGATTTCCCAAAGGAGTGGGTTGTCTCAAATTATCAGCGTGTCCTGGACGCAACCATTGGCAAGGACGCTTATGATATCGATAAGATTGCTGCCCTGCATGACCTGGGCTATCTTCCTGTCGAGATCAAAGCACTGCCCGAGGGTACTCGCTGCCCCATTCATGTACCGTTCCTTGAGATGAGCAATACGCATCCTGATTTCTCATGGGTTCCGCAGTTCCTCGAATCCTTTATGAGTTCTGAGCTGTGGCATCCGATGATTTCTGCGACGGTTGGTACTCTGTATCGTGATATCGTGGACAAGTATTACGATGAAACCGTCGAGGATGGTGTGCCTCATGCTCGTGCTCTGGGCGATTTCAGTTTCCGTGGTCAGGAGTGTATGCAGTCTGCTGTCAAATCCAGCGCTGGGTGGTGTCTGAGCTTTTTGAATACGGCCACTGTTCCTGCAATCCCGTATCTGGAAGAGATGTATCACTGTGATTGCACTAAGGAGCCGGTCGCGTTTGGCGCTGTTAGTACTGAGCATAGCGTCATGTGTTCCAACTTCGCAGTCGATGGCGATGAGATCACTTTCATCCGCCGGGCACTGACTGAGTTGTATCCCAATATGAGCTTCAGCATGGTATCTGATTCCTACGACTATTGGAATCTGGTCGATAATATCCTGCCGCAGCTCAAGGATGAAATTATGGCGCACAATGGCACGCTGCTGATTCGTGGCGATTCTGGCGATCCGGTCGAAATTGTTACGCAGACGGTCTATCATCTGTGGGATATCTTCGGTGGCACGGTCAACAGCAAGGGTTATAAGGTGCTCGACCCTCATGTAAAGGCTCTGTATGGCGACTCTATCACTGTGCAGCGCTGTGAAAAGATTTATGCCGAACTCAAAGCACATGGTTTCGCCTGCAACAATGTCAGTCTCGGCGTTGGCTCCTTCTCCATGCAGTGTATCGAGCAGAATGGTCAGTTGAAGCCGTTCACCCGTGATACTTTTGGTATGGCAGTCAAGGCAACTTATGGCGTGGTCAATGGCAAGGAGATTCAGATCTTCAAGGACCCCAAGACCGACACTGATCACTTTAAGAAGAGTCTGAAGGGTATGTGTTATGTCACTAAGGATGATTCTGGAAAGCTGGTTTGTACTGATGGCCTGATGGATCACGCCGCTCATTCCGACGGCAATCTGTTGCAGCCTGTATTCCGTAACGGTGCCATGATCAAAGAGTACAGCTTGAAAGAAGTTCGCGACCGGTTGTGGGGAGGGAAGTTCTGATGGCTGTTGTAATCAAAGAAGGCAACGTGTTTGATTCTGACGCAGATATTATTTGCCATCAGGTGAATTGTCGAAGCGTTATGGGGTCAGGTGTTGCCAAAGAAGTTCGAGAGCGTTATCCAGAAGTGTATTACGCATATTTGGATAGATGCTATAACGCAATTACGAACCACAACCACACTCTCTTGGGTACGGCTCAATTCGTAAAAGTGTCTGATAATCGTTGTATCGTTAATTGTTTTGCACAAGACAATTACGGATATGATGGAAAACAATACACCGATCTTGCTGCACTACAACACGCTTTCGCTACTGTCGCAACAAAAGCAAGAAGCAAGGGCTTCAAAGTAGCAATGCCATATAAAATTGGTTGCTGTCGTGGTGGGGCTGATTGGGATACGGTTAAGAAAATTATCGATACTACATTTCAAGGTGTCGACGTAGAACTATGGAAACTGGAGGAGAAGTAATATGCGTAAATATGAATTTGATGCAGCAAAGACAAAGGATGAAATCATTACGTGGATTCAGAATTATTTCCGCAAGAATGGTCCTGACTGCAATGCTGTGGTTGGTATTTCTGGTGGTAAGGATTCGAGTATCGTGGCTGCTTTATGCTGTGAAGCGCTGGGTAATGGTCGCGTGATCGGCGTTCTGATGCCGCAGGGGGTGCAGGACGACATTGATGTAGCGCGGGATCTGGTTAAGCATCTTGGAATCAAGTCGTTTGAGATCAATATTGCCGAGACTGTGAACACGCTGCTGGCCAAGGGACGAATTGCAGGTCTGTGTGATTCAAAGCAGGCTCGTGTAAATCTGCCGGCGCGAATCCGTATGGCGACCTTGTTCATGGTGTCTCAGAGTATGAATGGGCGAGTGGCCAACACTTGTAACGCTTCAGAAAATTTCGTCGGGTGGCAAACTGTTGGAGGGGATGGATTTGGTCAGTTCAGTCCTCTCAGTAAGCTGACTGTTACTGAAGTAAAAGCTGTTGGTCGTGAGTTGGGTCTTCCTGAAAAGTTTATCGAGAAAGCGCCGGCAGATGGACTGACTGGCAAAACCGACGAAGATAATTTCGGGTTTACTTATGAATTCCTTGACAAATATATCCGCACTGGCGAGTTTGGCGGTGATACTGCAACTGCAGCTAAGATCGATCGGATGCATGAGGCGAATTTGTTTAAGGATTTGCCGATGCCGATGTATGACCCGTCCTTGTTTAATTGGTGGGGCTAATGATTTGGATTGTACTGTTTTTAAGTATGATATGGCTTCATATTTATGATGATTATCATACACAAGGAATTCTGGCACAATTCAAGCAGAAAAAATGGTGGAAAGAAAACTGTCCACAGGATTTATATAAAAAAGATTGGTTGATTGCTCTATATGAACATGCTTTTCAATGGTCGTTCACTACGATGCTCCCACTGCTTGCATATTCTGTTTGGATATGGATGGAGTCAGGTTTGTATCATGGTTTGATTTGGTGGGTTGGATTACTTGTTATAAATACAGAGTTTCACGCTGAAATAGACAATGAAAAAGCAAACGAACTAACAATCAGTTTATTTACAGATCAGATTCTTCACATTCTTCAGATTGGAATTACAATTATACTTTTTATGGATGGAGTGAATTAAATGGAAAAGGAAAAAGTTGATATTTTGATTGTTGTCGATATGCAGAACGATTTTGTCACCGGTTCGCTGGGTACTCCAGAAGCTCAAGCTATTGTGCCAAAGGTCGTGGAGAAGATCAAAGGCTGGAATGGTAAGGTTCTGTATACCAGAGATACTCACCATGAAAACTATCTCGAAACTCAGGAAGGTAAACATCTCCCTGTAAAGCACTGTTTAGAGGAGACGTGGGGGTGGCAGTTGATCGATGAGGTTGACGCGACAATCACTGACGAGATGTGGGAATCTGACAATCCCATCTACGATAAAGAAGCATTCGGCTCTTATTATATGATGCAGGACTTACGAGAGACTCTTCTTTGGTATTCTGACGTGAAAATTAACTCAATCACACTGGTCGGACTTTGCACGGACATCTGTGTTATCTCCAATGCAATTATGCTGAAGAATGTGCTCCATGAGGTCCCCATCATTGTCGATGCAGCCTGTTGTGCTGGTGTTACTCCTGAGTCTCACAAGAATGCGCTGGCCGCTATGAAGATGTGTCAGATTGAAATTGTAAACGAGGAATAAAATGCATTACGTTAATGAAGATATTATTTTGAGTGATGATGGAGCAAAACGACTCCGGTATCTTCTAAGCCATCCGGATGTAGAGAACACGCAAAAGAAGTTAAAGGAGTGTATGGATTCTCTCGCTAAAATGAACTACCGGGAGAATGAAGACGGAACTTCTTCTTTTGATATTGACATTGACATTGAGGTGTAATCAATGGAAGAGATTATTATTTTCGGCTAATGTCCGAATGCTAGGTGATTGGCGGTACTAGGGTAGACATAACCGCTACCAGAATAAAATTGTAAAGGAGATTTGATTATGTGGACTCTTATTCAAACTGAATCCCACTGTGGATATAACAGAATTGGATATATTGACGGACACAATCCAGAATATGGAACTGTTATGGCAATGTATCGCATCGACAATTATGGCAAACTCGACTTCTATTACCAGTACGAAATGGATGATGATGTTGTGGCGAGTTTTGAATACTGGGCCAAAAGAGTTATTGGTGAACTCCGAACTAAAAAAGATACCGTCACGAAATGTGTGGATTGTGGTTATCTTGGAGATAAATACAGTTTTCCACTTCCCAATGACAAGATTGATGTCGATGATAAAAATCCGTTTCTAAAGCATTATTATTGCTGTTGCGGAGATTCTGAAAGATACGAGAAAGACGTTACGAACGAAATTGTATCTGACTGTGACTGTTTTGAGGAAATTTGATTATGTTTGTAATTGATGAAACGACTCCCAAGATTGCAATTCCTGACGGATATTTTGTGTGTCTACCAACTGGAGCTACGGACGATTATCCGGGTCTTGGCATCTTTTTCTCTAAAGACGGAAAAACAGTTGATTGGAATGACCTGATTTCAATCACTGAATACAATTCTACATTTAAAAATATCCAAACGGTTGGTTTTCAGCAGGGGCAGGAAAACTATGTCGCTGCTATTCGTTTTGAAGATGGAAACATTATTGAAGAATGAGGTGAAGCAAGGTGAACGCGGAAAACATCAAGAATGAAGCATATCAGCTGATTGATAAATATTTCATGCCAGCTAAAGCAATTATCGTAAAAGATTTTCTCAATACATACGGATTCTGGGACGCCCCGGCTTCTACCAAATATCACGGCAACCACCCCGGCGGCTTAGCTGAACACAGTCTGGCGGTTGCAAAAAATCTTTTGATGTTAACGGAGAAGCTTGGTTTGAAGTGGGATAATCCCGGGTCTCCGTTTATTGTTGGCCTGCTACACGATGTTTGTAAGATGGATCAATACAAGCTGATTGGTACAGAAAATGGATACCAGTACGTTTATGCGAACGATTCGATTTATAGTCATCACGGTGAAAAGTCTATCTGTATGTTGGCGAGTTGTGTTACCCTGACCAAAGAAGAGATTGCTTGTATTCGATGGCACATGGGAGCTTATGAAACCGATACAAACGAGTGGAAGTATTATGGCAATGCTATTGCGAAATATCCAAATGTGTTATGGACACATACGGCAGATATGATGGCAAGCCATATTGAAGGAGTATAAAAATGCTTGCATATGGAGAACTTAGCTGTCAAAGATGTGGAATTACGTGGTATGGGCCCAAATGTGGAATGAAATATTGCAAAGAGTGTCGACGAATTGTCAATAGAGAAAAGGTTGCTCGTTGTAATCAGAAAAAGCGGGCAGAAAAAGAATCCAAAGACAAAACTCGTGAAGCATTTCTGGATATTGTAAGAAAGGCCGACGCGGAAGGATTATCTTATGGACACTATTGTTTAAAGCATGGAATTTAAGGTGTAGTATGAAATATACGGTATATGCTTCTGCAATTAGATACTATGAGACTGTCATTGAGGCAGACTCAAAAGAAGAAGCGGAAAGAATCGCAAAAATCATGTATAACGAGAATGAAATGAACGATTATGAAGACGAATTGATGTCGATCGAAGTTGATGGAGAAAATGATGAATGACATTAATGATTTATATGATGTGATTCAGTCTGGACTAGCTCTTGCTGGACTGTCAATTATAGATTTCGATAAAGATGGAATGATTGTCCGCGACAAAATCAAAGACAATGATTATCGAATCAAAATTATAGAGGAGGCTAACTGATGAAGGTAAAAAGTACGACGGCAGATATTACATACGAAATGACTGAAGATCAAATTGAGGCAGCATATCGATATCAGGAATTCAAATATCGAGTTGAGGACGCAAAGGGCCACATTTACGACATGTTCAATTCATGCGATTGCGACGAAAAGGCGTTCAAAGAAGAGTATGGCGTTACTTACAGTGAAATTCTGGATTGCGCAGAAGATGTTGCGGAGCAGTTTTTAGACGATTATGATTGCAACATTCCAGAAAACGATGAGTTCGATTTTATCATCTGGGATAAGATGCGACAGCTTTGTAAGGCAAAAGAGGCTGTTGATGCCAAATAAATGGAGAAACGTGCGGCTTTCAGAGATTCAAGATCGACGAGTAAAGCTTACGAGCGAAAAGAAAACTGAAATTCTGCGCAAATATCAAACTGGTGGATATTCGCTTAGAAGTTTGGCTAGAGAATACAATGTGAGTCATAAAACAATCGCGTTGATTGTGAATCCAGAATCAAAAGCAAAAAACGATCAATACATAAAGGACCACTGGATGTTTTACGCTCTCGACTCAGAATCTCAAAGATTGGCACATCAGCGTACAGAAGAATATAAAAAACGATTATATCAAAAAGGAGAATTAAAGTAATGGGACAGCGATTAGTTATCACAGTTCATGCTTTTGACGAAGATATCGCTAAGATCTATTATCATTGGTCTGCATATACCACAAGTGCCCTTCAGGAGGCAAAAGACATCATCGATAACGTTGATTGGTTTAATTCTACTAGCAAGGACGAACTTATTCTTCGCATTACAAGACAGCTTGAGAAATGCGGTGGTGGAGTGAATATTCGCGACCGAGAAGCGTTCAAGAAAAAATACCCGAATGAAACATTTAAAGATAACATCAACAGAAATTATGGTTTGATTGCAATCACGGACGACGGTATAGAAGAATTAGAGCACTGGTCGCAAGGTGATCTAACCATCGATTTCGATACGGAAAAAGTCTACAATGATGTGATGTTTACATATGAATCTGATGAAGAATTTAAGCAAGATAGATTGGATGCTGGATTTGAAGATGACGATATTGATGTGAAAAACATCAAGCAGCTTTTATTTGATCCGACCGAAGTGCATTTCTTTGCGCTCGATTCAGCAATTGAGACGTTGGATGGTTTACAGTTCTGCCGCTACTTTGGTCAGATTTATGAGTTGATTATTTGAGGTGAATTATGACACACGAATGGGTGGAACAGAAAAATAAAGAATATCATGAACAGTTTAAAGATTATCCACAGGCATTGGTAGATGAATGGAATCGAATTCCTGAATGGGCTAAGAGCGCCATTGATCGTCGTATTGCTGATGTCGAAATAAAACTGTTTGAGGCGCTTGCAAAGCTTAACGAGGAACCAGACAGTTTCGATGTACATAGATTGGTCACAGAAACGGATAGCGATTCCTTTTTTGTGAAATGGTATATTAACCATGATATCGAAAAGGGCGCAGATTCCGATGAAGCGCTGAAGAAAATCTCGAAGGAATTTGAAAAACTGCGAGATATGGCAGAAAAATATGAAGAATTCTTAGAATATAAAGATCGTTATCTTGAAGCAGAAGATCGTATTATGGAGTTTGATGGGGATATTATCATTACAGATCCATGTTATCTGTCTCATAATATGTCAAATGACGAGCGGAGAAAATTTGAATGTTGCGATATCGGCAGTCATGGCATTATTGGAATAGAGTCCAATACTTACTACGGTGATTGGCGTTGTACTACATTCGTGCCCGAAACGAATGTTAAACTGGGCGGATTCTGCGCAGATGCCGGTATGGTATGTGTGGCTGATTTAGTCTCCGTCTTAAAGTTTAATCCAAAATACAATGATCATCTTGAAAAGCCTTGGTGTGCAACTTGGATCAAAAATTTCAAAGGTGTTGTTCGTATCGCCATTGATGAAAACAAAGAGCGCTGGCCAGCTTATATCGTTCATGTGGTAGGGCATGGTGTCAATAAAGAAACAGGAGAGACGATCGAATTTGATACGGTGCAAACAGGGTTATGATGAACTATATTTTGTTATTTCAATTTATTGATTTTTGCCTTGATTGGGCATGGTTAATTGTTCCGATATGGGCATTTTGTTTTATTGCTGTGATGTTAATAATCTAAAGCGTAAAGAGGTGGTAAAATGACACGAGAAGAATTACAACGTATCATTGATAGCGAACCCTATGATTTTCTACGTACTGATCCTCACCTTGGCAAGCATTTGATGTTTCTGACCATTGGCGGCAGCCATGCTTATGGAACGAATGTAGCAGGATCAGATGTTGATATTCGCGGTGTCGCTTTGAACTCCAAAGAGGATCTACTCGGGTTGGGTGAGTTTGAACATCGTGTAGATACGATGACGGATACAACGGTATTTAGCTTCAACAAGGCTGCGAAGTTATTGTGTAGCGGGAATCCAAACATGCTGGAACAGTTTGGTAATCCAGACGAGCTTGTTATCACTTACAGCCCGACCGCAAAGCTGTTGTTCGATAATAAGAATTTGTTTCTATCAAAGCGTGTGATTTATTCATTTGGTGGATTTGCAGGGAAGTTAATTAAAGAAGCAGATGCTAAATGGCGTGCGTACCTGTATGAAGTTGAAGTATCTGGCGTGAATCCAAATGTTAAACCGTATATTCCATGTGGAGAAAAACGTTTCAATAAGATCGTAATGAATGTGATTCGCTTATATCATATGTTGTTTGACATCTTAGAAAAAGGTGAGATCAACACTTATCGTGGGGCTGAGCACGATATTTTGATGCAGATTCGAAACGGGGACTACGACTACGAAGAGTTGCGCAAGCATACGATTCCTATTTATGAGGCAAGACTGCAGGCAGACAAGAAAGAAACAGAGCTGCCTGACCGAGTTGATATGAAACAGGTCAATGAGTTAGCCGTGACTATCAATGAGCAGGCGCTAAAGGTGGTGTAAAATGAAAATTGAAGACTATTCGCCAGATGAATTGGCTGAAATTTTTAAGGAAGAATTAGATCGTCTTGGCATCCCATATCATTATGATCTGGACGTGGAATCGAAATTTGAACCCTTAATGCCTGATGAGCCGGTTTTGAAAGTGTAATTTATTGTACTATTAGGATGATATAATTATAAGGAAGGAGTGCGCCCTCTTAAAGTGAGGGTGTAAAAATTGAATATGTTGAAGCTGTCAGTGTCGAACGCAAACAGCAAGATGGGTAATGTTAAATCCATCTCTATGCCACGAGTGGTTACTTGTGCGCCTGACGTGCCTTGTGCGAAGACGTGCTATGTTAGTCATTTCGATTGGCGACGAACGGTACAAAACGCATATGAAAACAACCTGAATCTTTGGTTGACAGACCCTGACAGCTTCGAACAGCAAGCAATTGCTGCAGCTTACGGGTCTTTTTATTTTAGGTGGCATGTCAGTGGAGACATTATCAGTCAGGATTATCTTGCGATGATGTGCCGCGTCGCTCGTAAGTTGCCGCATACTCACTTCCTGGCGTTCACAAAACAGTATAAAATCGTTAACCAGTATTTGGCAGCGAAAAAGAAAATTCCCAAAAATTTACATATTTTATTTTCAGAATGGCCGGGTTATAATATGGATAACACCTATAATTTACCAGTTGCTTATGTATCGTTCAAAAATGGAGTTTGCGATGCACCGGCAGACGCAAACGAATGTGGCGGTCATTGTGAAGATTGCGCATATGCCGGCAAGAACTGTTGGGTGTTGAAAAAGGGGCAGTCTGTAGTACTGCGGGAGCATTAATCTGCAGACCCCTATTATAATAAGGTAGGAGGATGCGCATGAACTGTGTTATTACAAACGGTGCGTGCTACATTAAAAGAAACAGCGAGAACTTATTGGTCGCAACGGATAGCCTTGGAGACGCATTTCTGTTTCCGGCTGAAAAAGCACAAGCGACAATCACATGTCTACCAAAGGCATTACAGGACAAAGGATTCAAAGTAAAAAGTGTCTCAGAGATTCTTGGACGTATAGAATCGACCGTGATGGCCGAGGTTGGAAGAGCTGAACAGGAGCAGTATGATGCCGGCGTTCCCATCAAAGAAGGGGAGACATTACATAATCTGAAGCAGGCACTGTTGATTGTAGACGAGACTCTTGGATCGATTCAGTCATTATATGTTGATGCTTGTAAAGAGCTAAATGATGTAAGCCTCGAAATTATTGATCTTCAGCATGCCATTGAATTCGCAAAGGCGAATGCGGTTAGAAAGTGCTATCTTGAAACAGAATTGCAAAAAGCGTTGCTTAAACGACGAGAATGCAAAGATGTAAAAGTACTTATCGAGTGTGTTATGGAGTTTGACAGAGGAGATTGGGGCACAGGAAAACTGCAAAAAGTTTTTGATCGGTCTGAAAAACGGTCTTATATGCCGCGTATCCGTAATGATTTGTTTGAATAAAAAAATATAAAGGAGTCTTATCATGAGTGGAGCTATTTCGTTTTTCCTTGGGTTGTTCGGTCTTGGTGCGGCTGGTGCAGTCAGCGCGGGACAGAACGCAAAAATCAAGAAGGCAGATTATCAGTATGGCGAAGAGCATGGCCTTCATGGCACCTCTGAGGTTCTGCAAATGCGGGAGCGAGTGCGTAAAGAATGGTGGAGCATCTGCGGCAAAACCTACAACGCATGTGAGCGGCCTGCATCGAGTTACGGCGACCTCAGC